ATGAAATTAAAGAGAAATAAATTCATTAAACCATTTTCAACATTAGAAGTAGAAAGACCGTGGGGGCACTATGGATTATATGCTGATAATGTTAAAAGTACAACAAAAGTATTATATGTAAAACCGAAGCAATCATTATCTCTCCAATTTCATTTTAAAAGATATCAGTTATATTTAATATTAGATAATGATTTTATAATAAAGTATAGCAAAAAGCCTGTTTCTAAAAAAATACTTAATATGCCAGATGTAGAACCTAAATTTAAATTACTTGAGGAATTTTTAAATAATAATTTAATTACAATAAAAGCAAAAAAAGGAGACATTTTTGGATTTAAAAAACATGTTGTACACAGAGCAATTTATAATGGGAATAAAAAATATGGAATGATATTGGACGTTGCATTAGGAGTAGAAGATGGAGATGAGAATGATGAAAACGATATAGTTAGACTTAAAGATGATTATGGTAGAAGCAATTATTTCTAGATACATGGAAAACTTAATGAGTTATTTAGTATATAAGGCAACAAATATAATTAATGGAAAATGTTACATAGGCAAAACATCACTATCATTAAACAAAAGGAGAGTGCAACATAACCATTTAGCTAGAAAAAAGACATCTAGAAATCACAGTTACATACACAAAGCTATAGCTAAGTATGGTGAAGATAACTTCAGTTGGGAAATTCTTCATAAAGTCAAATCTGTTGATGATGCAAATATGCTAGAAACAAAAGAAATCAATACAAAAAATCTTTGTATCAAACTTTGTCGTAAAAAATGCGATAAAGGTTTATGATTAATATACAAAGAAGTATTGATTACTCCCCTTTTAATTAGAAAACTTTCCTTAAAATTACTCAAAATACATTTATATTTTAATATAAATTATTCAATAGAGATAAATTATGCCTAGAAAAAAGATAGTCATAGGAGATGGTATACCCTCTCCAAGTAGTGAACATCAAGTACAGAAAACAATATTCTTGGTAAGAAGTGGCACTACAGCAACTTCTTACGAATATGATTTTATGGATGGTAGTCTCACCTATTTTGAGACTACAATAACACAATCATTTGAGTATTTATTAGTTGATAATATTGGAGATGGTTCAGTAAGAATAGCATTTAACAAAAAGGGTATGGATTTATCAAGTTCTATAGATGGAGCTAAAACCCTCAAAGCAGGAGATGTTTTATATATTCAAGATTCGGTTAGACAGATTGGCATATACTTTATTGAAGACTCTATTGTTGAATTAGCATTAATGTCAAAATAGGAAAATAATGGGATTTAGAGAACCTAAAATTCTTCTTGAACGAAAAAGAGGACAACAAACCCCTACTAGTACAGGTATTACTTTTGAAGATGAAGGAGTTGTAATAGGTACGGGCATTACAACCGTCAACATTGTTGGGACAGGTCATAATGCAATGAAAACAGGTCCTAATGAGGTTACAATATTTGCTCCAGAAGTAGACTTCGTTTCTCATTTTAATACAAGTGATGGTAATAACAATTGCTCTGTGGGTAGTATATCAACTACAAATAGGTATATATCAAATCCAGCATCTGAAGGAACTCCTTTTAGTAAAGGAGATTGGGTGGCTGGAACACTTCATCCTGCAACGCAATCAACGACTTGGAGTTATACAACAACAAATCAATGTCTTTTTGATAGTTTAACTTCCACCTTAGAGGTGAATGTTTATGATGCTGATGAGATTACAAAAGTAGCTACTAAAACAACTCCGGCAATAACAGGAAATTATGATGATACTTCAGATAACATTAGAATACAAGTAACTTCCTGGGATACGGATTATATCAAGTATAAAGGTATTGTTACTATAACAATATCTATAAGTTTAATAATATCAAGTGGTGGAAGAATTACGGTAGAAATGATTCATCATAATGACATTGATTATACCAAAACACAAACAGCTACTTTTTATGATCCTAATCCAACTATTGCAACATTGTCCGGTGTTACTATAGTAGAAACTGCTGGAAGTGTTGTAACAAGATTTTTGTCTGGCGTTGAGTATTATACAACTGGAAGTCAATTTACGGTTGATATTACTGATATTGATAATTTAAATTATCATACATATCCTCTTAATCAAGTAGATATTGAAGGTAGTGAATATGGATTACCAACATTAGATTTATCTGGCTCGGATTTAACTGGATGGACTTATGCATATGATGATGCAAACGATTCTTATAATAAGACGAATTGGGCTATTAATGCATCCAATTTTTGTTCTGTAACAACAACTGCAAATATAAATGCAAGACCTATAGATTGGACAAATGGTTCATGGGTTCCATCTAGCAATGCAAACATACTTGTAAATACAAGAACAAATTCTAGTACCAGATTAATAGAAAGATTTGATTATGAAGATTGGAGATGTCCTTCTACAGCAAACTTTGATTCGGGCGGTGCGAAATCCTGGGATTCTACTGTTGATGTGGGGATAATGGATGCCGTTTTTAGATGTGGTGGATGTGAGAGAAATACTACAGATTTTACGATATATTCCCCAAACCTAACAAGTCAACCAGATTACTCTGGTTCTTATATGAATACTGAAGTATTCTTATGGAGACAGTTTGAACACGATGGTACAGCAAGTGCTAATTTTAGAATAAATATAGTTGGAAGTTATAACTCACTTGAGATGAAACTTGCAAAAGCTTGGGATGGAACTAGCGGTGGAGGAACTGTTTGGATAGATTGTTTAGATGATTATAACGCAAGTGATTGGAATAACGGAAACCCTGTCTCTGGTGGGTGTAGAGTGGGATCTGGTTCTGGGTATATTGATTGCACTTTTGGGACAAACAATATTGTAAACTGTTCTGATACAGTATACATTAGAGTTGGATTTACTGGAAGTGAGAGAATAACAAGTTTTAGTATTACTTTTAATTAGGAGATTTTTATGAATTTTAGAAACATAAAAAACATTAAAAATCTTATTAAGATAGCAGATACTGGAAAAGATGTTATAGATGTTGATGTAGAAGAATTTCCAGAAAGTCTACAAAATGTTGTGAATAAAAATTTAGATGCTGAAATAGATAATGGTATATTAGATATTATATATAAATTAAATGAAAAAGGTTATCCTACATTAGTCTCTTGTTCTGGCTTAAATGAAGATCATTTAGATAAACCAAAGGATGAAATGGGTCAACCTTATGTCGGAATAGATGCTCGTGAATTAGAGGAAGAGGACATTGTAGCTATGGAAAGATTAGTAGCAAATTTAGATCATTTCTTTACTGTACGAGATTATTTATTTAGTAAACCAGCACTCATTGTTAGATATTGGGAAGAAAGCCGTAATCAGGAACTTCTTAAAAACAGTTGGCTGGCTTTCTCTTATGAAATAGAATCTTTATAAAGGACAATAATATGATATTTGATGAACCTATAAAAGTTAATAAAAAATCAGATAACGAATTCACTATAAGTATAGCTACTTCAGATTCAACACTAATAGTAAAGACTCTTTCTAAAAAGAGTTTGGAACAACTATATATTGATCTAGAGGAAGTTTTAGAGGAAAAATAATCAATGGCTTTTTCTGATTCAGAAAAACTATCAATTGTTAGTAAATTAACTCAACAAATAGAAAGTACCACAGACAGCAAATACTGGTTCAACGAATTATTTGGATGGGCACCTATTACTCCGCTTAATAAAATTTGGCAGAGCTTTAATGATATACCTCCAGCTACAAATCCTTCTGAAGCTGACACAAATGTAACTAATAATCCCACCATATTAGAAAAAAGAAAAATAAGGCTTACTGCTGATGTTACAAGTAATTATGGTGCTTATGTTGCTAGAACAACATATAATGATAATTCTAGTCCGATATACGAAAACTGGATTCAACCAGCTTTAATAAGAGATGGTGGTGATCCATCTAATGGTTATGTGGCAAAATTATTTCATGGTGATCCAGATTCTGGTGGAACAGAAATATCAACAATTTATCATGCTGGAACTGGAGGTGCTCCGTGTTGGGCATATAGTTACACTTCTGGAATATTGTTCATTTCTGGAGATGAGGCAAATCATTTTAAAACAACTTTTTATGATATAAATGGTTTGTGGATATATGGTTATAGATATATTGGTGCTACTGGAATAGTCTCTTCTACAGGTGATGCTGAATGGTATGTTGAAAAATTTCCGGTAACACAAGCAATAACCTCAACGGGTCAGGTTGATTTAACCTATACTCCAATAAACAATTCAGAAACTGTTAAATTGAATGGATTAGATTTAGTTAATGATGTTTCTTGGGATTACACTATTAGTGGAACATTGATAACTTTTGGTAATGATTTAGAGTTAACGGTAGGCGATTATTTAGTAGTTAAGTACGAAAAAACAGTCTAGTATTACTGCACTTGCCTTAAAATCCAGTAAAATCTTTTTATTATTTAAGATTGAATAAGAAAAAATTTGTGTTAATATATGAAACCAATTCATACATTAATACAGACAAATTAAATTAATATAAGATGAGATGACCTATATGAACTAAAAAATTTAGATAAATTTTTTATAGGAGATAAAATTATGGCGAGTACGAAAATCAGGGGTAACACCCAGATAATGGATTATACTGTAGATGTAGGTCGTCTCGAACAAGATTTTCTCAATGGTTCAGATTGGGATATTACAAATGGAAATCAAGACGCACTCATAACTGGTATAAAATTACAGCCCTCTAATGATTCAGATGTAGCGTCAAAATGGTATGTCGATCAGCAAGCAGCTTGGGGAATTGAGTGGAAAGAATCTGTACAGTTTACTACTTCTACTGGAGGTGTAGGTACATACAACGCCTCTGGAGGTGGTAACAGTACTGGGTCATTCACGGATGTTGACTTTACTGGAGCTTCTGTTTTTGATTTAGGAGGACATACAGTTGCTGTTGACGATAGAGTACTTGTTAAAGACCAGGCTGATGAGAAACAGAATGGTATATACATAGTAACCAGTACTGGTGCTGCTGGAGGAATGGTAAGAGCTGATGACCAAGACGGTCAACCTTCTTCTGAAGTTTCTATAGGTAATGCTACTTTTGTTGAGAATGGATATGATCACGAAAGTACGCATTGGGTAGTAACCAAGCCTTCTGGATATAGTGGAGACGGAGAACTTACTCTTAATACCCACGATATTCCTTGGGCACAATTTTCTGGTGTTGGAACATACATTGGCGGTGATGGTATTGATATAACTGGTATGACAATATCAGTTAATGTTGATAACGATACTATTGAAATATCTAGTGATACCCTACAAGTTAAGGCTGATGGGATAGATGAAACTCATATCGATTGGGGTTCAGGAGCAAATCAAGTAGATGCTACAAGCGTACCATTAGATACTGGTGGAACATACGGCGGTTCTGCAACAAATGTTCAGGATGCATTAGAAGAAATTGAAGCAAGTATTCCTGTTGTGAATTATCCAAATGACTTTGGAACAGTTGCTGTACCTAATGGTTCTAATGCTGTTTCAGATCAACAAGGAGACACACTAACACTTCAAACTTCAAGTGGAGCATTAACAATTACTGGTCTTGCTGGTGATACAATTGATTTTGACGTATCTGTTGACGGAATTAAAGATACTCACATCGATTGGGGTACTGGTGCTGGACAAGTAAGTGCTGTTGATGTTCCTATAGTGGATTCTGGTGGTTATTATACCGCAACAGAAGTAGAAGGAGCATTACAAGAACTTGGTATTGGTCTTGCAGGAACATACACATTCCGAACAATAGCAACTGATTTTGGAACAAATCCTGAAGCAGATAGTAATACTGATACCCTCACTCTACAAAGCAGTAGTGGTGTAATAGTAATTACTGGTGATGCGACAGCAGATAGTGTAGATTTCGATATTGCTACTGATGGAATCAAAGATTATCATATCGATTGGGGTACTGGTGCTGATCAAGTTAGTGCTGGTGATGTGCCAACAGATACTACCAATTTTGATGGTATTTTAAGTGCTGGTGATTCTGACATACAAACAGCATTAGAAACAATTGATGATCACGACCACAGTGGAACTTACGCAACTACAGCATTCACCACAATTGATGTTCCTACTGGAACAGATCCAGTAGCTGATTCAATTTCTGATACTCTAGTATTAGCAAGTGGTGGTCCTATTACTATCACAGGTTCTGACCCAGACACAATTACTTTCGATATCGGTGCTGATGGTATTAATGATACCCATATTGATTGGGGTCTTGGTGCAAATCAAGTTAATGCTGATGATGTGCCTATAATAGATGTTGGTGGATACTTTACATCTACTGGTGTTGAGGGTGCATTACAAGAACTTGCTGCTTCTACTCCTGGAATTGGTTATACAGAAGTTTGGGGAGAAAACCCAGCAGTTACTCATAACAATGCAAATGTTACTTTAGCTAATACGCCAACAAGTAACAGCGAAGTTAGAGTATACTTAAATGGATTAAGACAAGTTGAAGGTGCTGGTGCTGATTATACAATCAGTGGAACAACTATTACCTTTAGTAGTCCTCTTCTCAACACACCTGGTCAGGAAGATGAGGTCATCTGCGACTATCGTTATTAATAAAATAATAATTATAGGCGTAGATTATGTAATTTAGTTTTAATATTAACGGGGGACAGTGATTAGTATCATTGATTTTATTTAGATAAAATCTAACCCCGAAAATATTTTTATAATTAATTTATTATGGAAATCTATGGTTTAATATATAAGGCTACTAATTTATTGAATAATAAAATTTATATAGGTCAAACTAGACAAAAGTTATATGAGCGAAAATCTAAACATAAAAGAAATGCTCTTAAATCCAAAAGAAACACATATTTTTATAATGCTATTAGAAAGTATGGGTGGAGAAATTTCAAATGGGAGATACTAGGTTATACTTACTCTAAAGAAGAACTAATTAAATGTGAGATAGAGGGTATAAAATTTTATAATAGTAATAATAAAATATATGGATATAATTCTACTAAAGGTGGAGAAGGGTTACAAGAACCATCTGAAGAGGTTATAGAGAAGTTAAAGAAAAGCGGTAAAAAATCTAAAGGTAGAATTCCATCAAAAGAAACAAGGAATAAAATAAGTTTAGGATTATATAATTATTATACTAGTAATGAGGGACCCAATAAAGATAGAAAATTTTCAAAAGAATCTAAACTTAATATGAGTAATGCTCAAAAAAGAATATGGAGTAATAAAACTTATAGAAATACTATGCTCAAAAAACGTAAGGAAGCTTGGACAGAAGATAGATTGAAAAAAAGTTCTGATAATATGTATAATAGATGGAGAAGGGGTGATTTTGAAAACAGAGATTTCTGTGGCGGTAAAAATCCTACAGCAAAAAAAGTTATGATTAATAATATTGTATATGATTGTATAAAAGACGCAGCTATAGATATAGGTATAAAGCCTGCTACTTTATATGGTAGATTTAGAAGATATGAAGAAAAGGGCGAATTTCCAAATGGTTGGAAAATATTGTAAAAGCCAAGCCCTTTTTTTAAAGGGTTTTAGATGAAAAAGATTATAACATTTTTAATTTCTATTCTTATACTCTCTTGTTCGTCTGTTAAGAAAAAGAAGTATGACTCGGAGACTATACGAATATTCAGAGGGGAGAAATGTGTTCGTACCCTACCACTTAAAAATTTAGTATACACACTTCAAATGGCAAACCTAATGATTATGATTCGTGATGCTGAGTTGAGTGGTAGAATAAGAGTTTATCAGAGTATTGACAGTAATACTGTGTTTCGTGTAGTCTGGTATGATGAGAAGTTTAGAGAAGTACATGATTTGTTTTTACACATACAGGTTGATACTAAGGATAATAATAAAACGCAACAAGGTAAACTTTTGTTGTTAGAGGAATAAATGAGTCATATTAGTAACATGAATAAAAAGTGTAAATATTGTAATACTTCAGATAATCTAAAGGAAGACAAAAATGGTAGAGTTTATTCCATTTGTGTTTCTTGTTTTCCAATGCACAATAAATTAGTACAGGAAAAGGCAAGGAAGTCTAAAATAGAAAAATATGGGAGTTTAAGTTATAATAATAAGGAGAAGAGAAAGAGAACAACATTAGAAAAGTATGGAGTTGAAAATATATCTCAATTAGAGGAAATAAAAGATAAAAAACGAGAGACGTGTTTAAGGAATCATGGTGTTACAACTGGATTTTTTACAGATAATGCTATAAATAGTGTTAAGAGTAAATATGGTGTTGATAATGTATTCCAATCTGAAGAAGTTAAAACTACTATAAGAAAATCACTAATTAAAAACTATGGCGTTACCCACCCAATGCAATCGAAAGTAATTAAAGACAAACACGCTAAAACTTGCAAAGACAGATACGGGGTAACTAATGTCTTTCAATCAAAAGAAATTAAAGATAAAATAAAAACAACTATGATAGATAAATATGGAGTGGAGAATCCATCTCAAAACGAAAATATAAAATTAAAGAAAAGAGAATCTTATATAAATAATTATGGTGTAGATAACCCATTAAAATGTGAAGAGATAAAAGAGAAAGTTAAAGCTACAAATAATAGAAGATATGGTGGAGACACTCCAATGTCTTCAAAAGAAATTAGGCGAAAAGTAATACAAACTACAAAAATGAAATATGGTAAATGGATGCATTATGCACCAAGATTTTCAATTGAATCACAAGAACTTTTTAATAGTTTAGAAGAGTACTTAAATGATTATACTGTTTATTATTCAACAAATGGAGTAAATGAAGAAAATAATGAATATATTGTTCCTGTTAATAGTAAACATGGATTTAGATATTTAGACTTTTATGTAGAAGAACTTAACAAAATAATTGAATTTGACGAAGAGTATCACATTAAAGAATCTCAACAAACTAAAGATTATATAAGAGAAGTTGAAATAAAAGATTCCTTACAAGGGGTAAAGATATATAGAATTACAAAAAAACATTATTTAACTAATAAGGAAAAATCTATATTTGAATGTATGGAATTTCTTTTGGGAGATAAAAGAATTGTCTAGAAGTAAAATCAGGGGAGACCGTCAAATTATGGACGAGACCGTTACTGGTACTCAAGTCCAAGATGATTCTTTAGAAACTGAAGATATAAAAGATGGTACAATAGGTCGTTCAGATATAAATATAACTTCTTCTACAGGAGAGGCATTAGTTACAAATATAATAGCTGGAGATGATATATCAATAGAATGGACGGGTGGTACAGAAGGTACTGGGGCAGTAACAATAAATTTTAATTCGAGTACTGGTGGTATAACAGCCAGTCAGCATAGGTCACTTGACCAATTAGTACATAATATAGCAGAAGACAGCTACTGTGAAATAGAAAGGATTGGAGGAAGAATTTCTTCTGTTATATATTACACCGATTCTGGTAAAAGCACTAAAATTAGAAGTGTTGAGTACACTAGAACAAGTGGAAGAATAAGTCAAATAGTTTATAAACAATATGATGATGATGGTAATGTAATAATTGGAGAAACTCTTACTGGTACAATAACAAGGACAAGTGGGAGAACTTCTTCAATAGAATGGGTTAGAACTTAAATAATAATATAGGAGGTATTAAAATGCCAAATAGAGATAAAACAGGACCGAGAGGAAAAGGACCAATGACTGGTGGAGGACTTGGTGGTTGTTCCAAAGAAGATATGAAAACATTTAAGGATATGGGCTATTTTGATAAAGGACCAAAAATACCTAATAGACCATTCGATGGTAGAGGACAAGGAAAAGGTCCAGGATTGGGAATAGGTCGAAATAACAGTAAACGAGGAAGATAAATGACAACAAAAAAAGAACCTTGGTGGAAAGCTAATATATTTAGTATAATATCACTTATTATTGTTGTTGCTGGTGGTTTTGCTTATGGTGTGAGGATGACTTATAAGATGGAGCAGTCCTTTAAGGATGTTGAACAACTTAAAAAAGATATTGTTTCAATAAAATCTCTGGGTACTGTTAAAGATATGCAAAAACATATCAATGATGAAATTTTTAAAATTAAAACTTCTCTTTATAAAGAGATTGAAAAAATTGAAATTTTATTTAAAGAGAAATTTAGAAATTCAGAAAAGAGAGAACAAGAATTTAGACAAGATATTAAGGAACTACAAAGATCTCTTTATAGAATAAAAAGGAGTAATAGATAATGTTTGAAAGTAATATATTTAGGACAATGATACTTATATTTGTTCTAGGTATTTTGTTTATGCTTGTATACACTTTGGTTTTTTCTGACGAGGTTAATGGACGTAACAAAGGTTATACAGCTTGTTATGTTTGTGAAGATGGAACTTTTGTAAAATACAAAGGCGAAGATTCTTATTTTAAGAGACGAGAAGCTATGAGACGATATGACTGTAAAGTTGTAAAAAGAGTTTGGGAATGCGATACAGATAGAATTGTTAAAGACAAACGATGGAAATATTGGCAAAAAGCTTTATAGAATAAGGAATGTGAATGACTGCAACATTAATAATATTATTGATTTTATTTTTTAGTTCTTTTGGCATTAAAATATTTACTAAGATAAAACCAGTTCCAATACTTGAGAATATGATTACTCCTTTTGTTGTAGGAGTACTTCTTGTTATTGCTATATTACATATGATAACACATCCAACTGTTTTTATGTTTTGCATAATGTTGGGACTTCTTTTTTCTTTAATAGGAGATATGTTCTTACTATCTAAGTCTCTATTGGAGGGTGGAGTTTTCTTTATAATAACACATATATGCTACGTAATAGCTTTCATACTTCTTTTACAATGGAATTTTAAAGTCATATTTGTACTTATTATTTTACTTGGAATTTTAGTATTAATATATCAAAAAATATATCCAAAGTTATTAACTCTACAAGAGAAAATAGGCATAGCAGTATATATGGTTACTATTAGTATTATGACATCTTTAGCTATAGATATATATTATGGTTCTATGAAAGCAACAGGATTATTTATTGGAATAGGTGCATTATTATTTTGGATTTCTGACTTAATTATAATAATAGATAAATATATAAAAACAATTAAATATGAGGGAGTTGTGGTATGGAGTACATATGCTATCGGACAATTTTTGATAGTGTATTCAATCATACTAATTTAAATTTATGACACCAGTAGTAGAAGTAGAAGCCATACTAATAAACTCATCAACAGGAGATGTTCTTCTTGTAGATACATCTTCTGGATCACTTGCTATTCGTATAGTCGGTTCTGAGGGACTTGGTGTAACCACAAAAGATGAATCAGAAGAATATGGAGAAGGTGTTCGCTCATTAGATTGTAATATTAAAAGCGGTATTGTTCAAGTTAAACTCACAGGTGAGAATCTCAGATACGAGGAGATGACGAAAGATCAAAATCTCACTAATGGTTCTTATGATACTATTTATAATATATCAACATCTACTAGACCACAAAAAATCATCTGGGCAAGATGTGTTTTTGATAATAATAATATAAACATAAAAGTAACTGTTGATGATAATTTAATAATGGATGGTTTTTATTTAGATGAACTTTACAGAGACTATGAACTTGATACAAGTATTCCAGGAGTAGCTGACCTTGATTTTATTCATACAGAAAGTCAGGGCAAGGTACTTGTTCTAACATTTCCAGGTGGTATGGAATTTACAGATTATTTTAAAATAGAAGCACAAGCCAATCAAACAAACCTAACTCTTGAAAGAGGTATGGTTGTAAGGTCAGAGGGATAATATGGCAGCGTCAGGAAGTATAGTACAATCGATAGAAATACCAAAATGGTTAGATTTAAAAGCTATAATAGATGCAAATCCTAAATTTGGATACGACCACGCTCTTAAAAGTGATGTTAGCGATCTTACTGTTCGTGTAAGGCAATCTAACGAATTTACTTATTATACAATAATAAAATATGGCACTGCTGATTATGATGACTATATAAATAATTATGCTGATGGAGCATCTAGGGGTGTGGATAGTGCTATATCTGTTACAACCACGTTTTCAGATAGTTTTAACCTTGATGCTTTCTCACGATTAAGAACTGGCAATCCTCATTCATTATTTGATTCAACACAAATTTTTAATGACCAACCATTATTTTGGAATAACGTACTTACTGGTGGAGGAACAGCTACTTATCGAAGTAACGAGGCTTCTACAAGATTGGAATGTACAACTGCAAATGGTGATAAAGTAATCCGACAAACTAAAGAGTATTTTAATTATCAGCCAGGTAAATGCAGATTAGCTTCTGATTATATACCATTGGCTGATGGTAGAAGAATACAAGCTAAAGATTTAGTTGATACAGAGTTTAAACTTTTAACTGTTAGAGATGGAAAAAGAATAGAAGTAGATGCTATAGCAGAATGGAATGCTTATGAACCTATATATAAAATAAAAACTAAATCTGGAAATGAATTATGTGGTAATGCTCAACATCCACTGTGGGTAGGAAAAAAATATTATAAAACTTTTTGGAAAAAAGGAAATAAACCACACTTCAATATTAAGGAATGGACTAATCTTGAAAATATTAAAATAGGAGATTTTGTTGCTATAGCTGATACATTACCAATTTTTGGAACTAATAATAATTTAACAGAATCAGATGCTAAAATTTTAGCTTATCTTATAGGAGATGGTGGAATATCTGCACATCATGTAACATTTAGTCAAAACAAAGGAAGCCAATTAGACGAATTTGAGTCTTTAGTAGGACAATATGATTGTGTGTTGAAAAAGAAGAAAGGCGATAGTAATTCTTATCATGTAGTTTATAAAAATGGAAGTAGAAAGGGAAAAAATGGAATTACTAAACTTTTACGAAAAGTTGAATTATTGGGGAAATCTTCCGCATATAAATTTATTCCAAATGATATATTTGAATCTCCAAAAGAAATTATAACTACGTTTCTTTCTCGATTGTATTCTACTGATGGATGGGCGTTTAAAGATGAGATTGGGTATTGTTCTATTTCAGAACAACTCGTGAAAGATATAAAGGAACTTTTACTAAAGTTTGGAATACATGGAAACATACATTCAAAAATTCCTAAATGTAATGGTAAAGAATGTAGCAGAGCTTATATACTATCATTACATTCAAAAAAAGATATAGAATTATTCTATAAAGAGATTGGAATTTACGGAAAAGAAGAAGATGTAGAAAAAGTCTATAATAAAATTAAAAATAGAAAAGAAAGTACTAAATTCAAATATTTATTTAAAAATATACAAGATAGTTTAAGATGGGATATCGTTGAGTCTATAGAAATTATTGGATATCAATGGACTGTTGCTATAGGTGTACCTGATGGTAATACGTATTTAACATCATTTTATGAACATAATTCTCTCAGAATTGCCATGACAGGAATAATGGGGTCTGAAAAAGCTGGTGTTGTAAAAAGAATTGGATACTTTGATGATTATAATGGTGTATTTTTTGAACAAACATCTACTGGCGGTTTGTATGTAGTAGAAAGGAGCTATACTACTGGCTCTGTTGTAGAAAATAAAGTACAACAAGATGACTGGAATATAGATACTTTAGATGGTACTGGTAAAAGTGCTATTACAGTAGATGTATCTAAAGGTCAAATATTTATATTGGACATTCAGTGGTTAGGTATGGGACGTGTTCGTATGGGATTTAGTATAGATGGAGAATTCTACTATATCCACCAATTTCTACATGCTAATATTATAGATAAAGTTTATATGCAGACAGCTAATCTACCACTACGATATGAAATAGAAAATACATCTTCTACAGCAAGTAATACATATATGGATAACGTATGTGTTGAAATTGAGAGTGAGGGAGGGTATAACCCCAAAGGTGTTACAAGGAGTGTTACGACAGGTGCCGCTGACCGTGTTGTTGGAGCAACGTATGTACCTATTATCGCTTTACGATTGAAAGAAACGTATAAACGAGCACAAATATTACCATTAACCTTTAAAACATACAATGAATCAAATACATTGGTTCATGTTAAACTTATTCATGGAGCGACACTTACTGGAGCATCCTGGGTATCTGCTGGTACAAATTCAATTGCTGAATATGATATAACAGCATCTGCGTATAGCGGTGGAGAAGAAATAGAAGATATGTTTGTATCTAGTCAAGGTGCTGATAGAAATCAGTTAGCAAGCGAAGTACCAGAAATGCTTTTAAAACTTGTGTCTAATTATTCTGGAGATAGAGATATCCTGGTTTTAGTAGGAAAGTCGTTAGGAACATCATCAACGATGCACGCATCATTATCATTTAGGGAAGTTTACTGATGGAACTTAAATTAACATATACTGAATATAAGTCTCATGTATTAGATTCTGAAACAAAGAATCTTCAATATCAGCATATAATAACATCTACTGGAGGAGCTAAATATTATACCTTGTTTGCTCCAGATGGAGAACATCTATTATATATATGTTACATAGACGAAGTGCGCCATGCTTCAAGTGTAATTGACTATGAAGCTAATTATACATCCAATGCCAACAACCAAATAAAAGATAATGTTTTTAGATCAGATAGATTTAGAAGGGAATATGATTCTACTAGTGGAGATGTTACACACGAATGTACTGATGATGGTTGGACAGAATTTTATGACATAGATTTTGGGTCGGAGAAAAAATGGTTCTCTGAGTTTGTGTATAAATGTGATAATCTTGAGAAAATAAGAGTAAAAATTGATGATGAAGTTGCTCTTCAAGCTCCTTTAAATTCCCTAAAGAAAGTTATTGTAGATGATGACGGTATCACAATGAAAGATATAGATTTTAGCTATGTCAACAACATATCAACACTTTATCTAGATTTAAATTATCAAAAAGGTAGTAGAATTAGAATTCTTCAACAGAGAAGAAATGGTACTGGTGATTTAACTGCTAAAGGGTATGTTCTTAGTTATGTGGAGAAGAAATAATGTATAAAGAATTAATGGAATATGATGAATTCATTGCTATTTGTACTACAAAATCAATACTGAACAAAGTACAGTACAATTTTAGGCAGGAAACCGAAAACTCTGACAAGTACTATGAAATATTTGTAACAGACGGAAACCTTAGATATGAATGCCATCTTAACAGTATTGATACCTCTACTGGTTTAATCGATTTTGAAACAAACTATAAAGATACTTCTAATCAAACAATAGCTCCCATTGAACCTGAGACTGGCATTCCTAAAACAAAACCAAGACCAGTTGAAGGCACTCTCGCAATGACTTTTATATATTTCACTACTGGAGATACCGACAGTCTTGATTATGGAGAAGATACGGGAGAGAATGTTACTATTACTACATCAACAGGAACAACACACTTGGGAACAAGTACAGGAGTAACAGAAATTACTATAACGCCAAGTTTTAGCTATTACTTAGATGGAGGTGGGATACAACTTATAAGTTCATCAGCAGGAGAATTTCCAATAGAAGTATATGTTATAATGGCTCCAAACATTCCACCGGCATACGGAGGAAATTGGACATTTGTAAAACACAAACGATTATGGTATCAAAATCAGCATTATGAAATTGAAGCTCCTCCTAAATATGTTAAATATTATTCTGAAAATCCATATGCAAATCAAGTTAGATTAAGAGTATTGCATGATAAAGATATAAATGCTGAATTAGAATTTTATGTGAGAACATTTAAATGATGTTTAAGAAAGGATTAAAAGTAAGACTGCGTATTTATGACGTACTAAAAATGATGTACGAAATCATTCAGGAGAATTATAATGAGCGAGTATTTACAATATAAAGAATTATTGAAAGATAGCGATATATTATTAATATACAAAAAGAAAAACATAATAAGCAGATTTATTGTATATTTCCAAGAAACCTTTTTTAAAAAAATTAAATCAAAATACAAAGCCTCGCATGCATTAATATATTTAGGAAACGGGATTACGATAGAAGCAACTTTCATTGGAGTTGTGATTAAACAACTACAAGAATACAAAAAAGAGGATGTACTTTTATATATAGCACGATACAAAGGGATGAATGATGAAATACATAGAAAAATACTTGAATCTGCTGTAAAAAGAGAAGGAGAACATTATTCATATAAACAGTTGTTATTATTATTAATAAAATATCTATTTAAATTAAAAAGAGTTGGAGATGCCGATAAAAAAGCGGTTGTTTGTACAGAACTTGTTGTTAATAGTTATATAGACGGAGGTGTTTATCTGTTTCCCGACATAGTTTCAGCAGAAGTGGCTCCTTTTAATTTTTTTGATTGTGAAAGATTAAATATAATTGAGATAAATTCGGGAGATTAAAGTAATGAAGTATGAAAAAACTTTACTCGAAAATAAATTTGAGAATAACAACCTGGTTTCCGAACATAAATATGATTGGGAAAGACACCCTAATTTTTTTAATGCTTTCACTAATGATGGGATTGATAGCATTAATAATTCTAACAAACCATGTGATTGGCTTGAAAGATTAAGTGAACCTTATAAAAAAGAAAAAAGAGATGTTTCTTTAGACAATTCAATTTCTTTTGATAAAATAAACAACATTCTAAATATTAAATTAAATTTCAAAGAACTTACAATATACAATACCCCTAATACTTTAAAAAACATTCTCGAAACATATAAAATAATTTGTAATAAATACGAAACAACTTTACATGCAATACTAGATTGCTCCAAATTAAGTTTATTCGATTCATCTGGAGTAGGTGTATTTATACATCTTTCAGAACATTTTAAAAAATGTAATAGATCTCTCGCCTTTTATGGTTTTAGAGGGAGATCATATGAAATTGCAAAAAGATTAAGCGTGTATAACCTATTTAAAGTGTATGATGAATATGAAGATGCGATTAATTATCTGAATGATTTTGATAATAATGGTAAGTAAGGAAAAAATAATGAATAAAAAAGTTGGGGAAATTTTAATAAAACTTAGATATGTATCAAGGGAGGATGTTAGTACAGCTCTTAACATTCAAAGACACGAAGGAGGTTTGTTGGGTTTTATATTAATAAAACAAGGTAAGCTAACAAACGAACAACTTATAAATTCTTTTGCTTATCAAGAAGAACTTTCTTCAACAGAAGAAAAAAGGAAATCAAAAAATGGAAATAAAAATAGAAAACGATAAATATATAATAGTGGTAGAAGATGCGTTATGTATAGAAAATATTGTGAAAATCAAAAAAGAATTATTAACAGAAATTCCTAATGATAGAGATATAATTGTGGATATGATAAATGTTAAATGTATGGACTCTTCTGGATTAGGTGTTTTAGTAGCATTGGTAAAAAAACAAAAATCTTTTGATAAAGAAGTGTCTTTGATAAATATAAATAAAGGTTTGTTTGATTTATTAAAAATCAGTTCATTTGATAAGTTTTTTAAATTAATGTAGATAGGATATATAAAATGACATACTTAAATGAAATAGAACAAATAACAACACAACTTAATAAATTAGAAAGAAGGTTGGAAGAGTCAAAAGATAAATATGAAAACATTTTAGAGAGTATTGATGAGGGATACTATGAAGTTGATTTAGAAGGTAATTTAACTTTTTTTAATCGTGCTCTTTGTGAAATGTATGGATATTCAAGACACGAACTTTTTGGAATGAATTATAAAGAATATACAGACGAAAAAACAGCAGAAAAAATTTATAAAGAATTTAGTAAAGTTTATGAAACTGAAGAAAAAAATGAAATTACTGATTGGCAAGTTATAAGAAAAGATGGAATTAAAATATGGGTCGAAACATCTGTTGATGTTTTAAAAAACTCTAATGACAACAGAATAATAGGATTTAGAGGTATGCAACGTAATGTTACTTCTAAAAAAGAGACAGTTGAACAATTAAGAATTAGTCAAAATCGGTATAAACGTTTGGTTGAATTAACTACTGAAGGCATTGCAATTTGTTCTCAAGATTTGATTATAGAAGATGTTAATCCCAGTTTTTGTAATATAGCAGAATGTGAGAATATCAATGATATGGTTGGAGTACATCTTAATGATATTGGTGTAACGGAAGAAGGCTGTAAAAGCATTATATCCGCAATAGATAAAGGAGAAAGAAGATCTTTTGATGTCGAGTTCTGCAACAAGGATAATATTTGCAAATTATTAGAGATAAGAACAAGGGGATGTACAATCGATAAGCAAAAATTTATAGCTATAATTCTTATTAAAGATGTTTCATGTGCAAAAAATTATTCAAAAAGAACAGACAGAAGGAAGAAAAGGAAATAGAAAATGTCAAACGAATATAGTAAATCAGATGTCGAAAAAGCTTACAGAGATTTAGTGTTAAAAGAACTCCAGGAACTTAACGACAACCAAAAAGAAAATTCCAAACTAGTTGGAGAAATGCTTGATCGTATGAAAACAATTGAGGTTGTCCTTATGGGTGTTGACGGCAAAAACGGGTTAAGACATCGAGTTGAAGAATTGGAAAAATCTAATAAAGAACTTCAAAAGTTTAAAACGCAAATAGTAACGATTTTTATTGTAGTACAAACAGTAATAATCGTGTCATTTGCCTTATTAAAACTTTTGTGGAAGTAGGTTTATTATGAGAATACTTGTAATTGAGAGTGAAAACGCAGATGTAAATGAAATAATTGATATGTATGTTACTAGCGGTTCTGAAAATGAAATAATAGTGATTTCAAATGATTTAGAACTGGTTTCGAAAACTATAGAAGAGAGTAGTCCCGATGTTATCTTGGTAGACAGTGGAATTAGTAACAGTTTTGAGGATTTTGAAGATACTCCTTTGATTTACATAACAGGATTGAATGATGACGAAATTATAATAAAGGCTAATAAATACAATCCAAAGACGTATTTAGTAAAACCTTTTGATAAAGAAATGCTTTTTGCAACAATAGACAATGCTGTTAGACTTAGTAGACTTGAAAAATTAATTCCAAAAAGTCTAAAAGACGAATAAATAAAAGGACTACATATGAAACATATCAATAAAGGTATTTATATAGATAAAGATAGTATTATTGTAGACGAACATTTAAAATTCATTCTAAGAGAAAATGGTTATAGAATAATCGAACACGTCATAAAAAATAAACAAGAAGTCATAAAAATAGAATTAGAAACAAAAATACCAGAAAAACTCAGGAAAGCCCTTTCTGGAGTTGTTCAAGCTATGGCTACTGCTGTCGAAATGCGTGACCCTTATACTGCTGGACATCAATCAAAAGTAGCTGATATTGCAAGAAATATTGGAGAGGAAATGGGAATTAAAAATAGAGATGGAATGCTTGAGGGAATAAGAATAGCGGCAGCAGTCCATGATATTGGTAAATTAGGATTACCTTCAGATATTTTATCTAAACCAACTGACTTGTCTGATACAGAGTTTGATTTAATCAAAATACACCCTTTAAAAGGATACAAAATATTAAAAGAAATAGATTTTCCTTGGCCTGTTGCTGAAATAGTATATCAACATCATGAAAGAATGGATGGTTCAGGTTATCCTAGAGGTTTAAAAGGTGATGAAATACTTATAGAGACTCGTATTTTAGCGGTAGCCGATGTCCTTGAAGCAATGTCTTCTCACAGACCTTATCGACCTTCTTTAGGATTTAAAAAAGCAATAAAAGAAATTCGTAAAAATAAGGGGAAATTGTATGATTCTGACGTAGTTGATGCTTGTATTTCTCTAATAGAAAAGAAAAAATTAAAGGAATTTAAAAAGTCTAAAATATAAAAGTAATTAACCAATTCTATAAATATTATGTGAATATTCCTTAAAAAATGCAATAATTTCATTATCTTTTTTTAATAGCAAAAATATTGCCAATGGGCACAGTAATATCTAGGAGGAAGAAATGGCTGATTTTAAAGGTACAATAAAGTTTATTGGGGAAAATGCTGATTGGGCATTAGTCCACGAAAAAGCTATGATAGAAGACCAAGTTATAACTAGTACTGGTATTGGAGTAGGAGATGCTTCTAATAGATACTTTACATCATCAACAGGATTGACAACTATTGTAGAAGAAGGAGAACTCACAATTCTTGTCGATGGTACTCCTGTTGCAGCGACAGATTCTGGTGGTGTAATTTCTGGAGCAGACATATCCACTTCTACAGGAGAAGAGAGTACAATAAATTATGAGACTGGTGCTTTGGAAATCTACTTTACTCTAGCAGCAACGCCTGGAGCTAGTGAAGTTGTAGCAGTAGCATATCAATATAGCGATACCCCAACTCATTTTGATGCTCATCGTCTAGTAAAAGGTGATTTTACTGGAAAATCAGTAAACGATGTAATCTATTATGATTATGATGCTGATGCTGATTTAAAAGACGGTTATTATATATCCGAAACTTACTCATCATAAAATTGTAGATGCTAATGTTAAATAATGTTGGAGACATTAATAAAAATAAGTTTGGGATAGCTGAAGAGGAGTTCCTAAATGAATTAGTTTTATTAGGTACCTATTTTATTGAACCTAAAGCTGATATTGAGAAAATCAATAAAACTTTTAATTTAACTCTTAAAATTTTAGAAAGTTGTTTGAGGGAACTTCAAAATGTTTATAAAGCTTTAGATAGTGGTGAAATAGTCCTTAATGAAGAATATTCTGACGAACTTATAGCAAGATTCAATTCGGTAACAGACAAAACCGAAAGTACTTTTGATAATTGGTATGAAATGACTAAAAAAGTTGAAGAGGACGTTTTGGATGTTTATATGATTAATGGAGATATGCATGAATTACATGCTCAATTAGTTGAACTCGTTAACTTTTTAGTTTCTACTCAAATAACTTAAAAGAGGAAAGCTTATGGCAGGAACAACTGAACAAGAACAAAAGCATACCGAGGAATACTTTAATCAACTTGGTATTGATGTTAAAAAACTCTTGAAGAAGAAGTTGGCTAGTATGAATAAAAAAGCCGCACCTCCAATTGATATACCAGATGTTGAAGAAAAGAAAGAGGAGACACCTACTATAACTCCTCCACCTATTAAAGAAGAATCTGATAAAATAGGGGATGAAGAAGTTATTGAAAGTGATCTTAAACAAATCCAACAAAGTTTAACTGATATTGAACTTGAGCAAAAAATTAAAAATCTTAGGGATGAATTAGTTGATGAATTGAATTATACTATCAGAGAATTGAAAACAGAGTTGGATAATTTTAAAGATAGAAAAGTTCCTGAAATAGGTTCTTTTGATTCTGGAGGATTATATAAAGAAAGATTGTTTGAGGTAGTAACTCGTGTACTTGATGAACTTCTTATAAACATATTTTATGATATTCCTGATTATTCTTTAATAGCAACTCAAGTAAGTAGAACGTTTGACGATGGTACTGTATCTGACGCAATTGTGTCTGTGAATATTACTGTACCCAATGACGGCTACAGATATGATTTTAAAGTTGACGTTCCCATTTTAAATGGTATCATACATTATCCTCAATACATTCAAAGAGGAATAAAAATAATACCAATAACAAGGGAAAAGATTCTAGAAGAGTTAGAATCAGTATCGTTTAGGAAAATGAATATAGACAAACCTTATGAAGGTAGAATGAATCTATACAATAATATTGGAGATAACATTCATAGAAGACCCGATGATCAAAAATGGTATGAAATATCTAATATAGAACCACCTCCTGTTGGGTTGCCTCGTGATCATATTTATTATCCTAAAAAGGATTTTAAACGGAAAAACACAGAGGAGATGTAAAATGAATCAAGATTCTATTAACAAAAATGAAACTTATGATAATGAAGATGTATATACAACCAGAGATCTTGTATTAGCTACGTATCTTGCGTTGAAAGGTACTAAGCTTGCTGGAGGATATGAACCAAGTTCTAAATCCTGGTCGTTCAGAGATGCTAAATCTTGTGAAGAGTTGTCTTTAAAATTAAGAAATGGTGATTCGAGGGTAGAAGTATTACAATACGAATCGACTAGAAGAAATCTTTTAGGTATGGTTTATGATAAAAAGGGATAATGAATGAATCTGATAAAAATCCAAACAGCAGTAATCAAGAAATTTTAATTAATTTTTTGGCTGGTGTAGAAAAAATTATCACAGATAACAATGATTTATTACTAGATTTGTTCACCCTAATGAAAGATTTAAAAATCAAAATAGAAGATTTAAAAATAAAAATAGATAACTTAGGATACAAAGACGAGTCTTTGTTACGAAAAAAGGTGAATGGATGGTTGAAAAACACAAAAAAATAAAGTTCGTTGGTGCAAGAGTGCCTTATTTTGTATACGAACAATTTGTAAAAAAGATTAGATCAGAAGGCTGGACGTTGCAAGAAGCATTGCGTAATCTTATGATTGTTTATATAGACGGTAAGTTTAACATTAAGGGAAATAAGTAAATGGCTACTTGTAAACTAACAGGTACTATAGTTTTAGGAAGTGGTGAAGCTGTTCCTTATGCATATATTCATGCAACACCCTATGATTCTCCAGCATTAATTCAGGGAACAGATCAAGTAATATCTCCAGAAGTGGTAACGGCAATTACTACTAGTACTGGAGAATTTGAATTAGATCTTGTTAGAAACGTTAACTTTACTATAAACATCCCTTTAATTGGGTTTAAAAAAACTATAAGGATTCCAGACAGCACAACAGCATCTCTTTGGAGTTTATCTGATGTTTTTGTAACTGGCGATCCGACACCAACTGATAATAATGAGGATAACTGGTAATATGGATTATATTGGAATAAATAATTTAAAGGAATTAATTAAAACAGCACAAATCCCAATGTCATCTTCTTGGGAAGGTTTTCCTAGTGATATTATAGAAAGATTGGTTAATGAGCTTGGAAACAAAGTAAATGGTTTAATAAACTTAGGGGATTATGAAACATATCAAGAAAACATACAAGTAGAACCAGGGTTTCAAGAGCTTTTAAGTGAGCAGGGAGACGTGCAACAATACTCTCAACCTGAAAGAGGTTTAGTTAAAACAGAAACAATTCAAAACATATTAGAGAGTTATTTACATTTAGTAGATGTTGTTAACAGCAATCCTCCTAGTGAAGAAAGTGAAATGTTTCCAGAATTAGAAGAAGCAATGGATACTTTTTATTATTATCTGGATGAACTTGATAAAGAGTTAGCTAATGTGGATTACGAATCAAATGTTGCGATTTTTGATTATGTGAGTGAACTTGGATTATTATATACAAGTATAGTAAGACCAATGTTAAACGAATACTACTCTTCTTCTGGAGAATATGAAGAAGAAACAGAAGAAGGAGTTTTTACAAAAGAAACAGAAGAAGAAGTTTTTTCAAAAGAAACAATTGCAGAAAACGAGGAATTGAGTACTATTGCAAGGGAGACTATGTACGAATTTCTTGTAGGAATTAATGAGCAAGGATACGATGTTAATGACGAGGCAGTAAAAGAAAAATGCTATGAAGTTTTAAGACAAAAAATAAGTGATTATGCATACATGAAAGAAAGTTTATCTGAAGATGAGATTGATATCTATACCCAAGGATATATAGATTATCTTTATGAGGGAATAAAAGATTCTGTATTATTAGGTAAATATAAAAGACCAGTAAGATCGAGAGAATAGAGGAGATTGTTAATGAGGTGGACTACACCATTTAGAGTTGATCCTAGACTCATTATAGATAAATACCATTTATATGAAAGAACCCTAAACAGAAATAGGGCAAAGATGAGAGCGGCTGGAACTCCTTGTACTTACTATAGAAACTCTGCAATAACTCTTTATGGTACTGCACCAGATGATTTAACAAAATGTTATTGTTGGAGTAAAACAGAAGATGCAGAAACTAAAGAAATTAAAAGCAGCCCAAACAGGGATCACTTTCTTTGCATGGGTACAGGATACCTTCAAGGGTATACTAAGTATGGTTATCATCATATCGTTGTATCTACTCCTAGCGATATTTCTTTTTCTAGTAATAGTATATCAGTGGGTCAAGATCAAAGTGGGGAACCTGATCGATTTTCGATGAGTTCTGCGAGTTCGACCGAAGAATATTTGGATACTGAAAACTTCACTTTAGATTCTTTTAAGGAAGTTGATTTCTTTTTAGCTAAAGATAAGACAGATGCGGACACAAACAGAATAAAATATTATTATTCTACAGATGATGGGGGAAATTGGACAGAGTTAACAATGGAAGATTATACCGATACCGAATTAGGTAATAGAAAAGCTACTGGTTTCAGTCTTCCAGAAGGTACTACTCAAATAAAATTTAGAGCTACATTTCAAAAAAGATATGCAGCAAGTCCAAGTCCTCAATTAAATTCTATAAGATTTAGATATAGATATCATGTAAAAATAACAGAACTTGATCCAAGACATACTATTGATATACCAGCATTTTTAGCATCAAGAGATCAAGTTAAAATAGAAATAAATCAATCAGAACATGGATGGAAGACAACCCGTCCTATGAGATGGTGGACATTACCAGAGGCAAACATTAGCGAAGGTGATATTATTGTTTTTTTACAAGGGGAATTTGAAGGTCAAAAATACGAAGTAAAAAACTTAACAGAACACACTCACGGTCCAGAACTTAAAATTTTACATAGGGATTTTGAGAGTGCGTTTTTAAGAGATAATTACGATATTATCAGAATACTTAATTTATTAATATAGAGGTATATACTATGGAAGACAAAACAGCACAAAACCCTTTAGAACTTGTATTTACTCCAGAGAAAGTTCAGGAATATATTTCCGAAGTTTCCAAATCAAATCCTACTGATCCAGCAGTTCAACAAGCTGCTGCTCAAAAAGTATTGGAGTCTATGAGTCAAGCTACAGATCCTAAAGCCGTTGAACAAGCAACATTACACTTGAATCAATTAGCACAACAAGAGCCTAATAACCCATTAGGACAAGCAATCGATCAAAGTATGGGACAACAGACACAAACAATGGCATCGTCTTTTTCTGGCTCAAGAGAACTTCTTGTTAATCTCAATAAGAGATATGCTAGTGAAAATCTAGATTTTATGGAGGCTTTAAGAGTTTGGAAAAGAGCTAGGCTTAATCCAGATGCTATACGACAGCAAATAGGTAATGATATTGGTGTTAGAGTATCTTTTGCTGAAGCTAAACATCTTCATAAAATAAGTAGAGACGTAGTTAGTGGTCACATAGAAGAAGATTTTGGAATTGACTATGCAACAGAAATCTTAAACAAGATGTCTCATCATAAAAGAATTAAACTAACTCCATCTGTAAGAGAGGCTGTTGAAAGAGTTGGTCAAAATCTTTTTAGAACTAAAAGAGCAAATGTACTCTGGAAAATTGATATGAAATATACAGATGATGGACAAGAAGTCCCTTATCTTATTCGTATTGATTCAGTAGAAGCTGAAGAAGAAGGTAACATAAAAGAAGGTAAGTAATGTCTTTAGAGAAGAAAATAGAAAAACTCAAAAGAGGTTTAGAAGATTATAACCGTATAGTGAACAAGGTAAAAGAGTATAATCGTCTCGTATCCGAAACATTAAAAAATTCTCAAGTGGAGATTTTACTTTCTGAAATAAAAATAGATAATACGGGTGTATCAGTTTATCCAACAAATTGCCCTGGAAAAGGCAGAAAACAAGATGTCCTTTACGATAAAGATGGAAATGCATCTTGTATGTACAACAGTAAGACTTGTCCTTATTTTGTTGGAGCAGCGTTTTACTTAGATGATTACACAAAAAATATTGATTGTAAGGTAATGTAATGGGAATATTTTCTTCATCTCATTCAGAAGTTTCTTCTGGACCTTTATATGAGTATGGATTTCAAAAGGTACAGAGGCAGACTAAATCTGTAATAGTAAATATTTTAAATGAGTTTTTCTCATCTAGAAACAAACTATATGGAACAATAGTACCTGAAGTCTTTGCTGTTCAAAATGTTCCTAAAAAAGACAAAAAGATTAATAATATGAGGGAATTTCCTTTTGAGGAGAGAAAATTTCCTATGATAGTTGTTTCCATAGTAAGAGCAAAAGAAAGGAAAGTTTTTGTTGGTTCAGATAACTTTTTATATCAAGAAGTATTCGAAAATCCAGATGGAAATCTGGTTGGAGTAGATGTTTTTGCTGGAATGGCTGATATTGGAATTATGATGGCTGTACTTACAACTTCTCCAGAAGAAAGATCGATGTTTGCGGAAATGATTCAACTATGTTTCACTCATTTTTACAGAGGTCAATTTATATATAAAGGGGATGACGGTTCATTATTTTCAATTGTTCCAGCTAAAGACGAAGTTGATTCTGGTTCTGAAACAGAAATCAAGGACGAATCCTCAACAACTATAATATATGCTACAGATGTTGGAATAAATAGCCTAATTGAGTACCATTTTAGGGATTTTGCTACGGATGGCTTATTATTTGAGATAAATAACATAGAAGTTGAGGAAGGTAGTGGATTACTTGAAAGATAGATAAATGAATCTAAAAAAATTAAAATGCAACCTTAAAATTTGTCTGGTTTTTCTTAATTTTTAATCTGATAGGCAAAAATATTTTTGATTTAAGAGGTGTGATAAAATGGCAATAGGATATAGATTACCTGGAACAATTATTGAAGAAGTAACTAATCCTGCTTCAGCGAACCCTACATCCACACAGCGAACACCTTGTTTTATAGGTGTTGCAAGTGATACCGTTAAAGTTTCTAACGAAGAAGTCACAAGAGGAGCTGTTGGACTGGCAGATGATTTAGCATATACTAGTGAAGGAATTGATTCTGTTATACTATGTGGTTCACAAAGAGGATTGGGAGATTATATTGAAGGAACTCATTTTGACCTTGTTGGAGATCAGATTGTATGGACTTCATCTGGTATAGTAACACCAGGAGCAACATATTATGTTACTTATAAATACGACAGACCAAGTAGCGATTATGTTTATAAAGAATTTACCAGCTACGAAGATGTAACAGAAGATTTAGGAGATGATATTCCTGCCAATCAATTAGTTATGATTTCAAAACTCGCTTTAAGATACTATAACCTGCCTAAAATTGCCGTTGTACAAGTACCCTCTACAGAAACAACAACCGACTATGGTAATGCATTAGATTTAATAAAATACAGAGATATTCAAACAGTTTGTTGCCTAACAACGTCCTCTGCTGTTCAAGCTCTTCTTAAAGCACATGTTGAAGAAAGGAGTCTTCCAGATAATGCTAGGTACAGAGTTACTTATATGGGAGCCGATGTTGGAACAGCAGTTGGAACTGAAGCTGATTCAGGATCATTAAGAGGAAAGGCAGTATCATTTCAACATGAAAGGGTTAATTTTGTAAATGCAACAAGAGCTAAATATTACTATAATGATTTAGATACGAATGAAGAAATGACTGCCGTTGTTGATGGTTCTTTTATAGCTTCCGCAGTAGCAGCTTATAGGGATTCATTTATTGCTCCTACAACTACTTTACTAAATAAAGTAATTCCTGGAATAGAGTTATATGATGAAGATTATGATGACTACTATTCGGAATATCAATTGCAACTCTGCGGTTCAAGTAGTCTATACTTACTTGCACCATCTGGTGGATTAACAAAAGTAATTGATGATTTAACAACTGACAATTCTACAGTAGAAAGAAATAACACCAACATAATAACTGCAAAAGATTACATTGCTAAAGATGTAGCTGCTCAAATGGACAGAACATTTAAAGGTTCTTTAATAAAGAACAGACCAAATTATACTGGTGTTGTACAAAATTATTTGGAAATACTTTTTAAAACATATTTAGCAAATAATATAATAGAAGAAATAGACACGCTTAAAGTTACGTTGCCAACTGATAGGCGTGACACAGTAAATATTTTTTACTCATACTATTCAGTATACGTTCATAAATATACTGAAGGAACATACTCATTATCAGTTTAATATCTTTGGAGGTTTAAGTAAATGGCAAACGCAAATAGAGTTCTTCCTATAAATTACGCAACTACGAAGTCGAATCTTGAGGGTTCCATTCCTAAAGTGGCGATACAATCAATAACGATGGCAATAAGAATCGGTGATCAGCAGTTTGCCATTGGATATATCCAAGAGTTTGGATGGTCGGCAGACAGAGATGTAAAAACATTACATCAAATAGAACCTTATCCAGATGGGACATTTAATAATCAAGCAACTCTAGGAGGAGTTGATTTTCATCAATCATCTTATTGGCCAGGAGAACCAGTTGAAGGCGTTCCAGGTAAAATAGATGGTATTAAAATAACTCTCAAAAGATATGCTTTATATACTTCAAATCTTCTTGCGGCATTAACAAGGATTAGTGGTGCAGGCAATTACGATGCTGATCCTGTTGCAACAAATGCTGAAGTGAATGATGTTGTAAATGTTAATAGATATGTATCATTGATACAGCAGGTTAGACCTTTTGATATTTATCAAATGTACATCTCTCCTGTTACAGGAGCACCAGTATTTGGAAGAAAATTTGAGGAGTGTTGGTTTACAACTATGGGAGAAGAAATTCCAACAGCAGAAACAAATGAACCTATTTTGGAAAATGGAGAACTTACTGCTGTTAGATTAAGACCTTACTCTCTAACCGCAGGCGAACTTACTCCAGCAGCAAACCCCTAATAATTATTAGGGTATTTATAAATTAAGGAGACAAATGAAATGAAACCAAAAGAGAATACGGGAAATCCCGTACAAGGGCAAGGTATACACAGTGGAGATTTATTAACTTCTGATCAAATGAATAACCAACCTCCACAACAACCTATTGCTACAACAATACCTCAACAAAATATGGGAAGTCCTATTCCTGATTTACACACAACAGAACAACTTCCTAATGCTGAAAGGAGGGCACAAATCAATCAGAAAGTAGATCAGACTATGAATAAGATTGATACTGTTGAAGATAGAATTAGAAGGGATGTTGCAGAAGCACAGAAAACAAAATTTCAAGGTGCTCCAAAAAATCCTAAAGAAGTTTTAAAACAACTTATCTCAAAAGGAGAACATACAGAGGATTTTGATATTTTTGGGCATAAGTGGACTTTAAGAGCTTTAGATCAGGGTGATACTCTTTTATCTCTAGATGAAGTTAAAGACACCCTATCCACTCAATCCGGTAGGGTGATGTCTGTAATGTTTGGTACTATTATTTATTCTTTAGAGGCTATAGATGATGTTTCTGTTTATGAATGGTTTGAAGACATCAAACTTTCAGATTTTAATATGAATAGAATGGAATATCACGTGGCTGTAAGAAGAGCTTTGCGAGCATACTTAGAAGCGTTACCTCCAAATGTTATAGATATTCTATACGAGAAATATCTCGAAATGGAAGAAAGACGAGGAGCTGCGATTGAAGAGTTAAAAAACTCCTAAGTCACCCATCAGAAAACTGGGAAGATTGTATCAACCTGGTGGGTGACGAGAATTTCGTAAGATACTACGTCTGTCTTTACAATAAATGGAATCCATACTCCGAAGAGGTTAAAAGATTACCCATCCATTATTGGTTTTTGTCGTTTTATATGATAAGAATGCAACATAACGTCAATTGGAAAGAAGCTTTAGAACCACAAGCTGAATTAATAGGTCAATTAATTAAGCCCGAAATATATAAGCAGTATCGAAGTATGAAAGAGCAGATGGAGAAAAAGAAGAAAGCAGGAGAACCTCTTGACGTTAGCTATCAAGATGGTAAGACTAGGGTTAGTCATGCAGTTGCAGATACTCGTTATGATGATAACCTTGGACTTATTGATGCTAATGGAAATGTTCTTATTCCTAAAGAAAAATATAAAGAAATGTTAGAGAATTTTTCAGGAGCAGCAATAAGCTTATAGGAGATTTATATGGCAGATTTAGATAAATTAACCGATTCCATATTGAAATATTTAGAAGGTATAAAGGAATCTCGAAAGGAGGCCGCCTCTGAAACTGCAAGAGGTACTAGAGCAGAGACGTATGGTCTTCATAGAGACATGGCAGATTTAGGAGATATTTCTGGAGCGGATAAAGAAAAAGCTGCCAAAATTATGGGCTATGATAAAGATATGGCTCGTGAGGCTAAAAGCTTTTATCTAGCACAGTTAAAAGTTGAATCTCAAATTTCTAGAATAATGAAAGAAGAAGGCATAACTATGGACAAAGCCATAGCAAAATTAAAAAAGCAAAAAGCAGAATTAAAAACTATAGATGGAATAAATAAAGAACAGTTACAAAAAGAAGAAGATAGATTAAGAATTATGGAAAAGACTTACGAAATAGAAAAGAAAAAAGCAAGACTCGAAAGGATTTCTAAATTTGTAGGAGGTGGTCCAGGTGGTCCAGGGGGACCACCTGGAAAGGGGCCTCTTAGTGTTATAGGAAAATTAGGAGAAAATATTCCAGGAGTTGGTGGAATAGTATCCACAGTAGCAAATGTAATGAAATTAGTAATTGATGCAATTATTCGTACAATTACTTTCTTACCAAAAATGGTAACAAAAGTAATTACAACATTTATGGATTTAATGCACAAAGCTTGGGATGGCGGATTGCAAGGACTTAATCAAGGAACAATAGATTTCTTTTCTGGATTAGCAAAAAAAATACCACTTTTTGGTGGTATGTTAGGAGATCTTATAGGAACATTTGGTACAATGGCAGTAAAGATGTATATGATGTCATTGGGAGACTGGATTGCTAAACAAAAAGTTGATATTCTTGCTAAAGCACGAACTGGAGCAGGTGGTGGAGCAGATTTATTTAGTGGTATGATGAAAGCTACTGGGGGAATTAGAAAAAGAGCTGAAGAATGGTCATCAGCATTTATAGAAACAGGTACTAGAGCTAATACTGCAATGGCAACACAAATGTATAGAATAGGTCAAACAATGCAGTTATCATCATCACAAACACGACAATATTTTGAGCAAATGCTGATATCCGCAGGAGATGCTTCAAAAGCAATGAGAAATATGTCAACAATGTTTGGAATGGCTGATAAAATGGCTAAGATTACCGGAATATCAACCACACAATTTTCAAAAGCAATTGCAGATGCATCAGTACAGGCTAGGATGATGAATGTTGATATGCGTTCAGTTGCTAATGTAACAAACATGTTAGCTAAAAAACAAAAAGACTTAGCTGGTTGGGGCATCAGTTTAAGGGACAGTTTATCTAAATTAGTTACTGGTATGTCTACTCTTGGAAAGAAATGGGATTATAGTATGCACGCCTTTATGGGAATAAGAATGTATGGAGAGAAATATAGAAAAGAAACAGGAAAGGAAATGAGTGTTGGTAGAGGAATTGTTGCATCACGATTTGGATATAAAACAGCAACGGGAATGGGTTTTACAAAAGAAGGTGTTTTAAAAGGACTTGAAGGAACAAAAACAACAGATGTATATGCAACTAAAATGGAATCTATGATGAGCTATGTTAGAGATGCTACTAAAGGTATGAGTGAAGGAGAGGCTTTCATAACTCAAAATAAAATGTTAAAAGAATTGTTTGGAGTAGATGACGAACAATTAAGAATAACAATGATGCAAACAGATAATTTTAAATCTTTAGCAAAAGACTCAAGAGTTCAAAAAAAATTAATGACAACGAAACAAATTCAGGAAAGAACTCTATCTATTCAAGAAAGGGGTGAGCAAATCCAAAGACTTATAATGAGAATAATGATGAGTGTTTTTACAATTATAGGTGTTATATGGAAATTTATAAAACCTACTCTATTATGGGTTGCGGGAGGTATTGTTAAATTGGCTGGAACAATGATGAGAGTATTTAGCCCATCAAAATGGTTCTCTAGCGAAAAGAATGTTATGGAAAAATGGTCTGATTACATAGACAAAGCAAAAAAAGGTGCCGATATGGATTTAAAGAGTTTTAAACAAAATATAGATGTTGGAAATACTCTCAAACAAAGTGCATTAAGTATAAAAAAAGGCATGGAAGACCTCACTAAAAAGGTTGGTGTTGGTGATTATATATTAAAACAAGGTAAAAAAGGTTTCAAGACAAGAACTGGGTGGGGGGTGGATACAAAACACGGAGGTGGTACAATAAAAGGTGGTGTTCCAGCAATAATAGAAGACGGTGAGCTATTAAACAATGAAATGTATGTATACAGTAAAAGAAATGTTGATGTAACATCAAAAGAAGGTGCTAGAGGGGGATTAGGAGAAAAAACAGAAGTTACAAAAGCAGGAAACATTACAAATATTTACTTACAAATACCAGATTCAGATCCAGATACAATAGCAAATAAATTAAGAACACATCTTGTTCGTCAACACGCATAGGAGATTAATATATGGCAGGACTAACACCGTTTCAATTTTCATCAAAAATGACACAAGAAAAAACAACAAGTGGAATACTTGGAGGTGTTAAACTAGGAGGGATTGCAGGAAATATTTTGCAATCCGCTTTTAGTTGGTATGAGATGTGGATTAATCCAGAAAAAGTTACTATAAGTACTAACTTTATACAAAAGCCTCAACACACCGCAGGTTCAATTGTTACTTATCATTATAGAAAAGATACCCCAAAAATGTCAGTATCTGGTCAATGTGGTTGGGTAGGAATACCTTCTCAAGTTGATGGAGATAGTTTTGGTCATTCATTTTTAGCATTAACAGGATATAAATATAACCCAAATGATACAGAGGTTGGAGGTAAAACAAATTTTGAAAGATGGAGTCCTAAAAGCAGAGGTGGATTACAAAGTGATAATACTAACAATTCCCCAAGAGTATTCTTAAATAGGTTAAGGGATATTGCTGAAGAACCAATGTATTTCATAGATAGTCAAGGAGTTGAGCATTATAATATGAAAATGATTAAAATATATACAAAACAATATCCAGATGGAGTTATTTGTGAAGGATATTATACAAAATTTGATGTTCCAGAAACTTCAGATGATGTTCAAACAATCTCTTATGATTTTGAATTCACCATAGAAAATATAGTTCCAGTAACATTACTTGATAGAAAATTAAGTATGTTTGGAAGTAGTGGTAAAGGTTCTGTTGTAGGAAGTGTTTTAAGGGGCGGTTCTTAATGGGTGTTAGAGTTGGAACAGAGAGAATTTTTCAAACAAAGGGAGATGTAGATAGGGGGAGTGTCTTTGGAACATTTCCTGGTGGCGGAGTTTCTTATGATGCGTCAGAATTTGAAAGAGTTCGTGATGATGGGGTTTCTATTATAGATTTAGTACCAGAATGTAGAGTTTTTATTTTTGGTGCTGATGTTTCAAAAGATATTGAATCTGTTACTGTTGATAATAGTTTAAGCGGTAATACTTGCCGAATAAGATTATCCAACCCAAGAGGAAAATACGAAATAAGCAAAGCTGATTTGTCTAAAAATTGGAGAGAAGATAAAGATATTTTAGCAACTTACGAATATGATCAATTTAAAAGAATTAAACCAATCAGACCAGATATGATGAAGATGTTTCTAAAAAAAGATTATCTAAATCAATATAATCAAGTAGCTGGTTGGTTTTCAGCAGGGAATCCTAATGTTCCGTATCCTTTTAATGTTACACGAATGGCGTTTGAAACTAAATATTTTAGTGGTATTGATAAAAGAGTAGGTGATTTAGTATTTGATTATAGAGATCCTGTTATGGTTTTTATGAAAGGACGGTTTAGTCCTTATTGGTATTTTGCTTTTACTGGCGTGCTTGTTAGTTGGGATGATGCTGATACGTTTGGACAAGATATGACATTAGATCTTCATTGTGAAGATATTCTTTATTTTCTTAAAAGAGATAAGTATGTTAAACAAGGTTCTTTAATAAATGCTGGAAATTATGAAACTGCTACTAGAAATATACATCAAAAAATGAAATTTAATATTCGTGATAAAGCTTGGGGTAAAAAAGGAATTACATTAGATCGAGCGGTTAGTATGGTATTGTTTGGTACTAATAGTACATATAGAAAAATGCAAGTTAAAAACTGCAATCCTCTTTATGGAGATTTAGGTAATTTAAAATCAAAAATATCAGAAGCTTCTTTAAAAGATATTGCCAAAGTTAGAGATATGTTAGAACAAAACTTTAGTATAGGTAAAAAAGATTGGAGTTTTACAAGTGCTGAAAATGATTTTATGTTAACATGGGGTAAAAAAGATACAAATGTTTTTGTAAACGATGGTACAACATTTTCAAATGCTGGTCATCTTATAAGCTCTGGCACAATAAGTCCACAAGGAGGTAAATTAAATACCAATCCTTTTGGAGAATGGTTATCTTTATATACACAACTTAATAGAATAGATTTACCAATATTTGATGGAAAAGAGTTAGCATTGAGATATAATGCATCTGTTAGATTTTGGGAAGTAAGACCCACAATAGGAAAACCAGCAAAAGAAAGTAAGCTTACTGGTTGGGCTGATGGTAAAAGTACAAATTCAATAGGTATTGCTGGAATACATCCAGCCTTGACTTATGACTTTATGAATTATTTCAATGTATTAGGGCATGTTTGGTCAGAGTGTTTTACTGTTGCAGGAGACTCTATTTGGAGAGAAACACCTGAACAAAGCAGTAAACTAGACAATTTGAACGTTTCCCCTAATGAAAAAATAAGAGAACTTGTAGCTGGAAGTCCTACAGAATATAGACCAGGAGGAAACGAGGAAACTAAAGGTAGCAACATAAACTTATTTAGACCAAGAACTTTTGTTGTAATGCCTACTAAATTTATGGATAAGAATAAAGGATTAATTGCAACAGCAATAGGACAACTTCAATTACAAAAAGAAGCAACAACAACAAGCTATGAAGCTTTAAAAGAAATATGTTCTGCTATAGAATTCAAATTTTACACATCTCCTATGGGGGACATTTTTATAGAACCAGAAATGTATGACTCTCATCCTACCGACTATGTTTTAGCAAAAGATATTACTAAAATAGGTAAAGTAGAGAGCAGGTCAATTATCATAAAAGAAAAAGAAATAAGATTTAGATCAATAGATGCTAGTGAATATTCTGGACTTAAAAGAGAAAGAAAAGACAGAGCTTATATGTTTAATCCAAAAGCTAATCATCCATTTTTCATTATGGAAAAAGATAGAATAAGATGTACCTTTACTTTTAAACCCGAAAATATAAAAACCCATATAACTGTTATAGGTTCTGTTAGTGGAAGAGGGGGTATAGAAGAAAGTGCATTAAAACCTTTTTCAGAACAAAATATAGCATTACTTTCTGGTCAATCAATATATGATCCTAAAAAGAAAAGAGGTTTTACACCAGGAGTATATTTAGCAGATGGTTTTGGGTATAAAATAAGAAGAAGCGATTTTAATGTCTCTCCTGTATGGATTACAGAAAGAGTACAACAATTAAAAGAAGATTATTTTAAGCTTTTAAAAAGTGATTTTTTCAAAAATCAAATGAATACAACTATTCAAGTTTTTTTTCAAGATACCGTTAATTATTTTTATGATTTGGCTATTGATAAATATGATGAACGATTTTTATGGAGAACTCTTTTATGTTCTGATGTTAGGTCTGATACAAATGGGACGATTTATGGTCAAATAGCAGAAGATAGAAATAACAGATATGGTTTAGAAGGGTTTACTAGAGGACAATATAGAATATTAAATGGATTATGTCCAGAAACATTAAATCTTTTAGAAAGAACACAGTCTCAAAAAAAAGGAACTCTAACAACAGCAAGTAAAACTGTCGAATTAAAAAAAACAGATCAATTAAAAAGTTGGTTTGTGGCCAATTCTGATTCTTCTATATCCACAAGCAATCAAAAAGCTAATTCTACAAATATAACAAATAGTTTTGTAGATGCTGGAACAAAACAAAAAGTTGCAACTGAATTATTAGATATGTATGAAGTTCATATATTAGCAGTAGGAACAACACTAAAAGAAAAATTTGAAGAATTTACAACTCTTGGAATACAAAAAGCCAATACAAAACTATTTAAAACAGGTACTATGTTAACATTGGGTAGATTAAGAGATTTAGAAAAATCTGGTTATTATAATCCAAGAACCGATATGGTTAGAAGATATGGTTATAATGCTGGTCCAGTAATAAGAAATAATATGATAGATAATGGTGCTGAAGCACAGAGGTATGCAGTAACAAGTTTTAATAGATTATTTGGGAGGTCTCATGTTATTCATATGGATATAATAGGAAGACCAGAATTAATGTTAAATAGACCTTATTACTGTGAAAGAAAAGATTCAATAGGATTGTTAGAAAAATTTAGTTTGAGTTATAGTATCGGTTCTGATTTTCAGACATCTTTAGATTTAACATATATTAGAAAAAATTCATTGACATATAACTATTCTTTAGGCGAATTAGATACACTTTCTGGTAATATTAAAAATAGTTATTTTGGAAAAGCTGCTATTAGTTATTACAAATCCATATCTGAAATGAATCAATTCTCAAAAGGAATTGTAAGTGGTGGATTTGGTGCTATGGGGGGTGCAGTAGGTAATGCTATAGGTGGTAGAGTTGGCGGAGAAATTGGAAGTTCTGTTTTTCAATTAAGTGGTGCAGGATTTGCTGGAGGACTTTACTGTGCTCACGATTGGATAGGACATATGGAATATGATAAAAAAGGAGTGTCAGATAATGTTGTTAGGAGTAAAGGGTCTTCTACAACTGATCCTATAGCTAAAGATTATCCAGATACTCTTCAACAGGTTTCAAGTGTCGGTGTTGATTTAATAGCAATTTGTAGAACAATTCAAATAGCTCTAGATAATATAATAAAATTAGAGATAAGTTTAGATGATTTATTAGAGAAAAAAGAGATGAAACAAATTGACATTACAAATTCTGAAGATGCATTAAAATTATTGGAAGAATATAACTCTGCTGAAATATTAAGACATGTAAAACAAACCAGTAGGTATTTAAAACAAGATAAAATAGCTTTAAAAAATATAGATAATGATATTAAAAAGAAAAAAGAAGAACATCGTTTAGCATGTTGGAAAGTTTATGGAATACAAGGTGTTTATGCACCTAAAGCAACGGAAGGCAAAAAAACAGATAAACCGTTAGGAAAAAGGACACCTTCTGAAACAGAAATTGGAGATGCTGCTTCATTGTACGAAAGAAATAAACTTATAGGAAGAGATAAATCTCTTTATGTTCAATTAATAGATATTGTTGTATCTAGTGGTATTACTATTGATAGAATAACACCATTAGATGATAGAAATGTTGATAAATTTAGTATAGATATTGGTTGGGAATTAGAATTACCACTCTATGCCTATATTAAAGATTTTGTACAACAAGGTGAGGAAGAAAAATAAAATAGAAAAGAGGTAAAAATGGCTGAAGACATTTATAATTTTCCTTCATTAAAAATAGAAAACGAATCAGATGTCCAAACAGTAGTTTGGGCTAATGTTTATGGTGTAGATAGTGAGTCGCAAACGATGACTGTATATGTAAGAGATATAGAACAAATGATTCCAGATATACCTATTAATAATATGATTTCATATCATGGTATAGGAGTAAGAATTATGCCAGTAGCTCGTGATTCTATTGTACTTTTATTAAAAAGCGGTGAAAATTATTTTCATATAGGGTACGCATTAGATGGTTTGAGTTCACTTACGTCAGATTTATTAGGAAAGAAAACAACACCAATACTCTTACAAAGATATTTAGAAGAAGGTGAGGTTCAATTATTAGGACTTTCTGGAAATGAGGTTCTTTTAACAAATGATGGTAATGTTCTTATGAAATCTTCAAATAATTCTTATGTTAAACTTGATAGTTTTTCTAGTACTCTCGAAGGTTATTTCGCTAATATGAAATATGAAATGGATGGGGTTCGTATTAGAGCGGGAAATGTAAGACGATCTTTATCTGGAACATTAAGAAAAGAAGATTATTTTGTAGAAACCGAAGATGAAGAGGAACCTTTCAAACCTTTATCTGAATTAATAGAACAAGAAGACGGGACTATAGAACCTTATGAACATCATAAAGAATTTACTGTCCAAGTAGGAACTTTACAAGATGAGGATGGGGAAGATTTAGATTTTAAACAAGGAGATATAGCAAATTCAAGTCCACAAACTGGTTGGATGTCATTAGCATCTCAAGTAATAGATGAGAAAGGACGACCTATGGAAATAGGTGGTGAGCGTGTTCAATTTTTTGTTAGAATGACAAATGGTGGTGGAATGGCTATAACAGAAAACAGTTCTTTCTATATATTAGATAATCTAGGTAGGAGTCATACTAAATTTACCGCTCCAAAGTCAACATCTGATACAACAAATTCAAGCAAGGGATTGCGAGTTACTCCAGAAAATTATATAGATGTTTCCGATTCTGGTATAAGCTTAACACATAAAGGTGGATTTGTGGATTTAAAAACTGACAAAGATGGTGCTCCAGAAATAAATCTCAGTGATGGTAGTGGTAGAAACGTCAAGTTAAATAGTATGGGATTAACATTGAATATGGCAGAGGCTTATATAAGTTTAAATGCTAAAGAAATAAATTTTGACGCAGAAAAATTTACCTTTGGTGGAATGTTGGCTGCTGTTAATGGGGATACAGTTTTTAAAGCAAAGATGACTGCCGCAATGCTAGATGCACATATACATTTAGGTCCATCTGGTCCTCCGGCAGTACCTTTGATGACAATGGTTATGTCTGGACAGATAGCAAGTACTGGAGTTAACGTAGGATGACAGACAAAGATTTCTTATTAAAAGGAATTAAAGGATATAGAACATCGGGTTATTCTCTTGAGGTAATATCTCAAGTAGTGCCTCATTTAATTGGTGATTTATTTAGAACTTTTCATATAACTAATAAGAAAGGTAGTCCTAGTCATATAGGATATGATTGGGGAAGACTAATGGAGTTTCAAATAAATCTTGGTTCTATGATTATATCAAAGAAATTTGATTATTTAGATAATGTTACACTTCAATTCCTGAATGGTTTTAGTACGTTGGAATATCCTCATAGAGTTTTTGTAAAATATCCTCAAAAAGAAATAGATAAATTCATTAAAATATGTAATAAATTTAAAGGATTAGAATGGGATGATATTGTAGATGAATTTGTGGATTCTATTTATAATCTTTTTGCATCTGGAAAGATTATAAATCAACAAATTAATAAAAGGAGTTAGTTATGCCTGAAATGCAAATATTCGAGCCTGTTGTAATAGAAGTAGAAGCACCAGCTATACCAATATTACCAACAATAACAACTCCTCCTTTAGGAATAGGATTACCTCCGCCAATTACCATATCATACACTTGTCCTTTCTCTACATATTGCGGAACTGATGATCCGTGTGATTATACTAAAACTACACCAACATTATCTATTCCAGGAATACCTTCTTTTTCTTTTCCACCTCTATTTAATTTTCCTGTGTTTGGTTTTAGAATAGAAGTTCCTCCACCTCTTTTCGTTAATTGTCCAGCGTTGCCTAAAGAAGAATACCAAGCTAATCAAGACGCAATAGGACAAGATACGAAAAAAGAGACACCTACCACTCCTACAGCAAATGATAAAGGAGAATCTACTAGTCTGTATGAAAATAAAAAATGGGTTAAAGGGATAATATATATATAATATGGCTTTATTAGTCTCTAAATTATCATCAGATTTAGTTGGCGCATTTAAAACCCCTGAATGGACTGTTGCGGCCAATCTATACGCTACAGCTATAAATACATTTTTTATTACTGGAATGGTAACTACAACTGTTACTGGCACAGTTACACCTCCACCACCAGGTACATCATTTGTTGCTGTAGGTACTGGAACAGGTAATCCAGTAACTACTGGATTACCATCTCTAATTACATCTTGTGTCAGTGCTTTTAAAAGCCCATCATGGGCAACAGCAGGAAACATTATAGCAAATGGTATTAACACTTTAGTTTCAACATCAACAATAACTACTACTGTTGCTGGTGCTTTAACTGGTATTGGGGTAGGGACTATTGTACCAACTGGATTAGGGTTATTAACAACACAATTATCTACCGCATTTTCATCTGGTCAAGCTTGGGAACAAACAGCAATGAATATTGCTACTGCTGTAAATACTTTTATAAAAACATGTACGGTCAATACGACAGATACTGGTTCTATACCACCAGTATCTTGGGTTGGTGTTGGAGTAGGGACTATCGCATAAAGGAGTCGTACTATGGCATACGTTAGAAATGAGAAAGTAGAAAACTATATAAGAGCCTTAAAATCTTATTATTATACCGACGGAGAAAAACAAAAAGATGGTTCAGTTACTTTTATAGAAATGATAACAATAGCTAGAGCATCTATAAAAGCAAGAAAAATTAAATATGAAAAATTAAAAGAATTTTTAACAATAAAATTAAACAGACTCTCTTTCTTTAAAGAGACTTATGATGAATTTGTAGATTTATCTCAAATAGAAGGTAAGTATAATGTTTTTAGACAAAATGCAATTGATTTAAATACTTATTCAGATACAATGAATGAAATGGTTGGTAAAATAAATATATCAATTATAGATTTATTAAGAAATATAAGAAGTAATGATAGAGAACACGATGAAATATCAAAAAGATTAGATACTATAAATTCATTATTAGATTTTTATGATTCAGCAGTAGAAGAATTAGATACATTAGAAAATGATATTAATTCAATCGAACCATTAGTAGTATAACATTTATTAATATGATTATAAAAAGTTACTTAAAATTAATTAGTATTTTCTTATATTTTAATTGGTAAAGGTAAAATATGGCAGAAGGTATAAAAATGGTAGGTGGAGATTTTGTTATTAATGGTAGTGGTACTATTGATATGGTAACGGAATCTGAAAAGTGTCTTCGAGATGTTGGAAAAATGCTAATAACTGATGTAGAGGCGACCAAAACAGTTATAACAGAATTTAAACGATATAATCCTAATTATGGAAGCCTACTTAATCAATTAACTATAAATTCTGGAATGAAAAGAACTCAAGTTTTAGAACTTGCTAGTGATTTAGTCTATACAACTATAAAAAATTATTTGGCTTTACAAGAGAGTAGGAGCAATTTAAGTTCTGGAGAAATTATAGTAGATATTAATTTTGATACTTATTTTGATAGAGATAGGCCTAGTGTTCTTCTCATACCAATCCGTTTCACTACTGCTGAAGGAGTTGAGTATAATTTAGGGGAATATGAACAGGAGGTAGTGTAAAATGCAAAGCAAATCTCTAACTGAAATAAGAACTGATTTAATAACTTCAATAAACACACTTCTACCTAATCTTGATTTAACAGAAGGTACACCTGAAAGGGATATGTTTGTAGAGGCACAAATATCTGGAAATCTACAAAACCTTTGGAATACTCTTATTTATACTCAAAAATTACATGCTCCCCTAATATATTATGAAGATTTGGATGAAGAAGATATTGATAGATATTGTTCCACATTCAATGTTATTCCAACTCCAGCTACTTATTCATCTGGACAAGTAACCTTTTATACATCAACAGAACCTACTTCAGATATTGTTATATCAACTGGAACGAGAGTGACTACTGTAAGTGCTGAACCAGTTATATTTGAAGTTATTGGAACATATACATTGTATGAAGCAACAAAAAATTCTTATTACAATTCAGTAACTGAAAGATGGGAAATAACTTGTAATGTTCAAGCCGTTGAATCTGGACCAGATTATAGAGCAGCAAGTGGTGCTATTACTGAAATAGAAACAACAATATCTGGAATTGAAGGTGTTACTAATGAGGATTCTATAACTGGTGGAGAAGATTCCGAATCAATAGTAAATAGATTAAAAAGAGTTAATGAAAAATTCCAGGGTAGAGATTTAGGACCAAGTGCTGGAATTAAGAGTTATTTAAGTACTTATACTTCTTATATAAATATTGTTGGTGCAAATGATCCTCTTATGGAAAGGGATGAGGGGTTAGGCGGTGCAGTTGATATTTATATAATAGGAGAGGATTTAGAAAGTACTCAAGATGTTGTTACAATAACAGAAAATGGGTTATCTCTTGGAACTAATGTAAATTATACTTCTACAGGAATAGTACTAGCAAATCAGCCAGTTGATAGTATTATTAGTGTTATTATTAATGGTACAGTATTAGAACAAGATTACTATGAGTTAACAAAGGATACTGGAACATTAAAAGGTTCAACTGATGGCTTTGATCAAGTAACTTTAACTTCAACAGGATTAATTAATGAAGGTTTCTTTGAAGACGGTGATTCAGTAGAGATAAACTATATTTATAATAAACTATTACACACAATAGATGATGACTTAAATTCAGCCTCAAATCACTTTCAAAACAGAGATTATTTAATTAGAGAAATGACTGATGTTACAGTAGATGTATATATGAAATTTAAAGAATTATCCGGTCAAGATTTTGATGATGTTGCCGATTCTGTAGAACTAGAATTAGCAACTTTTATTGATGATGTTAAAACCGATGGAACAGTTGAATTAGCTGACTTGGTTGGTGTTGCTAAAGCATTTTCTAGTGTTGATAATATAGATTTAACTACAGTAAGTATTACTCCTACTGGGGGTGGTACTTTAACAAATCAAGGTGATTTATTACTCGATAAAAATGAGTACCCTGTACCTGGGACAATCACTTTAGAAAGATGGACTAATTAAATTAGTCTAATCTCATATATTCAATTAAGAACAAATTAAAACTCTGTTAAGGAGAAATGAAACCGTATGAAGAAAATCACTATAGTCTCACCAGAGACAGTTCCTTTACCTTTAAAAGAGGGTTTTCCAGAAAAGATGAAGGAAGGGAATAAAGAGTTCTTTACAAAAGATAAATGCATAAGAACCACAGCCCCTGGAAAAAGAAGTTGGAAGTTCGCAAAATATTTATCTCAATTTGAAGATTTCGAAGTTACTCTATTAATTCCTAATTTAAATATGCCTGACAAGGAATATATAGATGATACTGACATAAACTTTGATATAAAATCTTATAATTTTAAATCAGCTTGTTGGGAATGGTCTGAAGAATTAGATAGAAAACTCATTAAAAGTGATTTTGTAATAGTACAATCTACTACTGGAGCGGGATTTCAAAACGCTTCAGTCCTACCAAAAAGCGTGAATCTTATACTTGATGGATGGGTTCCTTTTTTAGCGGAACTTCCCTGTGTATTATTAAATTATAATAGAATGTACAGAAAAATATTTTGGACTAAAAAATTTATGCCACAATATCAAGATTTATTAAAAAGAGCTAATTGTGTATTATATGCAAATAGTAGACAGCGTTATTATTACGAGGGTCAAATGTATATGATACAAAAGCTTGATTGGAGTTCTTTTAAATTTTCTCCTATGCATAAAATACCTTACGGAGTTGATAAAGTCGAAAAAGTACAAAAGAAAGAAAACAACCCAGACATTTTAAAACTTCTATGGTACGGACCTGTTTATCCTTGGTATTCTCCAGAAACTTTACTTAAAGAACTAAAAAATAATAAAGAAATACAAATTGATTTTGTTGGGGTAGAGCATCCACGGTATAAAAAAGTTTATGACTCTTATTTTAAGAAATTCTTTGATGAAATTAAAGATTCTGAAAATATAAGAGTTATTGAAGAATATTGTGATGATAGTCTAGAATTATTTTCTAATTATGATGCCGGAATAATTTTAGCAAGAGATTGGTTAGAAGAACAATATTCACATAGATGTAGGATACTGGAAATGGTTTCTAGTGGATTCCCAGTAATAATTAACAAAGGAAATTCACTTTATGAAGAATTTGATTTTCTAAGAGATTACCTTCATCCTGTTTCTAGTAACAGTATTGTAAATGATTTATTAAAGATTAAAGAAAATAAAGAAAAATTAGAAATACCGGATGAAAGTGTAGCAAGAATACATCAAATATTAAATTGGGGTAATGTTTTATCCCCACTAGTTGATTACATAAGGAAGTTTTAGAATGAGGGTCAATCACCTTTCCCTAATTGTTGTTAACTAACAAATTAAGTAATTAATATAATAAGGAGAAAATAAAATGAAAAAAAATATTTTAGTAACTGGTGTTGCTGGAATGATGGGAAGTCATTGCACAAATTATTTAATAGATAATTATGGGAGCGAATTTGATATATATGGTGTTGATGATTTGAGTGGTGGATACAAAGAAAATATAAACAATAAATGTAAATTTACAAAATTAGATTTAAGCAATTATAAAAAATTATCAAAATACTTTTACAAAAATTTTAATAAGTCTGGAATAGAATATATAGTTCATCTTGCTGCTTCAGCAGAAGAGATAAGAAGCTATTTTACACCAATAAGAAATTCAAACAGCAATGATGTTGCCTCAAGAAACTTGTTAACGTGTGCATTAAAACATAACATAAAACATTTTGTTTTCTTTACTTCTATGAGTAGATATGGTGATGGTATTGTAAAAGACGGCAATAATAATGTGATATTACAACAACCCGTACCTTTTTTAGAGTCATATATTCCATCTCCTCAAGATCCATATGCTGTATCAAAAGTTTCAACAGAAAACTTAATAACAGCATTTAATAAAATATATGATTTTACATATACGATATTTTGTCCTCACAATTGTTTTGCACCAAATCAATATACTTCAGTATATAGAAATTTTTTAGCAATTTGGCTTAATCTTATATTAATGAATAAAGATTGTTACATATATGGAGATGGTAATCAAACAAGAGCAATTAGTTGGGTAAACGATTTTAATCCTATTATATGTGAAAGTTTATTTAATAAAAAAACATATGGTCAAGTTATTAATATAGGTGGAGATGTTTATAAATCAATAACTGATTGGTATAATATAGTAAGAAAAGTTACTGGTTATGATAAAGATCCTATTTATGTAGATAAAAGACCAGGTGAGGTTTTTAAAGCGTATTGTAATCACGATAAAGCAGAACGTATTACTGGTTTTAAAAATAATACAAAAATTGAAGATGCTATTGAAGAGATGTGGGATTATTTTAAGAAAAAGGGACCGAGGAAGTTTGAATACGTTAAAGACTTTGAGATAGATAGTCCTAAAATACCTATTACTTGGAGAAAGAAGTTATTTTAATTGGGAGCGTTTAATGGAAGATAAAGTAAATATTTGTATGGTTACATTTAATAGAATAGGTTTTACAAAAAATTCAATAGAATCGATTCTTACTCATACTAAATATCCATATACACTAACAGTTGTGGATAATAACAGTCAAGATGGAACCCAGGACTATTTAAAAGATATATATAAAAATGGAAAAATTAAAAATCTAATTTTATTAAGAGAAAATATTGGGATAGCTAAAGCATCTAATCTTGCCTGGCAAACAGAAAATTTTAAATATTATATGAAATATGATAATGATATTATATTTAATTCAGGTTGCTGGTTAACTCCAATGGTTGAATTAATAGAGAATGCTCCAGACATTGCAATAATTGGTTATAGTTTTGAAGGGTGGAACCCTGATGTTTGTCAGATAAATGGTTGTGATGTTCGAGTTAGAGAAGGTAATATTGGTGGGGCTTGTGTTTTAATTCCTGAAAGGACTAGAGAACAGATTGGATATTGGTGTGAAGATTATGGTCTTTATAGTGAAGAAGATTATGATTATTGTCAGAGAGTTAAAAGAATTGGCAAAAGATTTGCATATATGGCTAATCTTGAGATAGGCGATCATCAAGGTGGTGGTGATCTAGAAAATGATGCAACATATTTTCATTGGAAATGCACACAAAGAAGAGAAGGTTTAAAAGTTTTAGGCCAAAATCTTGCAAAATATAGAAAAGATAAAAATACTTTATATATCAAATCTGGTTTAAATCTAAAAGATTATGAAAGTTATTTTTATAAAGGAGAATAATAGTGGGAATTATAGAATCTTATACAGCAGCCGACACATTTCCAACCAAACTCATTCAAAATAAAAAAGTGATTGATATACATGGAAAAATAATACCATACCATATTCAATTATATCCTACAAATGTATGTAATCTCAAATGTGAGTTTTGTAGTTGTGCTAATAGAAATCAAAAAGATGAATTGTCTTTACAAGATACAATCTCAGTCTTATCTGATGCCGCAGAATTGGGATGTAAAGCTGTAACAATATCTGGAGGTGGAGAACCATTACTTCATCCTAATATAAATGAAATAATTGAAATTATTAATGATCTGGGAATGAAGGTAGGTCTTACAACTAATGGCATCGCTTTAAGTAATATAAAAATTGGTAATTTACGAAAAAATATAACCTGGTTAAGAATTAGTCATTCAGATTTGCGGGAGTGGACTTGGGATTATGAAATTAAAATTGCAGAAATTTTAAAATATTGTGGTGCAGTTGATTGGGGCTTTAGTTATGTTGTGACAGACAATATAAATTTTGAAATGTTACAGAAAATCATAAAATTTTCTAATAAAAAAGGTGCTGCATATGTCAGATTAGTTTCTAATCTTTTAAATCTAAATGATGTTAGTGAAATGGCTACTATCAAAGAGTATCTTCAATCACACGATATAGATGATTCAATTGTTATCTATCAAGGCAGAAAAGAATTTCACCCTGGGATTGAGAAGTGTCTTATAAGTTTACTCAAACCAGTTATTAATGCAGATGGTTATATTTATCCATGTTGTTTAAATTCTAATGAAACTGTTATAATTGATGATAATGGTATACTTGTTCCAAAACGGGTAAATGAAGTTAAGGAAGGAGACATGGCATTAGGACATGGTAAAATAAAAAAAGTATGGAAAAAACCTCCAGAAGAAATTTTAAGAATCACTTTAAAGAATAATAGATTTATAGAAGTATCTAAAGATCATATTATGGTAACAAGTAGTTCTTTAGATATTAAAAGTGAAAGATTTAAAGAGTTAAATGATTATACATTAGAAGAAAAACTTGCAAATACTATAGAAATTGATGATTTGATCCCAGTTAAATATCAATTTAATGATTTTGAAACTAGTAGATTTGACTCATTTATAGATGACGATTTAGTTTGGTTAAAAGGACAATATGTTGCTGATGGATGTTCTTCAGATAGAGGTGATAAAGGATATAGTATAGAATTAAAATATGGATTACATGCAACAGAAAAATTAAAAAAATTAGAAAAAGTTTTAAATAAATTCAATTATAAATATAAAGTGTATAAGAGAAGGACAGGTTTTCAGATAAATATATATTCTAAACTCTTATTTAATATATTTAAAGAATGTGGTGGTGATGCATTAAATAAACGAATTCCACCAAGTATCTTTAACTGTAATAATTATCAAAAAGAATTGTTTCTTAAAAGTTATTTTGACGGAGATGGGCATCTAGGTAAACCAAATAAAAGTTATAAAGGATACCGAATTATTTTTTCTACTATTAGTAAGCAATTAGCAAGTGATCTTGTATTATTGTTATCAACATTAGGAATAATAGCTACAATTAGTATACATAAAAGAGATAAGATGGTTATAGAAGAAAGAGAGGTTAATTGTCATGATCTCTATAGAGTAAAAATTTCAGGTAATTATAATCTTTTAAAATTAACAATGTTTCCTGAAATAAAATATTTAGATGTTACTAGGCGAAGTCCTAAACGAGCTTTGGGGTTTTATAAAAAAGATGGATTAATGTTTGTTCCAGTTAAAAAAATTGAAAAAATAATGTCAGATGACTTATTTGATATTCAAGTTGAAAATACAAACATGTTCTATAGTTCATTTGGGATACTTCTTCATAATTGCGGTGTGCAATATGCTAGAAAAGAACCAGATTTAAGTTGTGGTGATAGTATGGCTATGGGGCCTATTCAAGATTTAAAAAAGATATATCAAAAACAAAAATATTTTAATGGAAATCAGTGTGTGAAATGTTACTATAATGATTACAATTTTGTATTGGATAAACTAATATTAAAAATTAAACACGAGGATTTTTTATAATGAAAATATCAGTAGTTTCACCAGTATACAATATTCGTCCAGATTTTCTGGAAAAAAGTATTAACAGTATTTTGAATCAGTCCTACAAGCCGTATGAAATAATAGTTGTTGATGATGGTTCTACAAGAAAAGAAACATTGGATTGTTTAGAAGAATTTAAAAAGAACGAAAGACTAACCATCATTCATCAGGAAAACAAGAAAACTTGCGGTGCTCTAAATACCGGAATTAGAAATATGACTGGAGATTGGTGGGCTGGATTAAGTTCTGATGATATGTGGAAATCTTACAAATTAGAAAAGCAAGTTGCTTTTGCTAAAGAACATCCTGAAGCAATGGTTATTTATGCTGATTGGCAAACTATTGGAGAAGATGATGTAATAGGTGATCCACATTATGTAGAACCAGTATTTAACACATTAGAGGAACAACAACAATTTGTTATAGGAAGTTACTTTGGGATGTGGAGTAATATGGTGGTTCATAAAAGCGTATTTGACAAAGTTGGCATGTTTAATGAGGAATTTGTCGCTTGCGAAGATTACGAAATGCTTGTTAGAATATCACAGTATTATTTATACTATAAAGTTCCAGAAGTTTTGACATCATACAGAATACACGGAGAACAAACCACCAATGGCGATTATGGTTTTCAGGGAAGAATGGGAAAAGAATATGATGCCAAGGCTCATGCTTTAGCAGGGAAGTTGTTTAAAAAATGATTAAATTATCTATACTTATCGCAACAGTTCCATCTCGGATACGAAACTTCTATCCAGATTTGCTTGATTCTATAAATAAACAAATAAGAGATAGAGATGATGTTGAAATTATAGGATTTTATGACAACAAGAAGAGAACTGTTGGTGAAAAAAGAAATGAATTATTGAAGTTGGCACAAGGAGATTTTTTAACATTTGTAGATGATGATGATAGAATAGCAGATGATTATATAATTAGTATCCTTGATTGTATAAATAAAAATCCAGATGCGGATTGTATTGTGTTTGATTGTATAACTACAATTGATGGAGATAAAGATAATCAAACCTATTCTAAATATAGCATAAATTATGAATATAATCAAACAGGAAATCAGTGGAGAGGTAAGCCCGCTCATACAATGGTTTGGAAATCCTCTATAGCAAAGAAACATACATATATAGATAAGAATTATGGTGAAGATATTGATTGGGTCAAACGAGCTTGTTTAGATATAAAAAATGAGGTTAGAATAGACAAAGTTTTGTATTATTACGATTTTAATAATTCAACTACTGAAACAAGAGGATAAATGACTAACTGGAAAGTAAGATCAACCAATTATGAAAAGTTGGAATGGATAAAAAACAAAGAATTTGAAAGTTTCTTTTTGTATTCTATTATAGATAATAAACCATTGGGTAGACTTAACTTTTTGGATATAGGATGTGGTACTGGAATTGTTCTAAAACAATTAATAGAATCTACTGATAAAAGACATAATTATTATGGTGTTGATAATTGTGAAGAAATGCTAAATAAATGTAAATATCTTTTAAATACAAAGGATGTTGAATTACATAAAGTTGATTGTTCAGGGAAAGGGTTAATCTATTTTGATTATATAAAATTTGATGTTATTTATTCTAGGATGTGTTTTCATCATTTAGATGATTTAGAAAACGTATTCAAAACATGTTATAAAATACTTAATGATTCTGGAATAATGCTAATTTGTGAGGGTGTTCCTTTTTCTCATAATATAATAGATGAATATGTAGAAATATTTAAAATAAAAGAACCAGTTAGAAACATAATGTCAGCAGAAGAATTGTCTAATTATTTCATAGATGCTGGATTTAAAGATGTTCATATTAAATATTTTATAATGGAAGATGTAAGTCTTCTTAATTGGTTAAATAATTCTGATTTATATGAAGATGATATAGAAGAAATTTATAATTTACATACAACAAAAGCTTCTGATGAATTTAAAAAAGTATATAAGATACAAGAAAAAGATGGTGATGTTTTTATGAGATGGAAATTCGTTGTTGTTAGTGGTGTTAAATGAAACCAAAATATGCAATAATTCTTGTAGCAGGAATAACTGCCAATGTTAGTTGGACAGGGTTTCCTACTGGAGGCAAACCTAAATGTCTTCACCATATCAATGGTGAAGTTATTTTAGAGAGAAATATAAAACTTTTGAATAAATTTGGAATAGATAATATTATTGTTGTTGTTGGATATCAAAAAGAAAAAGTTATAAATTTTATAGATGAAAAAAATCTAAAAGTCAAATTTGTACACAATGATACGGCACAACTTGTTGATTTCGATCCTTTTGTTTCTTTTAAATTAGGTTTAGATGAAGTAAAAGGTGGGGCTTTTCTTCTATTCCAGGGAGATTGCATATGTTCTGAAAAATATTTAAAAGCATTAATTGATGCTGAAAATGATTATTGTTTAAATGGTAGTGGTCAAGAAATAAGAATAATAAAAATAAACAAAGATGTAATGCCAGATTTTGATTCATTTATAGAAGAGAGTGTAAAATATCGTAATCTTTCAATAGCACATCCTTTTGCTATTGGTTCTTATTATTATATGTTAGAGTTAGGTGCTACTGTATTAGAAGAAGAATCAAAAGAAATAGCCGAAGTTGACCATTACAATTATTGTGATGAAGGTCATCCAGACGGTAAAATGATTTATCCATTAATAGAAAAATTAGGAGATTGTGATGAAAGTTAATATAGTAACAGAAGGTAATTGGATAAAGAAATTTTGGTCAGATAAAATTGTGGAATATAATAAAACAGAAATGGAACAAACTATATCTTTAGAACCTAAAAATGATGTTGATGTTAATTTCTATGTTTGTTATAACACGTTCCTTCCTTTCAACAAAACAAACGCCTTAGATGTTGGGTACGTCACACACATACACGAAAACAGTCCAGAAAGTCACAGTATAGATATAGGTCACGACTTTAATAAGTTCAGACAACTAGATGCCTGGATTCATCAATCTAAAAGAAGTTTAAAACAATTCTTAGATATGGGTTATCCAAAAGATAAGAACTTTAACCTAACATCACCTGTTGAAGTCCACAAATTCAAGCCTACGATATCTATCGGTATATTCCAAAACGGTGAAGTTGTAGGTAAAGGGCTTCACTTTATGGAAGATTTTGTAGACTCTGGAATAAACCTTGAAAATTTCAAGTTCATCTTCTGTGGACGAGGGTGGGAATCTGTTATAAGTCGATTACAAGAAAAAAATATTAGGTATGAGACTTACAATTACACTCCAGAGGAATACCATAATGTAGAACATCGTGTATTGTATGAGAAAATAGATTATCTTTTAGTTCCATCTTTGTGGGAAGGTGGACCGGTCGCACCCCTTGAAGCTATGTCTTGTGGTATTCCTATTATTTCATCTGATGTTGGACTTATTCCAGAGTTTAATATTGAATATATGTTTTCCGCAGGAACACTAACATCGTTAATGGCAATCTTTAAAGATATAGAAAATCAATATTTAAAAAGAAGGAATAAGGTAATAAATTTAACTTATGAAAATTTCAATGAAAAACTATATGAAATATTTAAGGGGTTACTAGGATGAAAACATTTTTTATTAATATGGCTTGGGATGCTGCGGGATGTTCTTATAAGCAAGCAGAGGCTATTAATATGCATACTGATTGGGATGCAAGACATTTCAGAGCAGTAAAAACATTTTATGATGATTTGGATTTAGGTCCAGAAAATTATAATAAAGATGAATTTATTAGTATAATAGAAGAATCTGACATACTTCATTTTTGTTCTGCTGACCATAACTATATAAGCACTCACGATTTTAGTTTTGATTGGAATGAACTAGTTAAAGATAAAGTTAAAATATTTCACGATTATAATAGTTTTATGGGGAGATGGAGTGAACGTGCTGAAAAAAAAGATACTTGGAATAGAAGAGAAAATACAGGATATAATGCAATATTTTCTTCTATACCACAAGCGACTGAAATATATAAAGATTGTGTGTATATACCAGATGTGGTAAATGAATTATCAGAAGATTATACACCATCAGATATAGATAGAAAACAAATAATCATAGGGCATTTTCCAACTGGTGGTGGTAATAATAAAAATACCGAAGAGCTTAAATGGGCTTTGCGTAAATACGGTATGGCTATTCAATATCATATCGTTACCGATGTACCTCATAAAAGAATCATAGAGATAAAGAAACAATGCACTATGGGTTTCGATGCTTTATGGAGAGGTTTTCATGGAATGACTACAGTAGAGAACATAGCACTCGGAATACCAACAATGACAAGTGCTGATGGTTGTTTTGAACAAGTCTTTAAAGAATTTCATCAAACAGACATCTTTCCATTTGAAGTAGTTAATACTAAAGAAGATATAGATAAATGTATTGGAAAATACAAAGACAATCCAGAATCTTTAGAGGAAAGGTCAAAAGAAGTAAGACAGTTTGCATTAGATAAATGGTCTTATAAAAATATAGCTAATAGAATTGTTGAGGAATATGAAAAGTTGTTATGATATTTAAATTTAACAATAAACAATACGAATATGCTGATACTCCAAATCCTGATAGGAGAGTAGAAATTCCTATAATTAAAGAGTATTTACGTGAATATAAAGGAAAGAACATTCTTGAGATAGGTAATGTATTGGTAAATTTTTGTTCATCAAATCACGACATTGTAGATAAATACGATACTGCTAAATATTGTATTAATGAGGATATAATAAATTATCATTCTATTAGTAAATATGATTTTATAGTAAGCATATCAACATTAGAGCATATAGGTTATGAACCTCCAGAAGAAAAGGATGAGACTAAAGTTATAAGAACAGTACACCATATAAAGCAAAACCTTTTAAAGGAAGGTGGTGAATTTGTATTCACAATACCTTTAGGATTTAATAAAATATTAGATGAACAAATGATGAATGAGAATTTTAAAATAGATGAAAAATATTTTATGAAAAGAATATCACTCAGCGTATGGGAACAGGATTTTGATCCAGATATGATTGCTGGTTATTATGATAATCCTTTTGGGTGTGCTAACAAAATATTAATAGGAGTTATAAAATGAAAATATTAATTACTGGTGGAGCAGGTTTTATTGGAGCTAATTTGGCTTTCTATCTACGTGATAAAGGTCACGAAATAATTGCAATGGACAATCTTGTAAGAAGAGGTGCTGAGTACAACTTAAACGATTTTAAAAAGAAAGGTATAAAGTTCTTACACGGAGATATAAGATGCAAAGAGGATTTTGTAGGAATTGAAAACATAGATGCTATATGTGAATGTAGTGCCCAACCATCTGCTATAGATGGTTACGACAATCCTTATTATGATTTCTCAAATAATACGTTGGGTTTAGTAAACGTGTTAGAAATAGCAAGAGAAAACAATGCTACTGTTATATTCTGGTCAACAAACAAAGTCTATAGCGGTGAAAAAGTAAACGCATATCCAATGAACGAAACAGATACTCGTTATGAGTGGGCGGATGAAATGACGGAAGATCAGGCTAAAAAATTAGATTTTAAAGGTTGGAATCCAAAATTTGGTTTTTCAGAAGAGTTTAGTATAGATGGGGGACAACATTCCGTCTATGGTATGAGTAAAGTCATGTCAGACTTAGCTTGCCAAGAATACAGTGATGCCTTTGGTGTAAAAACTGTTGTCAACAGGTTCTCCTGCTTGGCGGGTTCAAGACAGTGGGGCAAAGTCGCTCAAGGATGGGTAGCTTGGTGGGCAATAGCTACAGAATTTGATTTGCCTATAACATATATTGGATGGAAAGGAAAACAAGTCAGAGACGTTTTGTTCATAGACGACATTTGCAAGTTGATTGAAATGGAGATAAATAATATTGATAAAATTGCTGGAGAGGTTTTTAATATTGGTGGTGGTCACGAATGTACAATGTCTCTTATTGAAGCAACCAATCTTATGGAAAAAATGTATAATAAAAAATTAAAAACAAAACAAATACAAGAACCAAGAAAATCTGATCAATGTATTTACATATCCGACATCAGAAAAATTCAAAATGTATTAGGGTGGAAACCTTCTATTACTTTAGAAGAAGGATATGAAAAAATAATAGCGTGGATTAAAGATAATAAAGATTTATTATCAAATTTGTATTTGTAGAGGGACGTTTGTGAAAAAAGTAGCTTTTTGTATAACAATGTATAATGAAAAAGATGTTGTGCAACATAACATTAATATGATTAAACATCATTACAGAGATGACAGTTTTGTTATTGTTATCCAATCAGATTCTGGTCAAACAATTACTGGATATGACGTGTTCGAAGTTTTCCCTAATTTAGGCGGTACTATTAACCCATATAAATTAGCAGCAAATTCCGTTACAAGAAACTATAATCGTGCTTTCACTATTTTATATGAACAGCCTAATGAGTTTAAATATGTCGTAGCTTTAACAGGTGATACTTACATTTCAGACATACTAGGATTGGAAAGACTTTATACAAGGATGATAAGAGAGAAAAAAGTTGCAGGTGTTTCACAAGCAATTGGTCAGAGATTCCATGCAACAATAGACAATCCGCCAGATGTTGTTGAAGGGAGACTTCAATATGAGGGTATAAGCGACTTTATGCCCCAATTCTTTATAATTGATGGGGAATTTGCTTTTAGAAATAGGGTATTTTACAACATAGAAGTAACAAATGATTTTTGTACAGAACAGTGTTTGGGAGATGAGTTGTCAAAATATGTAGGAGAACCTTTTAGTAGAGATGTTTTTATTTTAGCAAAAAATGCATATGATTATGGTGATGGAATAGAATATAATAAAAATGATTAAGTGTGTTATATTCGATATGGATGGAGTTCTTTGCGAATTAGTAGAAGTTCATCGAGATTCTTTTAATGATGCATTAGCGGAGGTTTGTGACTATAAAGTTGTTGGGAACGAGTTTTGGAAATACTATAACGGTTTACCTACTAGAACAAAATTAGCAATGTTAGTCAATCGTGGTATAATACATCCCAATGATGTTGAAAAAGTTTGGTCTTATAAACAAGATAAAACTTTTATTAGAATAGAAACCAATTTAAGTATTGATGAACAAAAGATTGAATTGCATAAATTTCTAAAAAAGAAAGGGTACTTATTGGCTTGTGTTTCTAATTCAATAATAAAAACTATAAACCTAGCGTTGAAAGTAACAGGACAACTTGAATATATGGATTTAGTTCTTGGTAACGAAATATTCAAAGATAAACCAAAACCCAATCCTTACTGTTATACTTTGGCAATGAATAAATTAAACCTAGAAAAAAATGAAACCTTAATTGTAGAAGATTCTGAAAAAGGGATAATCTCTGCTAGAATGTCTGGAGCTAATGTTTTAGAGGTAGCTGACCCAACAGAAGTTACAATAGAAAATGTTATTAATAAAATTGATTCGTTAGACAAAAGGAGTGTTTGAAATGAGTCAAACAGAAGAAGAAAAGAAATACACTAGTATGCAAAAAGATTGGTACGAGGGAAATGCAAACAATAGTAAATACGGAGACGGTGTATGCATAATAGACGCAATAGTAGGAAACTTTCCTCATCAAGAAAAGTTTCCATATGAATCTTGGTTGTTTAAACACTATGAACCTAAACCTGATCATATTTGTTATGAGTATGGTTGTGGACCTGGTAGACAGATACGTAGGATGTTACCACATTTTAATAGAGTAGATGGTGTAGATATATCAAAAAAGAATTTAGAAAATGCTAAGGATTATATAGGTTATAACTACAATGGAATACTTGTTGAAAATGATGGAACGAGTGTGCCACTTAATGATAAGTATGATTTTTGTTATTCTGTAATATGTCTTCAACACATACCTTCTTATTCGATTAGAAGAAAAATATTAGATAATATGTATGAAAGCTTAAAGGATGGTGGAAGCATTTGTATTCAGTTAGCTTTTGGAGTGTCAATTAATAACACTCCAACATATGGTTATTACGAAGATTTTTATGATGCTGACGTTACTAATGGGAGAGCTGACTGTCGTGTTGATAATATAAATGAGGTGATGGAAGATTTTGCAAATATAGGGTTTAAATACATCTGTACTGAATTTTCTGAAACAGTAGAAGACCATCACCCAAAATGGATTTGGATTTATGGAACAAGATAAGTTTATTGGGCATTATATAGAATGGAGAGAAAAAAGAATTAATGCAATAATAAAGCATTATACTATTGATTTCTTTAAAGATAAATCAATTGTTGAACTTGGTGCAGGGCATGGTGATGTAGGAAATTATTTTAATGGAATAGGAGCTAATGTTGTTTGTATTGAGGGTAGACAAGATAATGTCTCCTACATTAAAAATAATTTTAAAAATATAAAAACAATTAAAAAAGATTTTGATATTGAATCTCTTGATATTGAATATGTTGATATTATAATAAATATGGGAGTACTTTATCATTTAAAAAATCCATCAAAACTTTTAATAGAAACATGTATGTTATGTAATTATATAATACTTGAAACTGAAGTTGTTGATAGTAGGAACATCTCGGATATAACTTACATTGATGAAAATCAAAAAGAATACGATCAATCTCTTCATGGGGTAGGAGCAAGAATGTCTGTAGGAATGATTGAACATATATTAAATACATATAATTTTAAATTTAAAAGAATAAAGGATAATTCATGTAATTCTGGTCCACACGTTTATGATTGGAAAGAAAAAAATAATGGTCATTGGGAATCTGGACAAAGAGCGTTATGGTTTTGTGAGAAAATAAGAAAGGAGTAATGATATGAATAAAACGATTAATATTTGCATTCCTATGGCGGGGGAAGGAAAAAGATTTAAAGACGCTGGATATGAAGTTCCGAAACCTTTTATACCAGTAAACGGCAAACCAATGATACAAAGAGTTATAGAAAATTTGGATTTTGCAAAATACGGTATGAGATTTATCTTTATTGTTCAAAAGAAACATTGCGAACAATTTAATTTTGATGTAAAAATAAGAGAGGCAATAGAAAATTCGTATGGCAAAAAAGTAGCCATATCTTCAGACATAATACAAATAGATTATATTACCGAGGGAGCTGCTTGTACTGTTTTAAAAGCGAGAGATTTAATAAATAATGATACACAACTACTAATAGCAAACAGTGATCAATTAGTAGATTGGAGTATTGATTTATTTATGAAGAGTATAGAAATAACTAAATCAGATGGAGCGATTCCAGTATTTCACGCAACACATCCTAAGTGGTCTTACGCTGAACTAGATGAAGATGGTAATGTTATAAGAGTTAGAGAAAAAGAACCAATATCAACGTATGCAACTATCGGATTGTATTGGTTTGCCAAAGGCTCTGATTATGTATGGGCAGCAGATGAAATGATACATAAAAATTTAAGGGTAAATAACGAATTTTATGTTTGCCCAACATATAACGAGTTGATTATACCAAAAAATAAAAAGGTTGCGGCTTTCCCAGTCCCAACTTGTGCTATGCATGGACTAGGAACACCAGAAGATTTAGAGGAGTATCTAGAATTAGGAGTTTGATGTGAGGAAATATAAAAGATGGTCAAATTTTGAGATAGACTTTCTTAAAAAGAATAATATGAAAGACAGATTGTTTTTAATTAACAAATTAGAAAGAGGTTGGCGATCTATACGAACTAAAATAGTTGAGTTAGGTTTAGAATACAAACCTTATAGAATATATAATTTAGATACTTGTTTTTTTGAGAAACCAAACATAGAAAATTCGTATTGGGCAGGTTTTATCGCTGCTGATGGTTATATAAGAAAAGATGGGAAAACTTTAGAAATAAGTATATCTGAAAAAGATTCGGATTTATTGTTATCTTTTAAAAAATCTATAAAATATGATGGGTTTATTAAAAAAAGAAAAATTAAAAAAGGAAGTGATCAAGTAAGATTGTTAATTAAATGCCGTAAAATAATAGATGATCTGAAAAATAATTTTAATATTGTCAATAACAAATCATTAATATTAAAACCACCTAATATTGAAGGTATTAACACATTATCGTATATTAAAGGTTATTGTGACGGTGATGGATCTATCAAATTAAATAGTAGAGGGAAAGTAGCAATAGATTTTAATGGTACAAAAAATTTACTAGAATGGATAAGACATATCTTTAAAGAAATAAACCCAAATAAAATAGGAAAGGGATTAATACACAAACAAAAATCAATCTACAGATGGTCGTTGTATGGTAAAAACGCAGAATATTTTGGAAATATATTAAAATCAACCGATACGTATCATCTTAAACGAAAATGGGAAAAAATAAAAACAAAAAAAATACATAATGTCAAAGATTTTACAAGAGGATGGATTTTAGGTGCATTTCTACCATCATTGTTTATAAATAACAAATTCGAAGTTGGTATTCAAAGATACAAAGCTGAAGATATTGAGGCGAGACATATTCATAAAGTAGCAGTTGAAATAAGTGTAATAGTATCTGGTGAGGTTGAAATGGATGGTATTAGATATAAAGAAGATGATATAATTTATCTAGAACCAGGTGATTCAACTGATTTTAAAGCAATTACTGATGCTATAATAACAGTAGTAAAAATACCATCTGTGATAGGGGATAAGTATTTAGATGGGTGAATTATATCTACATGATTTATCAAAGTATAATTGTAATATCTTTGTAGAAACTGGAACAGGAAAAGGAACTGGAATAGAACACGCTTTGAAATACAGGTTCGATAAACTTTATTCTATCGAGATACATACTCAACTATATAATGAGTGTAAAAACAAATTTGCATCAAACAGACTTAAACTAATTAATGCAACTTCTATCGATGGTCTCAAAAAGATACTTAAAGAAACAGATAAAAATGATACTATTTTATTTTGGCTTGATGCCCATTTTCCTGGTGCTGATTTCCAATTAGGGAGCTATTATGACAATATCGAATTTAATCTAAAATTCCCTTTAGAATGGGAAATCAACTTAATTTATGAAACAAGAAAAAAGTGTAAAGATGTTTTTATAATAGATGATCTTCAATTATATGAAGATGGTGATTACGAACTTAAATGGGAACAAGATTTCATTGATAGATTTAGAATGTCAAACGAATTTATTTATGATAAATATTTTGATACACACAACTTTATTAAAGATTACCGACACCAGGGATTTCTAATATTGGAGCCTAAAGATGATACTTATCGCCCATAGAGGAAACATAAACGGAAAATCTGATAGAGAAAATCATCCAGATTATATAAAAGAAGCTCTGGATATTGGATATAATGTTGAGGTAGATGTTTGGTATGATACTAAAACATTTTACCTTGGACACGATAGACCAGAATATGATATTGATGAAGACTTTCTTAAAGATTCTAGGATATGGTGTCATGCAAAAACCAGCATTGCGTTACACCGTCTTCTTGAATTAAACACGATTTGTTTTTTTCACGATACTGATGAAGTTACCTTAACATCAAACGGATATATTTGGACATTCCCAGGAAAAAGTCTAACAAAAAAATCTATATGCGTTCTTCCAGAAGAATCAAGAATATCTTTTCCTACCATAAAATGTTCAGGTATTTGTAGTGATATTATTAATTTATATAAAAAGGAATAATAATGGTTTCTATTTTAACACCAATACACAACACTAACGTAGCCTTGTTAGCGATGTGTCTTGAATCCGTAAAGAATCAGACATATGAGGAATGGGAATGGTGTATTACAAATGACGGTTCTACAGACAATGCTACTATAAACTTCTTAAATTCAATTGACCATCCTAAAATAAAAATAATTAATTTACCTACCAATGTAGGAATTGGCGAGGCTACACAAAGAGCTTTTGAGATTTCAAAAGGGGAATATATTGCATTTATAGATAGTGATGACGAACTCACCGCAGATGCCCTTGAATTATCTGTTAAAACTTTAAGAGAAACAAATTCTGATATGGTTTATTCAGATGAGGCTTTGTTGTCAATGGACGGAAAATTATCTGGTGTGCATTATAAACCAGACTTCTCTCCAGATATGCTATTATCTCAAAATTATATATGCCATTTTGTAATGTTAAAAAGGGAATTATATGAACAAGCTGGAGGTTTAAGAGGGGGTTATGATGGAGCACAGGATCATGATTTCTTATTAAGAGTTGTTGAAAAAACTGATAAAGTAGCACATATCTCAAAAGTTTTATATCTATGGAGAATCGTTCAATCTTCTATAACACATGACAATTCCTCTAAAAATGCAGTATGGGAGAGAGGGAAAAGTTGCATAGAAACAGCTTTAAAAAGAAGACATGGTGGAGGTTCAGTAGACTTTGGCAAATCTTTTGGGAACTACTCTTTAAAAAGAGATGTTATTGGCAATCCTATAGTTAGTATAATCATTCCTTATAAAGATAACATAATAAATTTAGAAAAATGTATTAGAGAAATATTAATAAAATCAACTTATAGAAATGTTGAATTAATTGTTGTTAGCAATGTTGAAGATACTCAAAATAAGCTAAATAGAATTAGTGGAAAAGCTAAAATAGTTTATACTAATGAAGGTTTTAACTACGGGAAATTTCTAAATGCTGGTGTTGACGTTGCTCAAGGAGAACACATAATAATAACTCATGATGATTTCGAACCTATCAATGAAAATTGGATTGAATGTTTATTAGATCATTCTCAAAGATCAGAAGTAGGTGCTGTTGGAGGTAAACTATTATTTCCAAATAATACCATACAACACACAAATTATTTTGTAAAAGGTCCAGAAATAGTTATATACCCATACAAAAATCAATCATCTTCTTATGCAGGATATTATAACAGAGCCATAAATATTCAAAATGTAAGTTCTGTTTCTGATGCTTGTATGATGTTTAAAAAAAGTGTTTATGAAGAGATTGATAAATTTAATGATAAAGAGTTAATAATCGATTTTGCTGATGTTGATTTTTGTTTAAGATTGTACGAGAAAGGATATTATAATGTGTTTACTCCTTTATGTCGAGGAACTCACAAAGAAAGTAAAAATAAAGGTTCTATAATTTCAGTAAGAGAAAGAAATGAAATAAAACAACAAGATAAGAGATATATGCTACAAAGACATTCTGAAATATTAAAAAAGGGTGATCCTTTTTACAATATCAATTTTAATCTTTCTCCTGTTTTTTCTTATCCGGCATTAAGTATGGATAATAATAAAATAATATCAGCAATAAGTAATGAAACACGCAATAATATTAATCAAATTAGAGGAGAAAGACCTAACATACAACAGAGAAATGCATTACTTGAATCAGCTAATAAAAAAAGTGATGTTGTAGACACATCCCGTTTAGTATCTTTTATAATTCCAATATATGATTGTTATCCTGTTGCTGTAGCCTCAATTCTTTCCCAAACGTATCCTAATTATGAAATATTACTAATTCATGATGGTCCAATGTCTATAAAAACAGAAGAAATGTTAGATGATTTTAGAAAGCACAGCAACAAAATTAAAGTAATGAAAACAGATAAAAGATATAACGATGTTGGTCATACCCCCAGAAGTTATGGATTGACTAGAGTATCTGAAAAGAGTGATTTAATAGTATTTACTGGTGCTGATAATTATTACATTCCAAAGTTCTTGGAATATATGGTACTACCTTTTACCAATAGTAAAGTACTTGGGGCGTACTGCAACTGCCTTCATAACTATTGGGATTGGAATCTTATAAATACTCGTTTAGTTTTTGGTAGTATTGATTGTGGTTGTTTTATGGTAAGAACACCGATTGCTCGTAAAATAGGATGGAAACATAGGGTTCACGAAGCTGATTGGTTATTTATAAAAGAAATGTTAAAAATTTATGGAAGGGGGGCAATATCAAAAGTACCAAAGACTTTATTTATACACAATTAAAGGAGATAAAACTAAATGAATTTAAATAATATTAAAGAAGTTAGAATAGAAAATACTGTAACGAGAAATGATCCTATAATAGAAAAGTGGACAAAAAATTATTTAGCTAATCTAAATAGTAAGATTTTTGTTTCAGAAAATTCAAGACCTTTCTCTTTTTTACAGAGAACAATGCCTTATAGGAATAAGCCTTTTGTCCTTGTAGTAGGTGGTCCGTCACTAGATAAAAACGTGAATATCCTTAAAAAATATGAAAAAAATGTTATTATTTTATCGTGTGATGTTACACTATATAAACTATTAGAATATGATATTAAACCAGATTTTGTAGTAAATATCGACCCATCAGATATGTTTGTTAGATTTTGGAATGATTTGGAAACATCGGAGATAAATCTAATATGTCCTACATCAGCCCATCCAGACATACTTGATTGTTGGAAAGGAAAAATATTTTTCTTTAATCAAGCCGATGTACCAAATTCAAGTAAAGGGAATGCTTTGAAAAAACTTACAAAATCTACTGGGGCTTTTGGAACTATTTTTAATAGATTTTTTATAGGAGCAACAATGTTACAGGTAGTATCTCATTTCAATCCAAGTAAAGTAATATTAATGGGATACGATTTTGCTTATACTGATGGAAAAGCTTATTGTGATGGGTTCTTAGACAGAAAAATATATGACGATACTCTTGAACCTGGAAGTCCTGAACAGATAGAACATATAGAAAAATTAAAGGCTATGGAAATCAAGTCTGATTCAGAAATAAAAGACGTTAATAGAAACCTCGTAAAGACAAGTAAAACATTCATTTTTTATAGAAATAGTTTTTTAGATTTAATAAAAAAACTAAAAGTTGATGCTGTCAATTCTACTGAAGGTGGTATATTAACAGGAATGCCAAATATGAAATTAAAAGATAGCTTATACCATTACTGTAAAGATAAAATAGATAAGATAGATGTTTTTGCAATGCCAAAAAGCAAAAGACGTAAGAGGAGAAAGAAAAGGTGATAGGTGATATTAATAACATTGCACTATATTCTCAAGATTTATTGAACGGAACTACAACTATCGTAATTTCTTTTGATAAACCTACTGGAGATATAGGCGGTTATTACCTTTATAAAAGCTATGATGATATTACTTATGAAGAGGATTCTTTTTTAATAGACTTTGTTCATTATGAGCCAGGAGATACCCAAAGCAATTACACTACAGAATCTGGAAGTACTGTTTATTTTACATATTCAATTCCATCTGGTGCATCTGACGGAAGAATGATTTACATCAAAATGATAGGCATTTCAGTAGCTAACGACATGTCTAATTATTCTGATGTAATCTCTACTTATATTGCTCCAACAAAACCGTCAAATTTAATGATAAGATATGATGGATATGATGCAATGCTATCTTGGGATGAATTAAGTACTAGTACAGGAAGAAATTCATCTCTTGTTGACTTTTCTGTTTATAGAAAAAATATAACGCAACTTTCTGATGTTACATATGACGATGGTACTTTAACTCATTCTAGCCTAGAAGTTGGCAAAGCTTTTTGGATTACAGATAGGATAAAAAGATGTATATGGTTTGGTGAAATAACAACTGAAGGCGAATTTGTTATGAGTGATTCTAATAAGGTTACTCAAGCAAGTGATAATTCAGAGGAATATTCAATATTAGAGGATAATTTACAATATTTCATAGAAGATACTTCAAGTTCTGTTTTAGTTGGAAACTCATTTGTTAATAGCTACATTGATACTACTTACGTTTCGGATACGAGATACATTTATACAGTTGTATCAAACGGAACTGGTTCTAAAACAAGCGAAGAAGTAAAATACTTTTTATATACTGTTGACTTTCTACAAGCGTACCCTTATTTAAGATCGGCAGGTAATTCCGATAATGCTGTTTTACAACAAACTCAATGGAAACTTTTAAAAGCAGCTCTTATTGATTCTAATTACTATGATAAAACAGCATACGCAATTCCTTATTTTAAGGATCAACCATACAATTTAAAAGGATATTTAGGAGTATCTAATAGTAAATTAGATGTTTTTATAAATGATATCTACTCTTTTACTACTTCAACAGGAAATTATGGGGAATTTGATTTAAATTACTCTTTTAATAAAGGAGAAACGTTAGTATCATTTCAAGCAAGGGATAAATATAATATAAAATTTTCAAGACAATCAGCACCGTACAGTATAAGAACAATTAATCTTTATTCTTGGTTTTATTCTTTAGGTGTTCAATATGATGAGGTTGAAACAGAGGCTGAAGCTATTCAAACAGACGTATCAATTTCTGAAGCGAGATATTCTTCTTTTGTTGATATGTATGCACCATTAATTGAATTATATAAACAAGGGGATGAAAGTGAAACAATATTTAGAGCTATAGCTTCTGAAGTATTTAAAGCATTTGAATATGCGTCTTATGAAAGGAGTTTAGAATTATTATTAGATGCTTTTAAAAACAATCTCGAATCTTTTGATGATTATTATATTTACTATAGAGACGACTTATATAACACCCATAGAACCTCCTATATCTTTGCATCAACATCAACCGGATTAACTAGAAATGATTATTATTACGGGATTTCATCGTGTACAAATGATGGTGCGGAAACAGATATTCAATCATTGAGAGTGGATAGAAGATGGTGGCCTAATGTTTATACTGGTGTAAATGTTTTAATGTGGGATTATGCTTTTGATACTGATTTTTATAAGATATATAGAGGGACATCTTTAGATAATATGTATTTTTTAACTTCTACTGAAACAAACTTTTTTGTAGATATTGGTGGGTTTTCTCCGAACACTTCTATATATCCAAGATTATACAATTATACTAGTTTAGAAAAGCCTGAAAATCTAATATTATATGATAAATACAGTATAAATAATCTATTTATGAGACTTAAAAAATCCACATCATTAGTTATTATTTTATATGGTAAAAGTTCAAGTACTATAGAAGATTACAATATTGAGAGACTTTTATTACTTTTTGAAAAGTTTATTCCTCCAGAGATATTGTACCGAGTAATATTTGCTAACGATGATAAAGTAATTCTATATCCTGAAGGAGAAGAGATAGATTTATCAGAACCCCCTTTAAACTATGCTATTTATGATGAATCGTACTATGATAATAACGAGGTATATTCATAAGATATGAGAAAAAGACAATTTGGTAAAGGTAGAGAAGTAGTAGCAAGCGAGCATAATCTCGCTCAAGATTATATTGAATATAATTTGAGAGAGATAGCTTTAGATGGTAATATAAAAGGTATTATATCTGGCGGAACATTTCAACCACACTTAACATTAGAACATACAATTACACTTCAAAATTTGATTGCAAGAAGCTATCTTGGAGAAAGAATATACGTACCTACCAATACTAATATTTTTATGAAACCATCAGTTGACCCTACTGCTGGAAAAGAAGTATATGTAACAGCTTATGTTGAATATACTTATCAAACATCTGAACAAGATACTGACATTGATGACGTTGTTTATTATAAAGATTATCAAAATAGCTATAATATTTCTACTATTCAAGGTACGATAGCAAATATAGGAAGTGCTGTACGACCAACAATACCAACAAATGCTGTCCTTCTATGTGACGTTTTATACGATACTACACTTTATGCTAGTGGTTCTATACAAGTTAGTGATATAGATATATCAAGACAAGACAGATTTGATAGTCAGGCAATAGTAAATCTTCAAGTTACAGGTACTGCCGAAATACAAGGAGCTTCAACATTTGGTTCTGATATAAGTTTACAAGGAAATTCAATAACAGATGTAGCAGATCCCACAACTGATAATGAAGTTGGAGATAGGGGATATAATGATATTAGATATGTAAATGTTACTGGAGATACAATGACTGGAGCTTTAACTATTCCAGATTTAACAGTAACTGCTAATATGAATATTGAGGACTTAAATGTTGGGGGATCTTTAACAGTAGATGATAATTCAGTAATAACAAATGATTTAACTGTTGAAGAAGGTAGTTTTTCTGTTAATAAGGGAGATGCCTCTATTGGTAGTGCATCTGGTGGAGGTGATTTAGTAGTATATAACAAACTAACTGCGAAAGGTCTGGTGTTTCCTTGGGGAAGCAGTTTAGCCTATACTGTTGGTGAAGTTGTTTATTATGAAGACGGTATTTATAAATGTATTACCGGACACACTTCAACAGCTAACTTTGTTGATGATATAGCAAATTGGGAATCTATAGGCGGTGGTGGTGGAACAACTCACCGTGTTAGCATGACTGCACACGGATTCATTCCAGGCGATATTTTAAGATGGGATTCTACAGTCGATCCAGATGGATATGTAAAAGCTAAAGCAGATGATCCAAATACTCTTGGACAATTTGTTGTAATAAGAGTACTTGATGCTGACAATTTTCTAATAAGTTCAGGTGGATACTTTGAGGATTTAACTTATACGGTAGGTTATACTCCTAATTCTTGGTACTACTTATCAGACACTACTGCTGGTGAAGTTACGGCAACAGAGCCTCAAATATCAAATCCGATGCTATATGCCATTACTACTAATGAGGCTTTTGTTATACCGTATCGTCCCGCTATTGGTGCAGCAATGCAAGTTGATGAGTACACAGCAACAGTAAGTCAAACAGCATTCACTTTAACAGAAACACCAATACACCAAGATTATCTAATAGTATCAATTGATGGTGTTCTTCAAAGTAAAGCAGCGTATACATGGAACGGCACAACAGTAACGTTTGTGACTCCATTATACGGTGGAGAAGAAGTAAGATTACAGTATGTTCATAATATGTTTGCACATCCTGGGGCAAGTTTAGATAGTGATGAATTTACAGTAACATCTACAGGGGAGACTCAATTTACATTAAGCTATTCTCCAATATCAAAAGATTTTATAATTGTTTCAATTGATGGTGCTCTTCAAAATAACACAGCATTCTCGTTAGTCGATGATGTGCTTATATTTGCAACACCTTTAGTTGCTGGAAATGTTGTGAGAGTCCTACATATTAGAAATTTAAATGTGATAGAGCCTCCTACTGGAAGTATACGAAGAGAACATTTAGACACGGACAATATTTATGGTGGAGATATTTCTTTAGATGGAAACTTATCCATAAGTAGTAACGAAGGTATTGCATTAGAAGTAATTACTTCTACTGGAGTTTCGTTGGAAGTAGTTACATCTACTGGAGTAACTGGTGTTTCTGGATTACTAGTATATGATGATGTTGGTTTTGGAGAAGTGGGAGGTATAACTTTAACAAATACTACAAACACATCTATAAACACAGGTATAGGAACAATACGTCTTACTCAAGCAGGGACAACATCGGACAGTGCTGGATGGTTAAAAATATATATAGGAACAAGTGTTTATTATATTCCTGTATTTACAGACATAGAAGGAACTTAAATTATGAATAAGATACTATTCGAAGGTAAAATACAAAATCTATATAGCACGGATTACGAATATCTTCAAGATACAACAGAAGATGAATTAAAAAAATTGTATCGACAAATTATTCAAAATCCTGGAGTTGCGGCAATAATCAAAGGTTTTAATCTTGCAGTCAGTACTACAGATGCAACCAAAGTTATGATTTATCACGAAGGGGGTTGGGGCGGATTAATATCTGAAAATGCTGACATAATAGAAACTCAAGATATTTTAGATCCTATTGCGGCATCAGATTCTACTAGTGGTGTTGAGAATTTTGTATATGTTCGTTTATATAGAGTTCAGGGAACTTTTAATAAATCTTCTGAAACAGTAGAAGAAGGTGTTAAAAGAAATATAGACTTATATGATTATCAAACTATCTATGATAGAGAAATTGATAAATGGGAAGTTAAAGTTTATACTCAAGCTGAAGTTACTGCACTTTCATCTGAAGAAGTTTCTCAACATGTCTGTCTTGGAAGTTTTATAGCAAATGGAACAAGTGCTATAGAAACAGTAACAGAAAATGGAAGAACATATGTAAGATCATTCATTCAAGAAGGTTCTATTCAAACAGAAATGATTGCAACAGAAGGTTTTACCCTTCCTCAATTAAATGTCCAAGAATCTCAAACAATTAATGATGACTATTCTGGAACACCTGATAACTTAGAAGATAATCTAAACAATATTAGAACAGTTATAAAAGATTTAAAAGGAACAAGCACTTGGGATGAATCTACTAACATTTCATTATTAGACGCAGATTCTGCCGCTAATAAACTTCACGGTAACGGTATTATACAAGGTGAATGGGATGAAATGGAAGTTATTCCGGCGAGCACAGGGTTAGCTGTCGTTGTTCAAAGTGGTAAAGCACTTGTTCAAGGAGATATATCACACGTTCTTCAAGGAGAAGAATTAACACTCCAATTAGAACCTCAAACAACTTTTCAAGTAGGTGATTGGGAAACAAGAAATGGAGAAGTTCATATCGTACCAGCTCTTCCAAGTACAGTAACTTTGACATATCAAAATATAGGTAATTTAAAAATAACAGATAAATTTGGAGAACCTTATCCTGACGGATTTAGAGAAGGAATTGATTATACAGTAGATTATGATAGGGGTATTATTACAATACCACCTACTATAGAATCTCGTATTGCTTTAGAGGAAATTCATTGTTATTATGAATGGGGTTATACAAGATATGATTTAGTAGAAGTTGGAGAAGGAAATGATATCCGAGTAATTACTGGTACTGAAGATGTTTATGAACTTCCACCATTCCAAAGTGAAAGATATATTCCGTTAGCACAAATACAAGTTAAACCATTTTATACATCTATATCATCAGCAGATATTACGGACAATAGAACGTTTGCTCAATATGTAAGAAATTTGCTTGAAATTCAAAGTGACGATTATAGTGATAAAAGAAGAACTGTAGGAAAACTAACTTATTACACTTCATCTGGAGAAATCGATGTAAGTGGAGAGCAATGGACACAATCTATTATTAATGATAGAGATGCAGTAAGAACTACAACTTCGGGTACTAGAATAACAACGACAATAAGTTGTTTGGATAATGATGAATTTTGGATGCTTGTAGATAAAACTCCTTGGGAAAATACCGTAACGGTTGAATTTAATACTGTTGCAGGTTATCAAGAATTAGGACTTGTTGTAAATACAAATAATCAATCTGGATTAATATTAAATACCAATTATAGTTTTAAAGTTAACGGTACAACTTATCAAATAAATTCTGGAGCTAATCCAACATATTCAAATGTTGCAGCTTTAATGGAAATTGCTATTAGAGCGAGCGGGTTTGGTGCGGAAGTTACTGGTGGTGATATTCGAATTACAGATGCTCTCTATGAAGGATTAGATTCTTATATTAATATTGACCATTGTGATACAAATGTTGGAGATTTGTTTAATAGTATAACAGGATTTATAGCATTTGATACTGCTGTTGATGGTACTGATTCTCCACCAACTTCTGGTTATCAACAATTAGATTTAGAAATAACAGAGACTGATCCATGTGGATTAGCAACAAATACTAGTTATCATTTTAAAGTAAATGGAACTAGTTATGCAATAACTACTGGAAGTACTAATCCAACATATTCTAATTTAAAAGATTTAATGCACGCTGCTGTTGTATCTGATGGTTTTACAGTTACACTTGTTTCAAACACGTTTCCTGAAACAGGTAAAGATATAAAAGTAACTAATACTGCAACTGGTTCTTCATCTACTGTAGCATTGGATTTTGATTATGCAGACTTATTTAATCATCTAATTGGGTTTACTGCAATAGAATCTGCTGTTGATGGAGAACTTGCATTATCTGAATATCATACTATAGATTTGTCAAGTAAAGATACAATAGAGTACTATCCAATATTTGTAACAAAGGGATTCTCTGAAGGATACCATACGGTAAGAATAACAGTAGATGAAGTTAGAGATTATCTTACTCTTTATAGTGTTCTTGTAGGAAAACTTGATACTTATTATGCGTATGAATTATTATATGGAAGACCTGAAACGGAACCTTATAAAGTTACTAATTATAGAGATACATTATTTAAATTTTATACTCAACCTAGTGCAAATAGACAAGCAGAGATTTATTTAGACGATGCAAAAGAACTTTGTACATCTACTGGACATAGTTTAAATTATTGGGATGTTGAACAAGTTTATCCTGTTAGTAGAGCAGATAATTCATTAACTATAGGTGGTGCTATTAGACTTGTAACAGATAAAACTGTTGTAATAAATGAAGATCCTAATACTGCAACGATAGTTTATTTTACTCCGACAGCAACGTTGCTTGCATCGGAGCAACATCAAAGAGTTGGTTTTTATGTATCAGATAAAAAATCTGGATGGGTATCTTTAGAGGTTTACATACACAATTCATCTAATGAACAAGTAGGGGATACTGCTACTATATTATACGCAAACATTACTGATGCTGATTGGAATTACTTTGAAATAGACGTAGATTTAACAATAGGAGAAACATATCATTATCACATTTTAGTTGTAGATAGAACGAGCGGTGATCCTCCAGAAATAAGAGCACAAGTAACAACTAATGCTATTAACTTTGTTGAGATGTATAAACCTTATGTTGGTAAATACAAAAGTAGTGATATAGTAAACATAACAAATACTTCTGGAACTTCGATAGTTAGTGAAAGATTAGCAAATGGTGATCCTGCTGGTGGAAGATATGATCAAAGTGTGTTAGATATAATGGGAGTTGATTTATCAAATGATTCTATTTGGAGTACTTGGGAATATGAAACTTATATAGGTGTTGATGTTAGAACTGGTAGAGTCAAATTTCCTAGTGGATATAATGCAAATGATTATCTAATAGAATTTAATCTTAAAGACATGACAACAGATATGGATGCTAAATCCATACTACTTCATGGTGAAAATGAAAGTGTTGAAGATAAATTTAGGAAGATGCAACACGAAAGTATTTTGTTTACTATGGAAAGTACTAGTACGGGTGCAGTCTTACCTGGTAATATAGCATGTATAGAATCTGGAGGTACTGGCAGAATAGATGCATTCCCTTATGGGACTGCATCAAGTTCAAGATACTATAGTGTTATAGGAGTGTGTCATAGTATTCCAACAGTCAATAAACTCGGACGACCTAATCCAGTTAATATATGTGCAAAAGGTCTAGTAAGAGTAAGCACATCACCAGTAGGAAACGGAACTTGGACAGTAGGTGATGCTCTTTATTTATATTATTCAAGTGGATTACTCCTTAATCCTACTGAACTTAATGGAGCAACACCTGGATATGCTGCACCATTATTATTTACTAAAATTGGAGTACTTACTCAGATTATAGATGCTAATACTATTGAAATATATGTTACATAGAAGAGGTTTTAGAATATGGCAGATTTAACCAAAATAACAAGTAACGTTTTAGACAGTAATACAAAAAATGCATTAAAAAATCTTTTCGAGAGAATCGCAGAGCTTGAGGCTGCTGTTGAAAAAATAGATAGGAGATTGTAAATAATGTCAGAACTTACAAAAGCCAGTAAAATCGTTATAGATTGGGATGATATTCAAGATAATCTCATCGATAGTGTCAATGAGTATGTTGAGAATCGTATTACTGTTAATGTAGACAGTAAGGTTAATCCTTTATTAGATAGGCAAGATGCGACTGAGCTTAAACTTATAGAAATGTCTATAGAAACTTCTTATCTACAGCAAAGAAGAAGTCAATCATCTGATCATATAATTGAATGTTTCTTTGACGAATCTCAAACAGCAGATTTTGAAACTTCATCAAATAAACCTGCTGAAGTTATGGACGATACCGATTGGAATAATAACTGGAAAAATAGAGAGGAAGATCCCATATTTAAAAATGCTTTTCTTAGAAATCAGAAACAATCCTATATGCTAGAGGTTGTTGATGAGTTTAATTTAGAAGGTGTTGGGCAATCATATAAACATTGTATTAGTAGATACGATTCAGTAAATGATTGTTATTGGTTAATGAGCAATAATGGTGCGAATGCTATCGGTGAAATTGTTAAATTATCATCTTCTATGAAAGATGGAAGAGTTGAGGTTCTTGGAAGATGGTATATAACTGCTATAGGAAGTAATATTTTTTGTTCAGGAATAGATGTTACTCTAGACGGAACAAACTTATTTATAACTATAACTAACGATAGTAGTGGTGTTTCAACAGTAGGATTAGGTAAGATATCAATTAATTCTGATGGAACACTTGGTAAAAATGATACTCCAAATGGTGGTACACTGACTTGGCAAGAAGTGTGGGATTCTAATGGAGACTTCCATGTATGTGAACAATTAGACAGAAGAGCAGATGGTCATTACTATACAGATTGTACTGTGTGGAATGATACTCATGTTGCTGTGTCAAAGCTTATATATAATACAGGGTTAACACCTAATTATCAATTAGAATTAGAATTTTATGAAATCGCAGATGATGGTGCAGGTTCATTTGAAACAGGAAATCCAAGAAGTTCTGTAAGAATAGATTATATTGTTTCTATTGGTTCTAGTGCTCAAAGTAGTGTTGGGATGTGTAAAAACGGAAATGATTTATGGGTAAAACTTAATGAGCAAGGAGCAAATGAAAGATTTATATTTAAGTTTGATGTATCAGAAAGTGGCGGGTCATATAGCGGTGACTTTAGTGGTAGTACATCAACTGGGACACCAGATGCTATTAAAGTTTCAGGAAGATTTGAAGTTACTAGAGATACTGATGCAAGGGGAGACAATGTTTCAAAAGAAGGTATTGCTATTTCAAAAGAAGGAGATATTTTAGAAGTTGTTAGTAATGCTGATGGTAGTGATAGTGGCAGTTTCTTAGCAAAGAGATCACTCAAAAATGCAAAATGGGCTGAGAATCAGATAGTTCAAGTAGTAAATCCCGCATCATATGCTCCTAGTAACCTTCCTGCTAGTCCATATGTTATTGGAGTAGAGGGAGATAGATATTATTGGACAGGAGATGGAGGTTCTGGTACAATATTTAGATATGATACAATAACTGGTGACTATGAATATGCAGAGGTAAGTGGTGCATCTTATGCTGGATTATATGGTATAACATTTAAAGAATCCACAGATACTATTTACTTGATGTTCGCTAACGGATCAGGGGTATCTATATATTATGGTTACTTATCAGATTTTGTAACGGATATGGCAGATAAATTAATATCCATAGGAGGAAGCTGGTCAGGAATAGAGGTTAGTGCTACTGGATATTCTGCGGATAAAACTAATTATAAATATGGTCTTGCATACGACGCTGATGACGATGTAGTGTATGCATGTTGTGGATATACAGATAAAATTGTTAAGTTTAGTGCTGATGGAACCACTTCATATGATGCATCGGCATACGATTTACCTGCTCCTACAAATGTTTGGATGGGGATGGGATATAATAATGGAACATTATATGTAAACGATTATACTGCTAATACTAGTCCTTCAAAAGTATATGCATTAGATAAAACATTATCAACATCAAGTGCCTGGTATGTAAAACATATTTATCAAGATATGAGTCCTGTATTTGCTACAAATGGACAATCTTGCATAACAGTAAGTGGAAATGATCTACTAGCTATGAGACTAACATCAGGTATCATATCTAGAATGAAAATCCTAGAAGATCCAGACGTTATGCAACTCCATTCGTTTTTAAGTACAGACAACATATTACTTTCAAATAGTGTATGGTGTTCTACTCCGATAGTTAAAAGATATTTTGATCCTGAAGATTTTTCAGATATTAGAGATGTGCCAGATATGAACTATATGGCTGTTGGATATGGAGATAATGGAATATCTATTCTTCATTTAGACGAATTTCTTTCTGATGTTTCTAGCAGTGGACTTCCTAGAAGAGATCCGAGTAAAATAAGAGTTCAGCATTATAAAGAAGGCTCTATTAATAATCTCATAGCAGTTGTCGCATGCGTAGTATATGCAATATATATTGAAAAGGATATGATTTTTGTCGGTTCCAATGGCTATTATCTTACGATTATTGATTTACAATCAGGGAAAACAACAGTATGCCATTCTGCTGTTTATAGCGGGCAGTATTATGATGGAACTCTAACAGAAAGAAACGATGCTAATGGATGGGCTGGAACATATAATGCAGAGTTAAATATATCAAGTGTTGCAAGAAAATTTCATGCCCGCACATTTATACAGGATGATCCGTCAGATTATAAAGGAGCTAATCCGGCTACTTTTGTGGCTGTGGGAACTGATGGAGGAACTGAATTATTAAGAATAGATTGGGACGAAAATAATAATAACAGAACTCCTGTTAGAATTTGGAACAATCTTGCGAATGATGTTTCTATGGGAGCACGTGCTGTGTGGATAGCACCAAGCGGGACACTTTTTATGGGTGATTATGCCGTAAATGGATCTATTAAATATTACAATATTCCTGTTTGGGAAATTAATGAAGATCAAGGAGCGGATGTTACGGAAGTAGATTCTGACCTATGTGGAGGGGTTGTTGTGGACATTTCTCCCAACTCTCGTTACTGGAAAACTATAAGCGGAGATGATAGGCATCAATTAATTGTTGGTACTGACGGAGATGGTTCTGCAAAAGGAGGAATTCAAATAGTTGATGTTGAGAATGAAACCTTGGAAAACATATGGAATGTTGAAGTCGCCACATCATATGAGTATACATCAATAGACAATTATGAAGATTTAGCATTTGGGGCAAGATTGACATCATCTTTTCAAGGATTCGACATTTTCAAAAAGTTAAGATTTAGAGATGAGCTTGACACCTACTACCGAAACCAATGGACTCATATGAAAACTTCTGGGGGATTTGATGGTTCAACTGAACCCGCAGGTATAACTGAAAAAACAAGACCAATGTTTACAAGGATGCCAATAGCATATAGCACTATAAATCCTGGTGAGTATCAAGTTAGATACTCACCAGAACATGGAATTCTTTCATTTGTAGAAAAGACTGCTTCTGTTCCTAATCAAATATTCCACTTTCCTAATATGGATCAGTGCATACATGTATCAGAAACATTTGATTGTGATAATCCTTCACAAGCACATTATATACAAAATGCTATATTGCCAGAATCGGAAGTTGTTACAGTAACATCTACTGGAGATGCTAACATAACCTACACTGATGGTGCTACAGCTACATGGACAAGCACTGGCAATGTAATGACTCTAAACAGAGATGGTACAACAGAAGGATATCTAGAATGGGAAAATATTACAGGTTATGTAGGGGCTGGAATTCATTTTATTAAAGATGATGATAGCGGTGGTGTTAAAGTTACTGTTACTGATGTTACTACAAGTACCGTTGTCCCTGATTGGGATGAGGAAAATATAAGCATCTATCATGCTGAGGCATCAGTAGATGATGATTATGTTTGTTGGATAACATTGCCAGATGCTACACATGAATATAAAATCAAAGTAGAACATTCTGGTGAAAATAATGGTGGAAGTAACGATTATATAAGAATACAGCAATATTTCTTAATAGAGGAACTTGCACAAAGTGAAATTGAAACTGTTGCAACAATGTGGCACACAGATTGGACATCTGTTACAAGAGATTATACATTAACAGCAGGCTCAACTGTAGATATAGAAGAAACCCAAACATTTAATGGCGATGATTCTACAACAGAATTTGTGCTGTCTGGAAATAACCATGCATATACTCCAGTTTCTTTTAGTGTAGATGGTGGAACTAATTGGTTGTTACCATATGATTATACATTAACCTGGGGATCAAATGCTACAGATTATGATGACGAAACAGTTAATACCTCAACAGGGTACTTTGGAGTAAGCTTTGATACTCCTCCAGCAACAGGTACTGGAAACGTAATAATCAAATATCAACCAACATATGATAAATATTATGTTACGAGAACAATGAAACAACCAAACGATGGGGCATCTTATGTAGATTTAGGTGTTAATGTAAGACTTCTCGATGATGCGGTTGAGATGATATAAGGAGTTTATGATGGCAAAAGAAAAGATAGTTAAAAAACAAAAAACAAAAAAAGAAATTAAAGATTCAATAGAATCTGTCTCCAATAATAATACTAAAGAAGCTCTAAAAGACTTATATCAAAGAATATCAGAGCTGGAAGATGCTATAGAACAAATAGATAGGAGATTGTAAATAATGTCAATCACTGCTTCCTTTAATAATATTATAGAACTAGAACACAGAATCGAAGTTTTGAAGGATAGGAATAATATATAAGCAGGAGAAGGTTTATAGATAGTGTGTAATTAAACATCTTTGGAGGTTTTTATGATTATCTATAAGGCTATTAACAACAACAATGGCAAATGTTTTATAGGAACAGCAGAATGTTGTCTTATAAGAGAAAGACTTGCTCATAGAAATAATGCCATTAATGGAAGAAATATTCCAATGTACTTAAAACTATACGATGCTTTATTAAAATTTGGTTGGAAGAGTTTTAGTTGGGAAGTTTTAGAAAAAATAGAAACTGAGAAAGATTTGAAAACAAAGTTAGAGTCTTGGATTTGGTTAAATAAATCCGATGATGTTCAATATGGATACAATTAAGAATTATATTAAGAATTATATGAAATAGGAGAGTAGAGTATAATATGAAAGCTATACTGGATTTAATAACAAGTTTTCTACCACAAGACAAACTAGATGAAAATCAAAATTGGTATAATGATACCGAAACAGAGAAGGATGTAGTTAGATATAAAGGACCTGTAATAGAAGAAGAAAAAGTAGTCTTTGAAGATCCAATCCATGTCCATCCAGTTCAGATTCAACGTGTAACATCATCCTATGGTTGGAGAAAGTTACCTGCAAAAGGAGCTAAACGTTCATGGCACAGTGGAACAGACTATACAGGACGTAATACGGAATGTTTTGCAGTTACAGATAGTGTAGTAGTTAAATATCGTGGACCAGACATAGAATATCCGGTTAAATTTAAATGGGATAACAGAATTGGGAAATTTGTTTATATAAGAGGGATTCCTAGTGGTAGAGCTTGGACTCCTTATGTTGTTCTTCAATCCATTTATGATAGTACTGTAACATTTCATTACAAGCATGTAGATCCTACAGTAATAGCCATTGGTCAAAGACTAAATGCTGGAGACAAGGTTGCAGATATAGGAAATTACGGATATAGTATGGGAGCACACCTTCACTTCGAGGTTCGAATTAATGGTAAAACCGTTAATCCTGTTAAATGGTTAGCTAAAAAGATTAAAAAAGAAAATTCAGGAAAATTAAGTTAATTAAAAAAATAATATTAAAAAGAGGTATAATATAATGACGATAAAAAAAGATAAATTAAAAGAAATATTAAAAGTCATTTTTAAATTCAGATGGATAGGAAAAATATTCGATTGGATTGATGAGACAATACTAAGTAAGACAACAAGATTATGGATGTATCTTCTAGAAGTTGTGGGTGTAGTAGTTATATTCATAATGGTAAACGAGTTTCAGAAAGGCTTTGATATGATATTGAAAGCCAATACTGAACTAGAGCTTAAAAAAGCACACGTGTTTATAGAATCCGTAAAAAATTCAGCCGGTCCAATTGCAACAATGGTTGCAACAATATGTGGAGCTATACCAGTTGTTATAGGAGCACTCAGATCCCTTAAAACTAAATGGTCAAACGGTAACGTAAAGTAAATAGGAGGATATTATATAAATATATAGATAATATGAAAAGTTTTTGATTTAGACTCACTTACACTCACCTCAAATCAAAATCTATGAACTCACAACCAAAAACTCCAGCAGACAGTTTGTATAAGAATTGTCTGCTGGAGTTCACTCTTGAGGAGATATGATATGAAATTTGATTTAAATAAAGAGATGAAACCCTGGTTAAAAGTACTTAACAATAATGTTAAGTGGTCTGCTGCTTTGATAATTAGAATCGTAATTGTTTTAGGGATTCTAATAATGTTTTTGGTTTTATTGAAATGGACAGGGGTTACAGATTATTTAAAAACTCTCGGCAACAGTCCAATAAAAATAAAACAAAAAGATATTAAACATAACTCCAAACCGTCCACCCCGTCTCACAAATCCGATATAATAGATATAACTAAAAAACAAGAAATGATAAAGAATAAGATTAAAAAACATATTAAAGGAACAAAAAAATGAAAAAGATTATATTTGTTTTATTAGCTTTGATTATATTTGCTACATCTACTAAAGGAGATACGGGTGACGTGTGTTTTTCAATAAAAGAGGCTGAAGAATTATATAAAAGACTAGAAAAAGATAAAGCAATAATAAGATGGCAAGCTAAAAGATGGAACAATCTTATAAATACAATACCAAAAATACATTATAAAATTATTGATGAAACAAAGGTTGTAATACAAAAGGTCGAATTTCAAATAGAAGGAGATAAACCTTTAATATACGAAATTAAATTTGAAGTGTTAACTAAAAAAGAAAAAATAAGATACTTTCCCTTTACAATAAGTATGGCAGCAATGGTAGAGAGTGGAATAGGAAATAGCTACGTTGATCCTAAAATAGGAGTCCAATTTTTTAGTTTAGAACCACTAAAAATTAATATAATTGAAGGATTAGGAGCACATTTATATGTCGGAGTATACTCTGCTGGAGGTTCTATATCATGGAGACCTTTTAAAAAGGTATTAGGAAATACAAGAGTACATTTTTATAGTGGGGTTTCATACAAAGGTACTAGAAGCTTTGGGGGAGGAATTTCACTTAATTTTTAGATTATTATAAAAAAATGCTTGATAAAAATTATTAATTTTTTAATAAGGGACATAACAATTTAAGATTATGATAGAATTTTTAGGAAATAGTTTTTTATTCTGTTTCGGGTATTTACCAAATATATTTAACTTTGTTTTCCCTGAAACATTGCACCTACTAACTAATAGGTTTACTAAATATGATTATAGCAATCCTAAAGAATATTGGATTATTGTAATTCCTAGTATGCTTTTACCTTTTGGTTGGCTTGCCCTATCTATAATACTAATAATTTCAAGAAAATTGATATCAATATCTGAAGAATTGGTAAAAGAAGTTGTAAAAAATATTCGAATTTAAAATTACTGGGGATATTGTTTATGATGGCAGATTACGTTTGTGAATGTGGTGATATTTTTACACATCATAAACCTTATGAACTAAGAAACGAGCCATTTCCTCCACAAATAAAATGTAAAAAGTGTGGAGAGATGGCCAGAAGGAAATATTCCGCATTACCTTTTTCAGTTAACGTAGGCAATTGCGGAAACGCAAGTAATGGATATTCTTCAAAATAGCAAGGAGGAAAAGCTATGAATATTTTTAAAAAAGTCAAAGAAAAGATTCATTTACATTTTTTGTTAAAAAAAGATACATCTTTGGCAAGAGTGGAAGGTTATTCAAGAGGAGTTGACGATACGACTGCAAGCTTGTCAAAAAAAATAACTAACTTAACGAAAAGGATAGGCGAACTTACAGAAGAAAATTTAAGAATGGAAGAGAAATTGCGATCTGTTTATGCTGAAAGAAATGACATACTTGAGGCTAGAAGAACAAAACAATGCAAAGAATGTATGTCTGTAACGGAAAGAGAAAGAGAAAGATTAAGAACAAATCAAAATCTAATATTAGATTTAATACAAAAATTTAATGTTGTGTTTATGAAGATTTATAAACATGCAAATCTTGTTGTTGATGAACATGATACAATAATTAAATCTTCTGGAAGAGTTAAAGCATCTAAAGATATTTTATTAACTATTAAAGTTGAGGCTGATGAGTTAATTAAAAAGATTCTACCTTTAACGGATATTAGATTAACAGAAGCTGATGATACCAGCCATCTAATAACCCCACAACTACCAAAATTTGAGAGTTTGGAAGATAAAACTAACGGAAACGGAAAAGATGACGCAAAAAAAGAACCAGTTGTTCACATAAAAAACGAACTAGAAGAAGATTCTAAAGAAATTGTTAATTAATATTTTGTAACCCACTAACCTTAAAAATTCTTAAAAAATTTTTATCTTTTAAATACATTTTAAGAGTTAGTGGGTTATTCTATGAAGAAACTAATATTATTAACAATAATAATGTTATTCACATTACCTGTATTTGCTAATATTGGTAATATACTATGGACAACCCAACCTTTAAAAAAGAAAGAGAAAGATGACAAAAAGTGGTTCTACACTCTTGACTTTTCTTTTAAAAACCAAACTGGAAATATAGACGCAATAGGGATAAGTGGTAGTACCAGCATAATGTATTTTAATGGTATTTTCACGTACAAAACATCTTTTAATTTTTCATATAGCAAAGAAAAATCAGATGGATCTGAAATACATTCTAATGAAGGTTTTGGAAAAGTTAACTTAGACTATTTACTACATAAAAGATTTGAATTGTTTTTCTTTTCATTTAACAAATACAGCGAAATGGAACAGCTCGTATACAGAAATAATACTGGAATAGGTCCTAAATTAATTATATTTAATAACCCCTATTTATTAATGGATATTAGTTATGCTCCAACATATCAATATGAAGATTATAAAACAAGAAATGTTGTTAATACTTTTGTCCATTCTTTTAGATATAGAATAGACATATTCTTTTTTAAAGTAATCAAATATCAATTCTTTTGTTATTACATTCCTTTGTACGATTTTTCTGAATATAGATTTATACTTGAAACATCTTTGAGTTTTGATTTTCTTGATTTAAAATGGACAAAGAAAAGCGGAATAGGATTTAAGATTGGATTTAGAAGAGAATATACATCAAATCCACCAGTAAATGTTAATTCTACAGACTCAATAGTAGATGTGAGTTTAAGACTATTTTTATAATAGGAAAATAATCTATGAGTAAGAATAAAAAAGATAATCTAAAATATCTTGAAGAAGAAAGCAAATATGATCCTAATTTTAGGGTGGATGAATTTAAAAAATCTGATAGAGAATTATGGGAAGAAGATAAAAAATATAACTGGTTGAAAAAAACTGGTAGGCGTGTTTTAAGATATGGTAAAAAATATAGACCAGATAAACAAACATTTGACTTTGAAGAGGGTGGAAAATTAAGTTATAAAATAAAACCAAAATTTGGCGAAATAGGAAAAGCAATTAAAGGTGATGACCACGATATTATGGGTGAAACAAAAGTCGAACTAAAATATGAAGGTAAAATTGAAGATGTTGATTTTTATGTTTCTATTAAAGGAAAACCTTATAAAATATGTAGAGATGGATTACATTCTGATGACAGCTTTGAAACTAAAATAGGATTTACAAAAAAGTTTTAATATGAATTTTAAAAGTATTAAAAACATATTTGATTTAATTAAATTATCTAAATTTATAGAAACATCAAATTTAGGTATAGATGTATCTGAAGATATGGCAGAAAATCTAGAAACTATATATGAATGGGAATATAAGAAATACAAAATCGAACAATCTTTAGGTATAAACCCAAAAAGAAAAGATAACATACTCTCCATAATAGAAGTCAATCTTAATAAAGTATTGAATAAAGTTGGAGAAGATTTATTAAAAGTCTTTGATAAGTGGTTAGAAACACACGCTCTTCTCTCTGCCGAAACTTGGGCTAGAAGTAGATTAATAGATTCACATGATGAAGAATTTTCTTTAAATATGGTTGAAGACGAATACTACAGATATTTAGATGAAATAGGAGAAAAAGATCAGCACGATTTTAAAAAAGAATTTTTTTTAGACAATCTAAAATATTTCAAAAATATTTTTGAAGAAGAAATAGAATATACTATTCAAAGTCTAAATGAAGAGTTGGATTATTTTAAAGAAACAGAAGACGAAGAATCTTATAAAAACACAAAAGAAAATATTGAATATCTTGAAAATTTAAATCTAGATAATCCTCAAGAATTAGAAGAATATATTGACACATATTGGTATTTTGATTCTGAAAATCTTGATCCAATAATAAAAGAACACCCCGACATACAAGAAATGATTAAAAATTTTTATGAGAAAAGAGTTTTTCCTCTGTGGTTTGATTATTGGGAACAGCAAGGAATTGTAGAAACAAGAGAAACAATAGAAGAAATAGATTACGAACTTAAAAACTTAAAAAATAAATCACTTAAAGATAAAATTGTAACTATTAATATAGCATTAAATACGTCACATCAAACAGGAAGTATGCTTGACTATATTGAAGAAGAACATTATAATGTTGATAAGTTTCTTTTAGACGAATTGTCTAATAAAGACACTACTGAATGGGATGAAGATTTAGCAAAGATGGGAGTTTTTTAAATGAACTTTAGAAAGGTAAATAACATAGATGGTTTTTTTAGAAAAATTTCCGAAGAATTTGATGAAGAAGAATATTTAGAAAATCAAAAAACATACGAAGATAGTCCCAATTATCAATACAGTGTTAATAGATTAAAAAGGCAATGGGGATTATCAGATGAAGAAATAAATAATTATATTAGACCACTAACACTACCTAATGGAGAATTATGTTATTTGCAAAGACTTGTCAATAAACCTAAAATACAAACAATACATTTAAATGAAAATAAAATAATCGGTTGGTTTGTTTGGGATGATTATAATACAGCAAAATATACAAAACATAACGTTTTAATAATATGGGGAGAGAGTATTAATGCAATTGAGGTTAATCCTGAATATCAAAATATGGGTATAGGAGAAGCTATGATACAATTTGCTATGGATATTACAAATAAAACGAGTATACATATTATAGGACCACAAACTGAAGAAGGTAAAAGATTATTTGATAAATTTAATAAAATATAGGAATTTTTAGATGAATTTTAAATTAGCAGATAGCATAAACGAATTGATTAGACAAGCAATGGGACTTAATATTACTCAAGGTATGAAAGATTTCTTTGATAAAAGAACTAAAAACCATATTGACTTAACAAAGAAATACTGTAAAAGAATTCACAATAGATTTGGTAATAGATTTGAGGGTATAATCGAAAGAGGGGAAGATCACGACCAAAGCAAATATAAAGATCCAGAACTTGAACCTTATATTTTAGTAACATGGGATTATAAGTGTAAAGACGATGGCGTCACTTTTGATATTTCAGATGATGTTAGAGAATTAATGAACAATGCTACAGAACATCACGTTAATAATAATAGACATCACCCTGAATTTCATTGTAAGAATAAAGGTAAAATTAATAGAGAAAACAGAGATGAAATACCAGATGAGATTATAGATGCTACTGCTATGGAAGATTTAGATATAGCTGAAATGTGTTTAACAGGAGATACTAAAATTTCCTTATTAAATGGAAAAGAGACACAAATAAAAGATTTAGTAAATGAAAAAGAATTTTGGGTATATTCTTGTACAACAGAAGGTAAAATAGTACCTGGAAAAGGGCATAGTGTAAGAAAAACTAAAAAAAATGCAACGGTATATAGAATCACGCTAGATAACGATTTATATGTAGATTGTACTGATAATCACAAATTTATGATGAGAGATGGTACTTATAAAGAAGTTAAAGATTTAGTTGTTGGAGACAGTCTTATGCCTCTATATAGGAAAGATAAAGATGGTTATGAACAAATATACAACTTAAATGTCAATAAATGGAAGTTAACACATAGAATGATGGTAGATGAGTATTTTGGTGGTTATCAATATTATACAAAAAAATTTGGAACAAACCAATTAGTTTGTCACCATAAAAATTTTATGGATGAAAATAATAAAAAAAACAATGACCCCTCTAATTTAGAAATAATGACTAAAGAAAACCACTACAAAATTCATTCTGAAAAACAAAAAAAAGTAGGAAGTACTGTTCTTAAAAAATTATGGGAAAATCCTGCATTTAGAAAAAAACAAAAAACAAGAGTTGGAATTATAGGTAAAACAACTGGACCAAAAAATTTAACTAATTACAACAAATCAAAAAAACACAAAAAAACAGCGTCTAAAAATATGATTGAATTAAATAAAAAAAGTAAAAAATGTAATTATTGTGGTAAAATTTTTGGAAATGTTGGAGCATTGTCCAATCATATAAAAAGTTTTCACGAAGTAATACCTGATTGGAGACAAAAACAATCCAACCGAAATTCAGAAATTTGGAAAAACCCTAAATACAAAGAAAAAATGAGAAAAACATCTATTAAAAACGCCACTACGCCAATAGAATGTTCTGTTTGTGGTAAAATTTGCGGAAACTCTGGTGGTTTAGGAAATCATATGAAAACCCATAAAAATAATACAGTTAACCATAAAATAATAAGCATAAAAAAACAAGACATAAAAAAAGATGTTTTTGATATGACAGTTGACGTTCATCATAACTTTGCAATCACATCAGGAATTTTTTTACATAATTGTACCGATTGGTGTGCTATGAGTGAAGAAAAAGGTACAAATACTCCAATGGAATGGGCAGATAAAAACGTAAATGTAAGATGGAAATTTAACGATGATCAAATTTATTTAATATATGAAATCCTTAATGAGATTTGGGGAGAATAATGAATTTTAGAAAAATAATTAATATAAATGAATTATTAAAAAAGAGTAATAAAAAAATAACTATCTCTAATTTCAATAACGCTATAGAATCGTTACTAAATAATGAAAAATTCAAAAACGATTTCAAAAATGCCTGGAAAGATTACTATACTAAGGGTATGACACCTCTTATGTTAAAAACGCAGTACGGCTTAACAAAAGAAGACGATATTACAGAATCTATGATAAATGCAGAAGTTGTTAAAGCATTTAAGAGTGAAATTGAAGCTTTTAAATCAGAAGCGGGAGAAAACGAAGAAGAAATTATTCATTATATTATAAGCAGAGAATCAGATTCACTTGACCCCAATAGATTTTTTTATATTTACCTAATTGAATACTTCGGGGGTGTTGTTAACAATAGTAAAGTTGAAGAATATCCTAAAGGTTGGATGGATATATATTTCAAATATCAAGATATAGATAAACTCTTTGAATGGGCTTATGAACAAGAATACGGAGAACCCTTTATTAGAACTTACGATATGACTCCTAATGAGATAAGAGAAATTAAAAATAAAGTTTTAGATAAATATTTGAACTTAATCGGTGAAATTGAATTACCTTTTGAAAAAGAAGTTAAACCATACTATACTACTTTTGATCATAAATTAGAAAAAAGGGATGTTGAAAATCCAGAGTATTATATAGAAGAGGATTAATATGAATTTTATATCAATAAATAATATTGATAAATTAATTAAAAAAGCTTATAGCGATAACATATATAGATTATATAATAAAAATGAGCTTATAGATGAAGGCGGTTCTCTTGAATACACATGGAAATCTTTACATCACGAATTAAGAAATGAGGATAGGTCATACGGATCAGAACTTCAATCATTTATAAAACCGTCCGATGTTATTGAAGAAGAACTTAAATATAATGATATAATTCATCCTTTGTATAATGATGATGAAGATATGTATGATACAAGAAATTATATTATTAAAACAGAGACTGCTCATTAGGATGCAATATGAACTTTAGAAATATGAAAACTATTAATGATTTAATCAAAGTCTCGGATACGAGACGAAAAATTTACGTGGATATGGACGGAGTGCTTACCGATTTCGAAAAAGCTTTTATGGATTTAGGCTATGAAAATCCAAGAGAATACTCTAAAAAGAAAGGCGAACCAGCACTATGGAAAACCATAAATAAAGAAACTGACCATTATTGGTTGAACATGGATTGGATGCCAGATGGTAAAAAATTATGGAATTTTTTAAAAGATTATGATGTAGAATTATTAACAACACCCGCAAATTCTGTTAAGAATTGTAAAGAAGATAAAAAAGCGTGGGCAAGAAGAGAAATAGGAGATATTAAAGTAAATTTCTCTAATAAAAAAGAAGATTTTATAAAAAATAAAAATACCATCCTAATAGATGATAGAGATAAAAACATCAATGCCTGGAAAGAGTCTGGCGGGACTGGAATTTTACATAAATCTGCTGATCAAACTATTAAAGAATTAAAAGAAATACTATCAGAATATCCTTAAAATAAGTTGAATATTCGTTATTATTTAACTTACATCCAAAATGAAACCATCTAAAGATTTATCTACAGATGAAAATTCGAAATCTAAAATCAGATTTCAAAACTCAACACAAAACATATAATAATGACCATATTAATAGCGTACATCGTTTATTTAATATTAGTTTATTTGGAATATTCTTCTGGAATGTATTCAGAAAAAAAAGAGATTCTATTAGATATCTTTATACCTTTTAGATTAATTATAAGGATTCTTTTAAGAATATAAATTTTAATGGAGGTCTTAAAATGAATGAGGTTCTTGTAAAACTTAAAGCTCTTCCATCTAAACTGCTTGATATTTTAACAAAGTTTATTGATGGGATTGCAAATCAAGTAAGCACTTCAAAAGGTGCTGTAACTTTACTAATAATTATCGTAGTAGTTGCAGATATCCTTTTGAAAGGTTCTGTAGGAGTTATAGGATTTACTGTCGATCAAGCTAAAATAATACTAACTGCTATTGCAAATGTATTAAAAGCTGGTGGATGGCAACTTATAATTATCGCCCTTATTCTTGTAATGTTAAAAAAGAATAAGTAATTTAAATTTTACTTTACATATATTGCTCCCCCATATAAATTACTTATATGGGGGAAATATATGATTGCACTTGTAGTTCCTAATGAATGGTGGAAGAATCCAAAATTATGGATAGAGAATCAACCATTAAAAAAAAGAATAAGACTAAAATTCAAAAAATCAAAAGTTACTACTACACATTGGAAAGGATTAAATACAACTATTTGGTACAAAAAAATGGACGGAAAAATGTATGTAGAAAGTGCAATTACTTCATTACCATCTATTGAATTGGAGGTCGATTATGGCAAACAAAGAAGGATTCCAAATGATTTGGAAACTTTGGACAACGACAATAAAAGCATTTGCAAAGATGATTGAGATACTCTTTAGAAAAAAGAAATAAAATTAATAATAAGTGAACTACCCCCGCCTAAAGGCAGGGGATTTCTTGAACAGGTTAAATGTAAATCACAGTTAACCCACAAATGGTGGACAATTGCTGTTTTGTGGGTTAACTTTTTGGAAAGGTACTCTAACTGGTAAGAGGCTTCACTGCTAATGAAGTGTAGGGTAAAACCGATGGGGGTTCGAATCCCTCCTGACCTACATTTTTTATTAATAATTATAAAAAATTCATTGACTTAAATTCAACAATAACATTATTTATGGGGTCGTAGCCAACTGGGAAGGCGTTTGCTTTGCAAGCAAAAAGACGAGGGTTCGATTCCCCTCGGCTCCACATAAGGCGCTATCGGCTAATGGTTAGGCCACAGGGCTTTCAACTCTGTAATGGCGGGTTCAACTCCCCCTAGCGTCAAATAGGGGGTTTTTATGAGTAAACAAAATTGGGAGTATTTCTTTAGCGATAAAGACAAAGAATTCGCTAAATTTCTTGACAAGCTTTATAGAAATTACCATAATGATTTAGACAGATTAGGTTTTTATGGGATATTAAAATTATCACAAGTAATTGTAGAAAACAAAAAGGAAATTATTGAGAAATTAAATAATATAGAGGCGTAGTACAATGGCAGTACAATGGGTTTTCGATCCTTTCCGCCTCTTCATCTTGGGTTATATAGCAGAATATTCTAAACAGTGACCGAAAGGAACTGAGACAACTAGAGTCATTGAATATTCAAGAGAAATAGGGTACTATATAACTCTTTTATCGTTGGCACAGCGATATCAAAAACTTTTAAATTAACCCTTTATAGGTAAAGAGAGGACGGACACCAGTGTCCTAAACAGGACTCCTCTGTGCAACCGAGCTTGTCAGTGAAGCCGAACGTGTGGTGGAGGGATTAGCTACCCGATGAATCCTCACTATTAGAAACTGACACATTGCGGGTTAGAGTAGTGGTTACTCAACGGTCTCATAAGCCGCCCAGGACAGTTCAATTCTGTCACCCGCAAATTGTATTTTTTTATTGACTTTAAATGAGACATATTTTTATATAATTATTAATGTTATATTAAGGAGATAAGAATATGTCGAAAACTTATCGGATGACTAAAGAAAAACTTGATAAGATTTTAAGTGCTCAAAAAACAAAAGTTGAGAAGATTTATAAAGAAAAAGAAGATGAGTTAAGAGAATATTATGAAAATAAAATAAAAGAGATTTGTGATAATCATTATAAACAAATAGAAGAAATAAAAGAAGAAAGTTATAAAGAGAGTAAATTAAAAAGCAAGAAAAGATTAGAGAAATACAAAGAGTTATTAAAAGAAAAGAACGAGATAATAGACAATTTCTCTAAAGAAAACACAGAATTAAGAGATAAGATAAAGAGATATAAAAAAGCCTACGAAATATACAAGCCTTATAGAAATAGAATAATAGAAATTGCAAAAGAACTAGGGCTAACCTCTGAACAAGTAACGAAAACTGCGGGAACGATGAAACAATTTTTTAGTAAACTTTCTGATTTAGCAGAAATGCTGGAGAGAAAGGGCTATAAAATAGACGATGAAGTTGAAGAACTGATGCGTGTTGATGAACCTCAAGAAGAATACAGATTTATTTTTGAGAGTGAAAGTACATCAAGAAAAGAATTAGAAATTGAAGCAGAAGCTTTATGGAACGCTTTAACATCTTCTGGGTTGAAGCCTGATAAATATGAAGATATGGAAATTTATAGCATAGAAGAATTAAGCGAGTAATTTCACTTAACTTATGGAGAATAAGCGAAACTGTGAAACAGTTTGAGAGATATGAGTGTAGATGTAATAAGCTCAGATCAGGAATCCATAGCCTTTAGGCTATGTTAGTTCAAATAATTATGTTTGTCGGTAGAGGGGGAGTATGAAAGAATTTTGGAATTGGATGAGAGAAAACAACAACACCATATATGGAGAAGAAACTAAAGGATACAAACAAATAGAACTGTCAGAAGAAGGGATATCTATTGTAGCTGGAATGGGGAGTTATGGGGAGATTGAACTGGATGAAAGGATGCTTGTTGGATATATGATTGAATATCTTTCAGAAAAGAAGATTGATTGGGAAGTAACACTTCCGTTCTATAATGAAAAGTTCACCATAGATAAGCTCTATTTTTGGTTACAAGACCAGATAAAAAAAGAACAAGGAGTAAGGGAGATGCTTAATTGTAAAGGTACTGGTAAAATAAATAGAATTGTTATGATAACAAGTGAAAATGCTAAATCAGCCCATCCTACCTATTGCCCTTTATATGATGTGATAATGGGAGTAGATTTCTGCTTAAATATACTTGGTCCTACGAGTTGCATCGTAAGAAAAGGGGAAGGGCAATGTAATCATCTAAAAACGTGGGTATGGGAAGATGGTGATGCATATTATTGTGATTTTAATAAATATGAGAGGTATAAATTTAAATATTAAAAGATATATTTAAATAAAATAACTTATAAAGAGAAATGAAATGAAGGATATCAATACACAAAAGGAGTAAAGATAAATGGATACGTTAGATAATTTATTACCAAATATAGAAGAAGCTGGAATCATTGCAATAAAGATAAGTGATAAATTAAATATGACTGCAACTGAACAATCATACTTTGTTGCAGGTTTTCAAGAATGTATAAAATTTATAAAAAAGAACAAGGAGTAAGGGAGGTATGTATGGATTTAAGAGAGAAAATTAAGGAAGCAATTAATATTTCAAGTGCAGAGAATGGCAGTAACACACCAGACCACATTTTAGCAGAGTATCTATTAAATGCTTTAGATGCGTTTGACCAAGCTACAAAAATGAGGGATAACTGGTATAATGTTCATTTAGAACCAGGCAAAAAGAAAGAATTCAAATTCCAATCATTAAAAGAAAGAATTATAGAACTACTAGAAGAATACAAAGAAGAGGCTAATGAAGAAGATGCAGATTTAGCAGCTTACTTAAAGCAATGCTTGGGTTTGGAAAAAGATGAAAGATAATCTAATTTATAATGGGGCTGTGGTATAACTTTTATGGTGGCTGTAGCTCAATTGGGAGAGTGCTTGCCTGTCACGCAAGAGGTAGCGAGATCAAAACTCGTCAGCCCCGCATTAAAATTAAGGAGATTAAGATGAAGAAAGATAAAATAGATATCCAAGATTATATACTATCTAATGTTACAAAGAAAGGTCTTCTTAAAGAAAGAAGCGAAGAAGCTAAAAAAAAGAGTAAAGAAAGACTGGAAAAATTTAAAGAAAAAATTAAAAAAGGAGATTGAAATGAAGAAAGTTAAATTAGAAAAAGATGAAACTGGCGAAGAAGTAATACCAAGTACCATCGAACACTTCTACAAATTTGTCCCAAAAGATAAGGAAGGTCTTCCTAAACTTGGCTCTGGAGTTCCAATGGTAAAGATTAAAGGGAATTTCTATAGAGGTGGATTTAATCTCAGCAAGAATAAAGTTAAAGCGGTTCTTGATAATCTTGAAGTGCTTCAAAAGTTTGCTAATGGAGAATTCGATAAAGATATTAAAGAGTTGAAAGAAGATGAAGTGATTCAACCATAAGGAAGGTATAATGAAAACAGTTAAAGGGGATTTAATTAGATTGGCATTAGAAGGTCATTAAATATATTTGAAGGAAGTAAGAGATGAAAGCTACAGGTGTAGATTTAGAATTTTTCGAAATAAATGAATATATTAAGGGTTGGAGATGTAGCGTATGCGATTGCAAAGTTAATTTTGGAGAAGAGTGTAATAGCTCTATTTGCATAGAGTTAAGAGAGAATAGAAAGGGGGATAAATAAAATGAAAGTTTATAAGGCACACATAGTTCAAGAAGCGGAAGGATGTGATTACACAATAGGATGTGGACTTAATGTTATTGACTTGGATTCAAAAACACTAGAATCTGCTAAAGTAGAACTTATCAAAGTTATTAAAGAATATTATACTGGAGATAATCAGCTTGAACACGCCGAACTTTATGAAATAAATGAAATTGTTGAAATGGACCTCGATATGATATATAAAGAAGTTGAATTGGAAGATGAACAACAAGAATTAAATGACAGAGAAGAACAAGAAAGAAAAGAATATGATGAAGTACGAAGAAGTCAGGGTTATGTAGAAACTTTAATAAAAGGAGGATTTGACCCTCTTAAAACATGGTTTGGCAGGCAAGTTGTTATAAGAAATTAAATAAAACCCCATGTAGCCCGATCTGGTAGAGGCGTTAGTTTGAGGGACTAAATCTTTACAGGTTCGAATCCTGTCATGGGGAAATAAGGAGAGGTATATGAAAAGATTTGTATGTTTTAAATGTTTAAAGGTCTTTGAAATAATGACTGATATTGTACATTCTTGGCAATGTCCTGAATGTAGAGGTCTTTTAAAATTAAGTAAGCCCCATTAGACGAATTGGTCTAGTCAACAGGTTTAGGCCCTGTGCGTAAGCGTCTCCGTTCGAATCGGAGGTGGGGCACATATGGGAGCGTGGTGGAACTGGTAGACACATTGGATTTAAGCTCCAATGCCGAAAGGTGTAAGGGTTCAACTCCCTTCGCTCCTAATTAATTGAAGGAGTATTAGTATGTCTTATAAGGATGTTAACAAACAAAGAGAATATGCTAAATTATGGGTAAGGAAAAGAAGATTAGAATTTTTTAAAGACAAAGTATGTGAAAAATGTGGTTCGATAGAAAAGTTGGAATTACATCATAAAAATCCAAAGGAAAAGGAAGATCATAAAATATGGTCTTGGTCTGAAGAGAGAAGAGAAAAAGAATTAAAAAAATGTGTTGTATGGTGTAGAAAATGTCATAGTGACTATCATCATAATTTACTTAAAAAAGAAAATCATGGAACACATAGCAAATATGCTCATGGATGTAGATGTGATCTTTGTAGAGAAGGTCATAGATCATACCAAGCAAAAAGAAACAAATTAAGGCGAGATGGCTAAATTGGAAAAGGCTGGAGTCCCAAAAACTCTGTAATCTGTGGGTTCGACTCCCACTCTCGCCAAAGGAGGAACTATGATAATTAATATTGGATTAGCAAAGAATACTGTACCAGGGATACTGTTATACAGATTTGAAGTAATTCCTAAACTCAAAACATACCGGTGGAAAATAGGTTGTTTTAGATGGTTACAGTTTGCAATATTTTATGATTTGAGAAAAAATATAAAATATGTTGCTTAACCGCTCGTAGCTCAATAGGTAGAGCACTCGGCTGATAACTGAGAGGCAATCGGTTCGATTCCGGTCGAGCGGAAATAGGAGATTAATATGAATGACATATGGTACAAATGTAAAAGTAAGAGATTCTTTACATACAAAACAAGAAATCCTTTAATTGATGGAGAACACATTTTATTATTTGCTGGAATCTATAAAGATTTTATATTTAATATCGGTATTGAAACTTGGATAGAATCTAAAACTTTAGGATGGGTCTTGAAATTAAAACTTATCAAGTTTGAATTAAGTTTTTCTATTAGATTATTAAAGCGTCCATAGCTCAATTGGTAGCAGCAAGACCCTTTTAAGGTCGAGGTACTGAGTTCGATTCTCAGAGGACGCACATAAGGAGGTTATAGATATGAGTTGTCAAATGTTTGAACCAAAATATATTGAATGTGATTGTCATACAGAACTTATTCAAATAGTTCTTGATGAGGATTTCGAAATAGAAGGGAAACCATCTCTATTGTATTTTTCAGTTTATCAATATGGGAATATAACTGGTAAACCAAGTTTAAGAAATAGGTTAAGGCAAATATGGAGAATACTGACCTATGGTTCCCCGTATTCGGATGCTTTTGTACTAAAGAAAAAAGGGGTAGAAAAGTTAATTTCTATTTTAGAGGAATACAGAGATAAAATGAAATATGCAGGATAAAAAATGAAAACTCTTGATGAACTAACAAAAGAAACTAATGGACAAACGAGATTTCTGTACCATCTAGCTTACTGGGATGGTCCATTAACAGGAATTATGTTGTGGGAAGGAGAGAGAGTTTATTTTGCATTTGATAAAGAAATTGTACATGAAATACCGTTTAATAAGGAAGAGAAAGAAGAGTGGAGACAAGTTTGCGAAAGAGAAGGATGGGAGTTTGAAGAGGGTGAACTCTTTGATTACGAATACCAGTGGTTTTATAAAGTGTATAGAATACCAGAAAAACTTTTAAAACAACTTGATAGACAACACGAATACTTTAGAAAGTACGTAGGAACGCATACAGATTATGATGAAAATAATAAGCGTCCCATAGACAGGCATATAACAGAACACAAACTTAGACCTTATTTTCTACATGGAATGTTTTATCGCTTTTATAGGAAAAATATAAAAATAGATAAGGATAAATATGAAATAATAGGAGAATTTGAAAGATAACATTATGTCAAGGTAGCTCAATTTCGGTAGAGCAGCGGACTGAAAATCCGTGTGTCGGCAGTTCGATTCTGCCCCTTGGCACATAATGACTCCATAGCTCAATTGGTAGCAGCAAGACCCTTTTAAGGTCGAGGTACTGAGTTCGATTCTCAGTGGAGTCACATTTATTGGAGGAATAAATGAAAAAGAAGATAATAGAAAAAAATAAAGCTATTAATTTAAGAAAACAAGGATTTACTATTAATAAAATAGCAAAAGAGTTAAATGTATCTAAAAGTTCTGTTAGTTTGTGGTTACAAAAATTACCAGAACATCATAAATTAAAATCAGATTATTTAAATAAAATAAAAAAATCGAAAATAGATAGATTACGTAAAATTAAGGAGGAAAGAGATTTAGCAAACAAATTAGAGCAATTAAAAAGATTTGAAGAAAATAATGTCCTAGTAGCTCAAGTGGATGAGCACCATCCTTCAAATAAGGAGCGTTCTATGTGGAAAATTGAGAAGATTATCAATAAAGGTGATTATCTTTATGCTGTTGTAAAGAATCATCCATATGCAAGCAAGTATGGATATGTTTTGTTACATAGAATAATAATTGAAAATCATTTAAAAAGACTTCTCAATTCTAATGAAATAGTGCATCACAAAAATGGAGATAGGTTTGATAATAGAATAGAAAATCTTGAAGTTATGAATAGTAAAGAACATAACAAACTCCGCAGTAAAGAACAAGGTAAAAAGATGGTATTACTAAAATGTCCTAATTGTAAAAAGTTATTTGAATTACCCTTTAATAAACTTTCTACAAGATTTGGTAAAAAATTTAGGGCTTGTTCTAAATCGTGCGGAACATCTTTTAGCTATGCATTAAGGAATGAAAGAACCATAGAACTGGAGAGGGCTGTCTCGGAGAACATCGTAAGAATCTTTAAAAGATTTCACGACAATTCCGAGCAAACCATCGATAATTGGGATGCGTAGAGGCCATACGCCCTCCATCTGTGATGATGAAGATATGGTCCAGCCAGCAAGCCTTTAAGGTGGTTATGGAAACATAATGCTGGATGCTAAGTTGGTAGATGTAGGTTCGAATCCCTTCGGGCAGGCATTAACTGACCGACATCAATGTCGGAGACACAAACTTAAATATGTTAAGAATATTGTTAATTTTTAACATAAGGGGGTTATTATGTTAAAAATAATAGTAGAATTCCATCCTCACGGAAGTGAGTATAGAAAAGAACAAATAGCAGCGATTGAAATAATCAATACGAAAGATTGTAAACATCGTCCAGACTTTGGTAACTACAGAGCAATCATAGATGGTAAAGAGGAAGTTATAATCAAGAACCACGATAGAGACAAAGATGTGTGGGAATTGGTTAAAAAAATATTAAACAGGAGGAAAAAGAAATGACTGACGTACTTGTTCTTAACAGTGGATTTATTCCTGCAACCAATATGACTAATAAAGATTCTATCAAAAAAACCTTTTTTAAAATGGTTGAAGAAAAATGTAGTTCTGATATGTATACACATCTTGAAAAAATTAGAATAATGCGTGAAAGAGTTATAGATTGATGTAATGGAAATATAGATATGACTCAAGGAGTTATGTTGCTCGCTTCAGATGAACTTCTTATAGAAAAAGACGGAGGACAATTAATGCATATATTAAAGGAGATTAATAAACATGAATGAAGCAATTACATTAGATGATATCAATATTTTAGATGTAGGTAATACTATTCAAATTTCTGGGGCAATATGGTCAGGAAATGGATGTGATTATTTTTGTTTCTTCCCAAGTGAATTTGAAAAAACTTCTGGAAATGAATTTAAGATTCTTAATATGAATTTAGAGGAATGGAAAAAATTCATACGTCAAACCGATATTATGGAGACTGAAGTATTAGCAGAAGATGAAAACGGGCTAAAAAAGATTATTGTAAGAAAATCCGCTCGTCAAATAGACCAAGGAGTCTCCTGGAAAGTTTTTAAAAGGGATAGGTATAGATGTAGATATTGTGGAAATGATGATGTTCCTTTAACTGTTGACCACTTAATATTATGGGAAGAGGGTGGACTATCAATAGAAGAAAATCTTGTTGCTGCTTGTAAAAAGTGCAACAAGAAAAGAGGGAATGATGATTATATTACTTGGATAAATAGTGACTACTATAACAAAGTTGCTGAAAATCTTACCGATGAAGTAAGAATAGCAAACGAGGAATTAATAGATGCTTTATATGATATACCGAAAAGGATTCATAAAGTATCGAGGTAAAAAATGATAGAATCATCTATAACAATATTTAATGACAAGATAATAGATTTCAGTAGAGGAACTCCTACATCTGTAGAATTTAATTTTGAGCGTATTTGGAAATACAGTAAAAACACTTCTCTTTGCTCTGATTTGTATCATTTTTATCATGTACATCCAACTGATTCATTATTTTTAAGTGAAACAGACAAGAACTGTATGAAAGGTTTAAGATTAGCTTTTGGTATGGATATTAATTTTTATGTGATAACATTTTTAGCAAGTGAGATTGATATGTTTAATACATATTATAAAATGATATGGTTTACACAACAAAAAGAAGGCTATGTTGAAATTGAGGAAGATGCTAAAAGACGTTTATTACATAACGAACTCTTATTTTTAAAATATTTATCATATGGAGAGATGAAATGAAGATAGATATATTTGGATTAGGTGCTATAGGATCAAATCTATTACTTCAATTAGCAAAGAAATACCCAAATATTGAATTTATGGGTATAGATTATGATGTAGTTGAAGAAAGAAATATCATGACACAAGCATACCTAATTCCTCATATTGGAATTAAAAAAGTTCTTGCTATGCAAGGTGTACTAGGTCTTAATCTTAGGAAATTTAAATATTCTCCATTAGATATGAAAATGACCCATAAAAAGCACGTAGCAAATCTTAAAAATATTAAAGAAGAACATCTTATGATTGATTGTTTTGATAATAGTGAATCAAGAAAACTTTTTGAATCTGCAAATGGGTGGAATCCTGATATTCTTCATATAGGATTTTCTCCTCAATATACAGCAGAAATAATTTGGCACGAAAATTATTCTGTTCCTAACGATATACCAGAGGAACAAGATGATATATGTGAAATGCGTGAGGCTGTACCATTTATAACATTTGTAACAGGATTTGCTACAGGTGTTATAAGTGACTTCATAGAAAGCAAAACAAAATCAGACTATATCATAACAAATAAGTATAACATAAAAAAACTCTCTTAAAAAGAGAGTTTTTTATTATTAATAAAAAAAGTTATTGATTTTATTATGTGGCATTATTATATTGTAATATATGTCATACATATATGATGCTTACCTTTTAAATGGAGAAAATATGGATACAAAAGAAAATAGGTCGATTCTATCAATTAATTGCCCTTCAAATGAAGATAAGGAAACTTTAAGAAAAACTTTAAAGGAATTAACTGGAAAGTATGACACAACAACTTTCGATTTTTTACAAAAGGCTATACAATATTATGTAGATAAAAACAAAGATTAAAAAAGGGAGGACCATTACAATGGCAACCAAAGATAAAAAGACTGTAAAGTCTAAAAAAAATACTGCTCCTAAAAAGGAGAAATCTAAAAATACTCAAATAAAGAACATGGCAGAGCTTTTGTATAAAAGAACCGTTGAATGGGGAGCGGAATATGAATTATATCCTAAAGGAGAAAAAATAAAAAAGATAAAAAAGAAAAGTAAATATTCCGATAAAGCAATAAAATTAGATAAATTAATTGCTAATGCTGGTTTTGATTGTAGAGAACCACACGTAAGGAAAATAATTAGTGAAGTAATTAACGAGAAACTTCCAGAGAGCAAAAGCAAAATAAATAATATTACCTACAAACACGGAATAGTTTTAGTACCTTTATCTGATCCTGTTGGTAATGAGTTTGAATTAGGTAAACCTAGATTGGTTAAGGATGAGAAAGGTCGAACTGTTTCTATGAAGGGTGAACAATCAAGTAATTACTTCTCTAATACCCATATTACTTCTATAAGAATTGCCAATAAAATAGAAATTGAAGAACTTCTTAAATCTCTTATTGAAATAGATGATTTCGGACTTCTTATGTCTGGATTTTTCTTGGCTAATCTGAATCCAGGAGGTAAATAATGGCTTGGGCAACAACTGATAGTACTCAAGGTACTTATTATGATACTGGGACTTCTAGTATTACTGGTCTTTCTGCTGGTACAGGAGATACTTTTTATATTCAGAATTCTTCTGCTGCAATCATTGCCTGGACATCTTCAACATATAGTAATTATATAACGGATGTCGGAACACAGATTCATTTCGATATGGCAGAAGAAAAGGTGAACAATAAGAAAGTCATACACCCAAGACTTTACTTTAAATTCGTAAAATCTAAACTCTCAAAATTAGAGCAGAGACTTCTTAATGAAAGACTGCTTAAACTTCAAAAGTTAGTTGTACAAGCCAAAGATTTAGGTCAAACAGCATTGTACGAGGAATTGTCTAGAAAGATTGCTATAATTGTAAGAGAGCAAGAACTTGGGGTTTGTGGTGTTGAATATTTCGTTGATAAATCTGTTGTTAACAAGTATAGAGATAAGGTTAAAGATGTTGAAATAGGCTTTAGTAAGATTGAGCATTATGATAGACCTATACCTACAAACGTCAAAAAAAGAATAGATAGATTTAAAAAGCTTAAACTTTTTGATGAAATCTGGGTATTGTATCTCAACTATAAAGAAAAGACAGATGTTGACGGCACAAAGAAAAAAGAGAAGAAACTAAAAACAAATAAGGAAAAGATTAAAGAAAAAGATCCTATTTGTTTTGGTGTTCAAGAATATATGCCAGACAAACTTTATTTTATAGTTGATTGGATAGATGAGTATTGTGACTTAACTTTAGATAAGTTTGTTGATACTATTAAAAAAGACGATGCGGAGTATGAATTGGATACTCTTGAAGAGATGGATGAAGAACTTCTTCAGAAATTAGTTTCAGAAGTTAGAGGAAGGCATACTCGTTTGAAAAAAACTAATGTAAATAATTATAAAGATTTAATGAAAGAAGAGGACAAATCTTATCTTCCTAAATTACCAAAAGTATTAGAGGGTAGTAAAAAAGTTAAGAAATTGGCAAAGGATTATGTTGATGGTTTATATCCAAAAGCAAAGAAAACTCAAGAAACAGTTAAAAAAAGAATGAATGATTTGACAAAAAAGATAAAGGATAAACTATCATAGAATGGCTTATAGAAAAAAATCTCTACTTAATTTTGAATGGGTAGAATCTGCTGGATTTTTCCTACTGGTTCTTATTGGTTCAGTAGGAATAGTCTATGGCATAGTAATATTTATTAGATGCTTGATAGGGTTATTGAGATGAAATTTTGGATGATAAAAAAAGGAAATACCAGTAGCGACCACAACCCATCTAAAGTTTATGCTGATAGGAATGAAGCTATTACTGACATGTTGGAGCTTGCGAAGAAAAAACCAGGTGAGAGGTTTTTTCTTTTAGAAACAGTAGAATGGGCAGAAGCTGTTATTAGTCCTGTAGAAAGATATAAATGTAAAAAAGGTTAATATGAGATATGATTTTGATGCGATAATAGAAAGGATTATAAATTTGAAGTCGGACGAACTTAATGAATGGGAATCTGATTTTATGAATAGTGTGTATACTCAAGACTATGAACTTACGGAGAATCAAAAGAACAAGATTCTCCAAATTCATAGGAAGTATATAGTTAATAGGAGATAAAACCGTCATATGGCAATTAATTTTGATAAAAAATCTGAAGAATTATTAAACAAGATAAAAAATTCAGAAAATGAAATTGAACAAGTTAAATATATTCGACATTTTCTAACCAATATATATCAAATAGGGTATAGTGAGAGTGAAATAAAACACAGGAGGTACCAAGATGGATGGAGAAAACAATCATAAAAAAATATTAGTAGTAGAAGATGAAAATATTATAGCTTTAAATATACAAGCTATTTTAGACAGTTTTAATTATAATGTTGTGGGAATTGCTAGTAATTGTGAAGATGCAATTGATTTAGCAATCAAACACGAACCAAACATTGTTCTTATGGACATTTCAATTATAGGAAATCGTGATGGTGTAGAAACAGCAATAGAAATACAAAAAATTATTGATACTTCAATAATTTTTGTAACAGCATTCCCAGAAAAATTAACCGTAGATAGATTTAAAAATCTAAAACCTTGTGGATTTTTATCTAAACCTTTTTCTGTAGAATCCTTAAATACTGCTATAAAAATGGCATTATTTTATAAGGTTAATTACGGTAAAAAGGAGTGCTAAATGATATTAACTGCGATAAAAGACTCTTTGAACAATTAAAACAAGAGAGTTAAACGTTTAGAAAATGTCTCGAAGAAGGAAAAATGAATTGTAAATTTTGTGGTAGAAAGCTCACTAAAAAAAATAGTTATTCTACCCTAGTATGTAACGATAAACATTGTCTTTGGCAACACTTAAAAGTTTGTTGTGAGGATTGTTTTAATTGTACTTACCATGATTGTATTGTTGATGAAAAATCAATATCTAATAATGCTTGGGATGTTGAATTAATGGAGAAAAAAAGAGTTGGCTAAATAATATGATATGAAAGCGTTAAATATATTAGGGGGATGTTATGAGAATAACATTTAGGGATTATATGGACTGGAAAGTCATAGAGCCTATAGGAGAAGTTGACTTATACAATGTAAGTGAGTTGAAGAAAAGTATGTTTACTGTTACTGATGGAACTCATAAATATGTGCTTGTTGATTTAAGCAAAGTAACTTATATGGATTCTTCTGGAATAGGAGCGTTAGTTGCTGGTAATAAAAAAATGAAAGCTCATGGTGGGGAATTCGCATTAGTAAATATTCAAAATGATGTTTTAAATATTTTAAAACTTGCTACATTGGATAGATACTTTAAAATCTATGAGACTGAAGACGACATAATATAAAGGGGGTTATAAAATATGTCTTTAACAAAGAATATGCCTTTGGATATACCTATTAAAAATTCACATAATGATTATTGGTGTTTAAGACCATTTGTAGATGCTTATACTCAACATGATTGTAATTGTTTTGAAGCTGATTTAATATATACTTGCGATAAATTTTATCTTGCTCATTCAATATGGCAGAAAAAATGTGGAGACTTTCAAGAACTTTATCTTCAACCAATTTATGAAGAATGTATGCAATACCCAGATGTACATTTATGGATAGATATAGAATTTAAATCATCTTTTGACATAGATGCATTGGCTAATATTTTCAAGATTTATCATTCTGAACAATTACCAGCTTTACCAAATATGCATTATCTCGTTAATGTTTGCGAACCAAACAATTGGAAAACATTATATAGAAAAGGTAGATCAAAGTCAGCTCACGATTTTTATGATAAGTATAATAAAGAATTTAATTTAGTTTGGAAAGATGATTTTAGAGAAGCTCTTCCTGATGGGTATTTTAAACAGGATGATTATTTTTAATTTAAGGGGGTTTAATAATGGCTACTTGTGTAATGTGTGGTTCCTGGATACCAGATGATCAGGGTTCTACTACTTGTTCTATGTGTTATGGAGATATCGATCACGGAAAAGATGGATATTATAGAAGATGGATGGAACAAGAGTATGAACGACAAGAAAGAGAAAGAATGGAAGAAGAACAACAAAGAGAATACGAAGAAAAACAAAGATAAAACATGTTTTAAATTTAGTTATGATTTGCAGAACACAATGCAAATCTTTTTGATGTACTAACTTTTCTATTAGTATGTCAAATAGCAGTAGAAATTTTAAGCAAGGAGGTGCTGTGATGAAATTTATTACAATATCTGGAGACATAACTGATAAGTATTTAACTGCCTGTGGTGTAAGTGCTCAATCTCATTTAGGATTCTTGTTTCTAATAAAACAAGAATATTTAAATACTGATTATGGAAACATTATAGAAAATCACGAATGTATTCATTTTGCACAAGCACGAGAATGGGGCATTATTTTATGGTACATTCTTTATGTAGGTCATTTTTTAATAAGATATGTTATAAATTTATTTAAAATGATACCAAGTAAATCTAAAGAAAAAACTTGGCTACAATTTTTCAAAGATATTTTCTGGATTTCTTATAGAGAAATAATTTTCGAAGTTGAAGCTAAACAAAATGAAGAAAATATGGACTATCTTTGTATTAGGAAACATTATGCTTATTGGAGAAAATAGTGGACAAAAAAGAAAAACCTTGCTGTAAAAATTGTAAATATGCAACACCAGAGAATATTTGTTTTAAACGGGAAGGAGATGGTCAAGGAATATTAATATTAGAAGATGATGTATGCTATAAATATAAAAGAAAAAAGAATAAGTGAAATTTTATACTGAAAAACAATTAAAAAGAATGTCGGTTAAAAAATTATGGAAACATTATTTATCATTTATAGATAAAGGATGTGGTTATACAAAAGCTGTTGAAGAAATTATTAAACAAAAAGAAAAGGAAGAAAATGATACGACATGAAAAATTTTGATTATTGTCCAATCTGTAACGCACCTTATCAAATATCTTGTAGGTGTCCTAGATCAGATAGAATTTGTGAAAATGGTCACGAATGGCATATGTGTGTCATACATAATAAAATAGTTTTAGGCGAGTCAGATCATTCTTTGTCTATAAATGTCTGTACTTGTAAAAAGGAGAATTAAATGGTTACACTTACATTTACTATTAAAACTAGTGAAGAATTAGATAATGGTGCTCTTGAGGCTATGGATGAGAGGATAAAAGAGATTTTAAGATCTTTATCTTTAGATTCATATTCAGTAATGTGTAGTAGAAATTTTGAAGAAAATGAAACTGATTAGAATAAAATTTATTAAGATATAAATGATAAAATATAGCAAAAAAGAAATAGAAAGAACTATATATAAATTAACGAAGTATAACAGATTAGTAATAGAAACATTATCTTTAGCAAGAAAGAGGAATAAATCTGATAAAGAAATGGTAGTACTTTGTAAAAACATTAATTATTTAGTAGAGCTTGTTAAAAAAGGAAATAGTGATGTCAAAAATATTCTATTAGTAATATTTCTTCCCTTATTAAAAAGAGCAACATCTATTACATATGAAAAATATTGTAGACGCTATTCTAATAGAATAGATATTAAAGATTTATTTCAACAATCATACATTTTATTTGAAAAAGGTTTAATAGAATATGACTCAAAAATGGCATCATTTCCTTATTTTATCAATATAAAAGTAAAGAAAAATTTATATTCTCAAATAAAGACAGAAATTATTCACTTAAAAAAAACTCCTATTAGTATGGTAGCTAATTCTCAAGCAAGGGATAGGAAATATGGTGGAAAGAATTCAGTACATGAGTATTTCATAACAAAAGAAATTATGAAACATATGATGAGAATTCTAAATTATTATAAAAAAAGAGCCAAAACAGAAACAACTAAAAAGGTTTGTGATGAATACATGTTTGGTGCAAAAACATGTCAAGAAATTGCTGATGAAGTTGATGTCAGTTATTATGCAGTTTATGAAATTATAATGAAAATACAAAATGATTTTATGAAAATGATTAATCATAATGAGATTTGTGCATATTATGTAACACCTCCAAAAACAGGAAATCACGCATTAAAATATGAGTATCAAATAACAAAAAAACCAGACAATTATCACGAAAAAATAGAACCCATAAAAGATTACATCAAATACAAAAACAAACTAAAAATGTTTAATATACCACCAGCATCCAGAAACGAACTTAAAGAACTTATCAATTTTGGATATAGTATAAAAGCTATTTCAAAGATGTATAATGTTTCAGACGCAACTATAAAAAAATGGATAAAATACTACGAGGAGAATTAATATGACATCTGTAAAAAGCTACTTCTTTTTAATGTTAGGAATAACAATAATGGTGTCTCTCTTGATTTTAAAGCATCTTCAAATCCATTTTGAAAATATTCAAATAATGGAAAAACAAGAAGATATTCTTAATAGAATAGATCAATTAGAACAAGTCGTTAAAGTTACACACGCTGATTCTATGCTATTACATCTTGATCCTAAAGGTTTTATTAAAAAATTCGAAATAGGATCCTATCGAGATAGATGGAACAAAGACAAATTTATAAACAGTGATGAATAATATGAAAATAATCATAGAAGATGAAAATAAAACTATATGTATAAAAAGAAATAAAAAAGTACCATTATCCCGAATAATGGACGATTTTTTTAGACTGTTGCTATCATTAGGATATACAAGAAAAGAGATAATTAAAATTATACATAGAAAGGATTCTTATGTTAATGGTCTTGAAGAAGAAATAATTGATTTAGAAAAATCACTTGAAAAAGAAGTGCAAAAGAAAGATTATGTTTTTAGATTAATAGGAGATAAAGATACATAATGCCTAGTAATGAATGGTTAGAGCCATATATGAAGAATGGATTCAAATGTGGGTGTGGATCAACTGACTTGTTTTTAGATGGTGAATCTATGTATATTGATAACGATAGTCTTGTAATAGAAGTTACATGTAATAAATGTAAAACATATTATGGTTTAAGATTAAAACCAATAGAAACAATTATCTTTGATGATGATTAATAACCGTCTCGGATACGAGATTTCTAAATTGGAGAATAAAATAATGGGTTGGGCTTATTGTGGAAAAGATTCTAAAGGAAGAGATATAGGATATGGTATAGAAGCTGTATGTGACTATGAGGGATGCAATAACAAGATTGACAGAGGTTTAGCGTATAAATGTGGGCCTATGCATGGTAGTGGAGAATTTCATTGTGAGGGGTATTTTTGTGGAGAACACCTCTTTCCTTACGAAGATTATCACGGTGATTGTTATAGTCTTTGTCCCAATTGCTATAAAGAAGCTTTAGAATTTTATGATGAGGAAGAAGATGAAGTATAAACAATGTAAATTAATAAAAACGAGTAAATACGGAATAATAAATGTAATTTCCTGGATACCAGAAAAATTTGCTAAACAAGATAAATTGTTAAAAATAAAAGATGATTATGGTAAATGGGAAAATGGGTGGCGAGTTAAAAAAGTTTTTCAAGGAATTATTTTAGATGAGGACGAAATAAAAAAAAGAGAACTAGAATACAGACATCATAGAAAAATTACGGATATTTAAGGAGAACAAAATGACTCAAGCAGATCTTTTAAAAATTCTTTCAACATCTACGGGATTTGTTGAATTAAGTCCTCCAGAATTATACCCCGCAGTAAACAAGGCTTATGTTGATGCCCAAGTACAACATAAAGAATCTAAAGAGAAATATGACCTTACTGAATGCAAGAGTTGTGGAGCACCTTATAGTTTGAATTCCGATGTTTGTGAATATTGTGGTCGCCCCAAATATATAAAGAAGAAGAAAAAGAAATCTTGGACTTCTAATGAAAGGTGTGTATTAATTAGTGATGGTGTTGAAAAGGATAGTTATAAGGATGGTAATAAAAAAGAAATAAGAACCGAAACATTCACTACTGGATCAGGATTTTTTAGAAGTAGTAATTATTATTTAGAATACGTTGTTAAAAATGTTAGAGCAGTATATATTAATGGATGTATTATAACTGAAAATGAATTTAAAATAATTGATTCTAGTTTTGGTGGGATTCGCACTACTAATGGAGATGTTTTACATTTAACAAAAAAACCACCTAAAGATTCAAGAATTATGATTACATATGAGAAAAGTCCGATAAGTAGGGTATGGTGTTGATATGAAAAAAGAAAAAGAAACTTGTGATTGTTGCGGAAGTGTAGAAAAAGTAAGATCCTACGGAAAAGACAAAATTAATCTTTGTTTTGAGTGTGTTTTAAATCAAAAAAGAGAAATGGAGGAAGATAATGAAAAAGATAATTGAACTCAATGTATGTGAATACTGTGAAAAAGAAATAGATGATGGACTCGATATTTGTGATACTTGTTTAAGAATACTTACCGATGCGGGTGAAGAGGCTTTTAAAAGATACAAACGTCACACTAAAGTTTTTGATGAAAATATAAATATTTTAATGGCTTTATTGGAACGTGCTAAAGATGAAAACATAAAGCACACTTTTGGAACAGAAGGATTAAGAATAAAAAAAGAACTATTAGAAAAATATAAAGAGGAGGTTTAATATGGATGCTAGAGCAGTACCTACTGTAACATTAACACTTGACTATATGGTTCACGAAATAAAACATCATCTCGGAATAAATGGTTCAGAATTAGGGGAAGTCATAGAGCAAAGAGTTAAGGAGGAACTTGCTAAAAATCTTAGTGGACTAGATGGCACAATAGAAATGATAGTAAGAAGAGAAATAGACGATAAAATAAAAAGATGTATAGAGGATTATTTCAAATGCGGAGAAGGTAGCCATTATATTTACAACAAAGTAACCAATATTTTAGAATCTGTATTTAAAGACTATGAAAAGAAACCCCTTAAACCAATTGATAATGAGCCTCGTCCTATTGATTGTAAATATATGAATACAGATAAATGTCGCCACGAAAATGAAGAAAGCACTTCTTGGGGAATAAAAACAATAGGATAAAAACAAAAAAAGAGGAAAACTATTTTAGAATTTTGGAATCTTTAAATGTTACTGGTGAAGAGATAGAAAAAGGTGAGGCTTTAATAAAAGAAGCTATGATAAAAAACGATGTATTTTCACTAATGGGAGAATTAATGAAAATTTGTGAAAGCAATAGAGGAGCAATGGCTAATATTATTCTCAATTATATAGCAGTATCTAGTGAACTTTTAAATAAAAATGAAACAAAAGACTTTAAACATTAAATAAAATGAAGACACAAATCGTAAAGGAAAATAAAAGGAAAAAAATTATTATTTTATCATTATGTATTTTTATTAATTGTTCTATATCAAAAAAGGAGTTAGCTTTACAAAACAATGAAACAATAAAACAAACAAAGTTTTGCAAAGAAAACTGTATGTATTCAGAAGTAGTTATGTTATAATAAATGGAATTTTTTACTTGACAATTTTTCATACAGCTATACATTTGTTACGTATTGAAAAGGATAAGATTATGACACTTAAAAGACATCCAATACCATTAAGATATCCTGGTGGAAAATATTATGCATTGAATATTTTAAGACCTTTTTGGAGCAATATTTTACACGAAGAATACAGAGAACCGTTTGTAGGTGGAGGTTCTGTTTTTTTCAATAAACCTAAATCTAATCAAAATTGGCTCAATGATATTGATAATGAATTAATCACTACTTTTAAAATAATGAGCGATCCAAATAAAAGAACAAAATTAATCAATCAATTATCTCAAGAAATTGCATCAAAAGAAAGATGGAAAGAAATATATGATTTCAACCCAAATAATGAAATGGAAATTGCATTCAAATATTATTATTTAAATAGGACATCATTTAGCGGCAAACTTGCCTCAGCTGCTTGGGGTTATAGACCTAAAAGAAGTTTACCACCTGAAAGATGGCATGAAAGAATCATACCTTGTGGTGAAAAACTTGAAAATATTAAATTGACAAACTATGATTTTGAAAAAGTAATTAAAAAGCAAACTAATACTTCAAAAGTTTTATTATATGTTGATCCTCCATATTTTTCTCCACCAAAAAACAAACATTATAGGAATGGTTTTAGCATTGACGATCACTACAGACTATTATCCCTATTAAAAGAAACAAAATATAGTTTTTTCTTAACATATGATGATGTTCCTGAAGTAAGAGATATGTACAAATGGGCAAATATACATGAGGCTAATTTTTTCTATAGAGTTGACAATTCACATATTCAAAAGGGAAAAAGAAGATTAGGCTTTGAATTAATTATCACCAATTATGAAATATAATAACGATAACAGGCTTTTTCATGAATAAAATATTTCACAATAATATAATCGAATTTGATTCTGATGGTAGTTACATTAAGTCAAGCGATTTTGTTGCATCACCTTTTAGATATCCAGGGGGTAAATTTTATGCTCTTAAATATATTCTACCTTTCATTAATTGTGTCCCACATGACGAATTTAGAGAACCGTTTGTAGGTGGTGGAAATATTTTTTTTGGGAAAAATAAATCACAATATAATTGGCTCAATGATATTGATAAAGATATAATAGATGTTTATAATATTATTGCTTGCAATGATAATCGTCATAAACTTCAGAAGTTAATTTCAAAAGAAATTGCTACAAAAGAAAGGCATGCCGAAATAAAAAATTTTTCACCGGAATCATTACTTGAAAACGCATTTAAAATTTATTATTTAAATCGTACCTCATACTCAGGCATTATACATAAGCCGGCTTGGGGTTATAAAGAAGGTAAAAGCTCTCCGCCTCAAAATTGGGGTAAATTTATTGAAAATGCTGGCAACAAACTTCATAATGTTGAGCTTACTAGTTTAGATTTTGAGTATGTTATAAACACTCCTCAAAAAGGTAAAAGTGTATTGATATATTTAGACCCACCGTACTATCATGCAGACCAAAAACGAGCATATCAAAAATCTTTCGTGGAAAATGATCACCATCGCTTAGCAAATATTTTAAAAAAAACAAGTTTTTATTTCTGCTTATCATATGATGACTGTCCTGAAATTAGAGATCTATACAACTGGGCACAGATATATGAGCGTTCATGGTTATATAATACTTCAAATTGTAAAAATGGTACCAGAAAAATTGGCAATGAATTAATTATAACAAATTATACCGTAGCGATAGCGGAGGTGAAAATGTGGCGAAGCCCAAGCGACCGCAGGGAGCGCCGCGCATTACGCCGTGTTGTGCGCAGTTTCGAGCTTCTTACATTTAGTCAGCCGGAGCCAAGGAGGGCGGAGGCTGATTGAAAAACTATCTATTTGCAATTGTATAGTATATCGTTTGGTCAAATCTTCTTTCAGGACTTAATTTTTCTTCACCACCACCAAGAATAATATTAGAAAGAACACTTTGGGGTAATATGGGATTGAAACGTCTAACATGATTCATATATGGAACAGTTTTTGAACCATTCACTGAAAATTCTTTATCAGTTTGATGACCGAATGTCATTTCTGTGTAAATATGATTCAAATGAGTAATTCTACGTGTACTTATTTCATAAAGAAATCTTGTTAAACGAGCAGTACTTCTCATCAAGCGAGTTACATTATCATTTCTATTGTTTGAAGCATCAATAAAAAGTCTGCTTAAAGCAAAATCACTCCATACAAAAATATCAAATGCATTCTCTGCTAATAAAGGGCTTTTACCTTGCGTTTTCCATATTGGCTGTAATAATAATGGTTTTTGAAATTGAATATACTGACTTTCAAAAATATTTAATGCATCAATAAAATCATCCATCTTTGAATTTATTTCGGGAATACTGTCCCAGTGTCTTACATCATGGCAAACAGGTTCAAATATATTTCTTATTTCCTCTAATTGATTTATACAGGAATGTACCATGCCTAAGCCACAATATTTTGTAGTAGGAGGTCTAATTACAATTTCTGAACCCCATTCACTTTCATTGTTTTGATATGTACTATTATCAGGTATTACGGTTAATTTAATTTCCAGTGGTTGTAAAAAGTTGCCTGAAGTATCTTTAACAACAAGATCAATTCCTGAAATATCATCGTACGAATAAACTTGATACGGATCAAATTTTGATTCAAAAGAAAAATATATATCATTTGAGTCTAAAGATGTATTAAAAACTTCATTAAAATGTAGTTCATTTGCAACAACTTCAAGATTTTCATTCAAAGATAAATATATAGCATTAATGTCATTGTCTCTCATGTAGCATGCCAAAGAAACAGGGAATGAACTATTAAATTGATTTTTTCCCCAAAGATCATCCCCTGTTCGATTTGAATTAATTATTCCGTAAAGGCTAGGTTCTTCTGGCATAAAAAAACACCTCAAAATTTTATAATAAAGGCGTCAAATACTTGACGTCATTGTTGTAATATGATTATTATGTCATATATTAAATATCGGAAGAAATATATGAAAACAATAGATATCTTTGCTGGCTGTGGTGGAATGTCCTTGGGATTTATGAATGAAGGTTTTAATGTTGCTCATGCATTTGATAACTGGGAAAAAGCAATAAATATATATAAAACTAACTTTAAACATGATATTTCAGATATTGATTTATCGAATCATGAAAATTCTGCGAAAATTATTTCAAAACATAAACCTTTTATAATCATTGGTGGACCTCTATGTCAAGATTTTTCACATGCCGGGAAGAGAAAAGAGGGCGATAGAGCTGATTTAACTATATCTTTTGCAAAGATAATTCAAGAGGTCAAGCCAGAGTGGTTTGTAATGGAAAATGTGGATAGAATTGTTAAGAGTAATAGTTATATAAAGGCTAGAAAAATATTTAAAGAATCGTATTATGGGCTGACAGAAAAGGTTATTGATTCAAGTTATTGTGGTGTTCCACAAAAAAGAAAAAGATTTTTCTGCGTGGGTGTTAAAAATGCAGAAGATGGATTTTTAGATGAAATAATACAAAACAACCTCTCAACAAAACCTATGACTGTAAGAGATTATTTTGGAGAAGAACTTGATATTGAATATTTTTATCGTCATCCTAGGAACTACAATAGGAGGGGAATATTTTCAATTGATGAGCCTTCGCCAACAATACGAGGTGTAAATAGGCCTGTCCCTAAAGGTTATCCTGGACATCCCGGTGACCCAATAAAAAAATCAAGCAAATTAAGGCCTTTAACAACTATTGAAAGAGCAAGAATTCAGACATTTCCAAAAGATTTTTATTGGGAAGGTAGCAAAACGGAATTAGAGCAAATGATAGGGAATGCAGTACCTGTCAAAATGGCTGAATTTATTGCAAAGTGTATAAATGAATATATAGATATGCAAAATACAATAATTTTTAAAAAGGCAAAATAAATGGATGAGAAAGACAAATCAAATTTTCAAGAATGGTTAATCGATGAAAAAGGGTTTGAAATTAAATCCGCAAGAGATGTTTTATCAAGATTAAAACGTGTTTCAAGTTTATTTAATGTAAACTTTAATAAATCTATTGATAAAATAATATTTGATGTCTCAAGTAATGACAAATTTAAAGAGCTTTCACCTTCAGTTAAATCACAGTTAAAACGGTCAGTATTACTTTACAAAGAATTTACTAAGTAATAATGGATAAATTTTCAAAAAAAAAAGAAGGGAAATTATGTCAAAAGTACCTTCTTCAAACACAACACCGGAAAAACTTGTTAGGAAATGGTTACATGGCGAAGGTTTTAGGTTTAGAATAAATGTAGAAAATTTACCAGGAAAACCTGATATTGTATTAAAAAAATATAATACTATTATATTTGTTCATGGTTGTTTTTGGCATAGGCATAAAAATTGTAAAAGAGCATCAATGCCAGCCACTAATAGTAAATATTGGGAAGATAAATTTCAAAAAAATATTGAAAGAGATAAAAGAAATAAAAAAGAATTAAAAAAACTTGGTTGGAATGTTTTAATTATTTGGGAATGTGAAATAAATGAAAATAAATTAAAAAAATTGAAGAAAATGGTTTTAGATAATATATTTGATCAATAA